AATGTGATTTCTACTGAAGTTTGCCAAAAATAAATTTATAAGCGGCGAAAAGAAACAAAATCGCCGGTTTCAAAAAACCTATATAATAATGTCATAGATCAAAAAGAAAAAACAAGAAAAGCGCGCCCGTCATAAAAAAGAGCCGCATATTCTTGTAAATTTTCTTCTGATCTATGACATTATTATATCACCTTTTGGAGTTCAGCTTGTCTCCTTTTACAGAATTTCGCCGCTTATAAATTTATTTTTGGCAAACTTCAGTAGAAATCACATTGAAAACAAGTTTTCAATATTGGAGATTTATCTCCAATGTGATTTCATTTTAACTTCGCCAGTTCGCGTGCTACAGTGCTAACTATATCATTGTAAGAACACTGTATTACAGCTGGTGGTGCATCAGAACCTTCACACCTTTCGCTAACTATTGGCATTCCAGCTGCTCTCCATCTTTCACATCGGATAGATTCATATACGGTCCAACATTTTCGCAAATGAATATTAAGTAAAATACGTGCCTCTCCAATATGCGCGTCCCTTTCGTCTCCGTACATCTCACCACCACATTTAGTTATTGCTCCTATTATTAAGACAGTGATCTTTCTACTAAGTAATTTATTTACTATTTGTATGCGCCTTTCTGAATAACTACCCACTACACATACGTCATACTTCTTAGGCACTGCTAAATACCTCTTTAACTTAGCTGTCTCAATATCAGTTATTATATATGGTATATATTTCCCCCTACCCATAATACGTTTATTTTCCAATGAATGATGATATACATCAATCTTATCTGATAACTTTCTTTTTATATATTCTAGAGTGTTCTTATCTGTTAAATGCTCTGTATTCAAAAAACTAACTTTACATCCTTTAGGAAATACTGGAACATCATAGGGGATATCATAGGATGCCATATCTAAGTGCACTGGTCTATTCGCATATTCTCTTGAACCATATGTTTCAAGAGAATATTTTTCTGAAATGATAAGTGAATACCTCCATGTTCCTGGAATAAACTTTTTTACTTCTCCAGAAATATATGGCAGCATCACAACTGAGATATAATGTATATTATCTTGAAGGCTTATTTCATTAAACTCACCTAACGTCCATAGTATTATAGGCCTACCAGGAAAATTACTAGTTAAATACTCCTTTAATAGCTCATAGTGACCTTTCACACAAAGTATCGTCACATCTTTTAACTCTTCATAAATCTCTGACATATAAGTAATAATATGCTATGTTTAGGTCTAAAATAATGTGATTTCAGATACAGCATCAATATGGCACCCTCTTAAAAATCGAGAAGCCATTACGACAGTCAAGATTGACAACCTCATGCCATTCAAAGCTCTCTGTTAAACGCCTACGAGCCTCTCTAGATTTATCCATAAAGGTATCATCGAGGGCTATATAACCAACACATCTTGGTAGGAGGATCTCAAACTCACTCAACGTCGTATACTCTCCACCGTCCAGAAGTAGAAAATCAATCTGTTCCGGAATATCCTTTAAAACGTTCGGCGCGGCCTCGCAGTTCTTCAGATCTATATCAAACCAGCCCGTCAAACGTTCTGATTTTGCCAACTCTGGAAAGTTAGCACGATACGCTTCAGATCCTACATACTTAGTATCTATTATAGATCCCCAGATGAGGGTCGTATTATCATCGATCTGTGCTTCTAAAAACTCAACCGCGGCGATATGCTTATCTCTGTTGCATTCAATACTGTGAAACGATTCTACATTTTGTCCCTGTATTCCATGTATAATACACATCGTTGATCCACGCCCGTTCCACGTGCCTATTTCAACAATTCTCTTGATAGTATTGTCTTCATGTAATATCCTATGTATTTCCTTTCCACTCTTCGTGTGCATAGTTATCTGACCAGTTCGGGCTATATCAAAATCTTCTTTCTCATTTGCATCCCAATAACTACTCATTTCTATTCATTCACATATCAAATATAAATGCCATGAATACGCTGTTCATCTCTAATGGTTTATATTATACGGATCTTCTTGATCATAGGGTCTATACACCGGTGTTCGTATCCGTAGTTGCTGAATAGGGGTATCTTCAGATATAATGCTCCTATTCGCTTCCGGGGCCGGCACATTTCGCCCTAGTATACACGATATACAGTTACCCATCTCTATTCTCAGAGACTACTTCTGAAGAAACGGATAAACGAAGGCCAGGCCTACTACACCCAACACAGCTATGTCAACCCAACGAACGATCTTCTGGTATTTTACAGGAAGCTTCTGATATTCCTCCGAATACTCGGGGGGCTTAAATGGCGCAGATAACCAGCCTAGGATCGTCGGTTTCAGATGATCATTACACTCATAGAGAACATCATACCAAGCCAAGCTAATGTAGGTAGCTGTGGCAAGCAAGAATGCTGCGACAAAACGGTGCGCCAAGTGCTTCGGATGAGGGAGCCAATACACAATAAGAACAGCGGCCGAGATAACTAGGCATTTCACGTTTAGATATAACGGCGTTCCGAACAAACCACCACCCATCTCTACAGAGTCTATTGAAATTACTTTTGAGAATATCATGGATAAATATAAGAAAAGCGTGGTGATCCGCGCCTTTGTAACCTATAAATAGTATCAATCATCTGTATATGTATTTCGGGCAAGCACAGCAAGATAAATTCGTATCGAATATTCTTAAACAAAAGAGGAACGGCTATTTTTTAGAAATTGGTTCTAATCACCCGGTAAACATCAATAACACATATCTCTTAGAAAAAGACTATGATTGGAAAGGTATAATGGTAGAGTATGAACCGGAATTTTTGCCTTTATACAAGGAGCATCGCCCGAATAGCATTCACGTAATAGATGACGCTACAACACTTGATTATAAAGGCCTATTTGAGAGAAACAGTATGCCTTTATCATTTGACTACTTGCAGATAGATTTACATGTGAGTAATACTTCTACGCTACGAGTGTTAGAAAACTTGGATCGTAATGTATTTGATACCTATAAGTTTGCTGCTGTAACATTTGAACACGATATATATGATGCAACCTCTTATAATGAACTCCCTGAACTTACTCGGGAAGGGTCACGAGCTATATTTAATAAAAGGGGCTATATTCGTGTATTTGAAGACATAAATAACCAAGGGGTAAACCCTTTTGAAGATTGGTATGTTCATCCAGATTTAGTGGATATGATCCATGTCAATAAGATAATAGAACATAACCAGCAGTATTATGTAAAACATCCTATTACGGAAAGGACAATCAACTGGGAACATATACAGTATATCTAGACTGGGGGTTCTGTTGCATACTCAAAAGGGGTTTAGACAAGAAGCTATAATACATATTAGAATGTCGACTGCCACTACGAGGCCCCTCTCAAAGTTCTTCCAACACATCTTCCCATCACGCCCTGTAGTTTCACCAAATAACTGTGATAGTATCGATAAGCTACGCGAACAAATGAACAGCTGTTTACTTCAAGAAGATTCCATATTCACCTGTGCTACGGCTATCAGCGAATACACAATTTGCCTTCGTAAAATTGATAATACACCTGCTCCACAGAAGTAGCAAACCGAACATGACACTATCCATCGCCGAAATGAGCCACGACGAGCTAATGCAGCACAAACTCAGGCTATTTCACCTTCACCGAGATTATAAACTCTTGATGACCGATGCGACAAATCCCTCGGCCATGAAAAGGCTCCACATGAAACTGAAGGCTCTCTGTAGGCAAATAGATCATGTGATTTCAGAGCTTAGCCGCCGAAACCCGGCTAAAAACCTCATGCTCTAGTAGGATGGGTCGTAGGGCCGCTAATACTCGTAAAACAAGAAGGGGGGCCTTTATCTCGAGGAACAACATGCGCCGCCGCATACAAAAGGGGGGGGGGACACGCAAACGGTTTCCAGAACTTGGCGAAGGACGCTCGACATCTATTTATATTGAACCTGCCTGCAAAGACACGGCCGTTCTTCTTTCTTTTTATAACCCCGTGAAGTTTAAAAGGATTCTTAAAAATATTCTCTACATCATCCATATCCTGAAAGAAAAGAAGATTCCTGTGTTTGTAGCGGAGTGCGTATTTAATAAAGCATCTCCGGAAATTCCCGATGCGGACCTTATTGTACATTCCGAGTCCTACATGTTCTATAAAGAGCAGCTTCTGAACAAACTAGAACCCCTTGTCCCTGAACAATATACTAAACTTGTTATGCTCGATGGCGACGTTATGTTCGATGCGCCCGATTGGCTAGACCAAATATCCAACGCTCTAAATCAGTACGACGTCATACAACCGTATAGCAGAGCTTGCTGGTTAATGCCAGATAATAAAATCATTCGTAGCTGGAAATATGGCTACGCATACGCGTTTGCTAAAAAACTTAAAGTTACCGAAACAAAACTACACGAGTATCATCCAGGTTTCGCATGGGCGATCCGTCGTAAAACATTTCGCGATCTGGGTGGTTTTTACCCGAATGCCATCGTAGGGGGCGGAGATATGCTATTCACATACAACTTTTTCAGAGACACAATACCAGAAACTTGGAAAACTGCTCGTTTAAGCGTTCAACACTGGCCCGAATATCATAAGAACTTCTTACGAGTTGCTCCCAAGGTCGGATTCATTGAAGTGCGTGCACTCCATCTTTTCCACGGACTCCAGCTCAATCGTCAATATACAACGCGTTACGAAAAGCTGGCAAAAGAACTATCTGGAAAATGGGATGATCACATTAAATATAACAAAGATGGCATGACAGAATTCAGAGATCCAAAACACAATACAATGTTGATCCCCTACTTTAAAGCGCGCGACGAAGATATTTCCTTGGAAAAGGCCCTACAGGTTAGCAAAACTGGTCCTAGATCTACCGTTCCAATCGATAAACTTAACATCGACGAGAAGATACATGAAAAAATGTTTTCGACCGCCGAATAAAATTGCTCGATAGGTTAGTATCATGATCAACTATCGAAATGGTGTTCCCTGACCAAGGCCTGCGCATCAAAACACCTCCACCTGATAATATTGAGGATGCCATTTCTGAAAGCGACGAGGAAGCCCCACGTGTGGCAAAAAAAGCAAAAGAAGCGCTATCGCGTTCTCGCTCCAACAATCCTGGTAAATACGCCTTTGCCATCCTCGGCTTAATCAGTCTTGTGGCGCTCATACGCAGCGCAGTTGGCGCACCTCTTAGCCCATTGGAAGTCCAGGTTGTCATCGGGCTCTCCCTATCGGCCTATTGCCTTGCTATCATTCGCACAGTCATTGTCTGAGCCAATGAGGGCTACTTCTCTTGGAATACTGTAGCAGCTTCGCTTTGCCCCCGATATAATAGGCTCGATAGGCCGCGATGGAATCAGAGCGCTGGAACTCGGGAGGCATTGCCTGAGGTGGTTGGCGCCATCCTGCCGACTTCAAGGAGCTCGGAGGGTGAACCGTCAACCAGTAAATGTGCTGCTGGCAGCTGTGCTCCTTTTTTTCGCCGAAGCGGTGCTGATACTCCTGGCAGAGATAGGCGCCAAACATGCACAACCACATATAATGATCTAGGCTCTCACGCGCCCAAATCGCGCACGGGTGATTCTTGTTCTTAATAGACTGATACCCACGCTGCGACATGCCCTTCCGAAACGGCGCAGTCGAGAAGTCCGGGACACCGAGCCACCAGTGCGCCGTATACAGAAGCTGCGCCGTCTCCAGAATCATTTTCACAACATGCTTGTCACAATGCCAACGCGCACAGCGCGATGGTTTGTGAGAAAGATAGAATATGTTCATCGGGTGTAAGGCAGGAAATGCGGGTGGCCTGTTTCAATTTTTCAGGGAAACTCTTTATATTTTTTAAGAAGCTCCTTTTTCTGCTCGTCACTCCTCATTCCTGGATAATGTAAAAACCCGGGACCCTCTGGCGTCCCCTCATCTGGAAGCTTTTCACGATTTTTTACTTTATTACGAACCAACTTCTCCTCAATGTCTATATCGACTTTGTCAAGGTTCTTCACAATATATGCGCCCGCTGCCAGTTGGTCATCAAAGATTCCAGAAGCTATCATGCCCTTCATCAGATCTACAAGACCCTTCGCAGTCCCCATAAAAAATCCGGCATTAGGAAATACGGATTCTGGAGATATAAGAAACTCCTTATTCGGTGGAAATAACTCTTCCAACTTTGATTTTATCGCCTCCTTCCCCCCCTTCAACTTATACTTATCATACCAGTCCAATGTATTCTTATCACAGTTATCTAAACAGCAGACTTCTGCTCCAAAAACGACTGGCATGGGCCGCGGTTTCGCCTTATAGGCCTTATACATAGGCTCGCAATCTTTTATACAAATAGCATCGAACCCGTCGACAAAAATAGCTATGGCATCCGGCCCTGACTCTTTCATATAGCGCTCGATACCATCTAAATAGTTAGCCATTCTCGTGTGAAACCCGTGCCATTCTTTCCCGTATCCAAGAACCTCATAGCTATATTTATGACGTGTGAGCGCAGCTATCATGGCTTCCATAGTTGGCTGTGACTTATCGGCATTTGTGAAAACCTTTATCTTTGATCCTGGAACTGTCATCGTTAATGGAAAAGGAGCTGCCGCGGCAGAAGCCTGTTGGGCATTACCGCCTTTCTGACGTTTTCTTTTATTTGTCCCTTTCACGCGCCTATTTCTACGCCGTGTATAACCTTTCATGCTATTTATGTGTGGTATTTATATTTGCGAGAAATCCTTCTTTGTCACAGCAGAAACTAATGCTGTTTCCGGATCGCCCTCTACAATACTGGGTGTTATCAAATACATGTTTATATCATCGGCATACTTTGCCAACTGAATATCCGGAACGTCCAACATATGTTTCATTGTTGGTAAAATTTTCGGACCTACGCTCGGATTCTTCACGATATAAGACCATATACCCCAGTTCTTATATCCGGTCATATCTGTTTTCAACTTAATAAGACGGGGAGAAACCTTATCTCCATGTATCGTGGCGGGGTGTTTATCCAGAAAGAGAATATCCCAATCTGGCGCGTGCTTTTCTATCTCCTCCTCCAAAGGTGCCAGCTTCTCGTAAAAATCAACAGGAATGTTGATATCATCTTCACAAATAAATGTTCCGGGCTTCCCAGAGCCTGTCTTGTGAATATGCTCCAAGAGTGTCCTATGCCCCAAGAATGCGCCTATAACGCCCAGATTGAACACAGCACCCGTACGGTCTTTAAAGTTCGTGGTTCCTATACCCAAAGGAGGTAGCGTATCAATATCTTCTTTTTTCAACAGTGGACCATCCCACGCCTGTAAAGGGACACCCGCAGCCGCTGCCAAACCCGAGAGCTTCTCGAAACGCCTTGGCATAATAGAACGCACCGTAAGCGCATACGCATCCTTAAAAAGCTTCGACTCTTTTTTAGCGCCACCCAGTTGTTTGAAATGCTTTGCCCGCCGCGTTTTTCTAACTCCCCAACGCAGTTTTCTGGATCTACGTCTACCCATCCTATTCGGGGCTCCGAGTAAAAATTGAATAGCAGGTATTTAGTCGAGTATATAAAATGACCGAACAACACTACCTTTCAAAACGCGCAAACTGGCAACTTGAGGCAAATCAAGGCGGTAGCCTCGCAGAAAAAGACATTGCGGAAGCAATCCGCGCGTATCTTGACAAAACATATCCTGGTGAATGGATTGTTCTCCGCAAACCACAAGAGCTTCGACAGATTTATTATGAGTATACTTTCGAACGAAATCCCGAACGATATGCCAAACCTGAACACCCTACAAAGGATGATGTCTGGTTCTGTCCCGAACTCAAACAGTTTCGCAGCCTCAAAAAAGAGCTCGCAACCGGTGGTGGCTGTGAAATAGACTGTAAGATTGAAAACCTGCGCACGGGGCGAAAGATCTTTCTAGAAGTGAAGAACCAGGGCGGGGCCGGCAACGCACAAGAACGTGCAGCAAAATATGCCACCCCCTCTATTATCGCACACGTCCAAAAAAAGCTCGGAGTCACCTATCAGCCCTTCGGTTATGTCTTTACAGGGGAGATGGTCGAGCGCCTTGATTACAGAGTTGAGTTGGAGACAACTTACGGATTCGCGCCGGATCATATGTTTATGTGGCGGAAGGAACACGCATTAGAGCCTCTTATTCAATGGCTTGAGAAAGGTATTCTTCCTCCGTTGAAGGCAGCTGCCTAAATTTGACAACAATCCCGCCTATCTTTTTAGTAGCAATGACAACATACGGAGTAAAATACATAGGCAGCAAAGGCGCACTCATCGGAGAGATCCAGAACTTCATTCAAGAACACCTCCCTACCGCCGCCGAAAAGACTCTTCTGGATGTCTTCACGGGAACTACCCGCGTCGCACAAGCCTTTCGCGCCGCAGGCTGGAAGACAAGCTCCTCCGATCTTTCCTGGGCCTCCGAAGCCTACGCACACGCATTCTTGATTCGCACAGCCGCATCTGGTTCCAGGATTCCACAGCTCATCGAAAGGCTCCGAGCTGTTCCTCCCGCAGCCGACTGGATTACAGAGAACTACTGCGATGTAGTTAGCGCCGAAGGGGGTATTGTAAAGATGTGGAAGCCCGTGAATGGCAAGAAGGCCGATGCCATCCGAAATACCATCGCGGCCTGGGAGGCAGCTGGGGAAATCACCCACCACGAGTCGATGATCCTCGTAGCCTGCCTCATCTTTGCCCTGGACAAGGTTGATAGCTCAGTAGGAGTACAACAAGCCTATTTGAAAACCTGGGCGGCTCGCGCATCTAATCCGCTGGATCTTCATGATCTTCCTTTTCCCGAGGGGCCCGGCGGTTCACATATCATCGGAAACGCACTCACAAACGAATATGAAGCTGCCACGGTTGCCTACGTGGACCCACCCTATTCCTCCCATTCCTATGCCACCTATTACCATATCTGGGATAGTATTACTCGCTGGGATAAACCCGCCGTAGGACTCAAGACGAATCGCCGTATTGATCGTGTGAGCGGAGCGGAAGTGTTCGATGAATCCATGAGCTCGTCCTGGAACTCCAAGAAAACCGCTCTTCAATCATTCATGATTCTTGTAGCCCGCCTTCCCACCCGCTTCGTCGTCATCAGCTATAACGATGAGAGCCTTGTTCCTCTTGAAAGTCTCGTAGCCGAACTGCGCGCTATTTATACCCGGGGCGTCATCGTCAAGAAGATCCCCTATAAGAGGAACATCATGGCGCAGATTGGAAACGCGGCTGGGAACGGTCAGGAACCTGTCACCGAAAACCACGAAGCCTTGATTTGGGTCGTAAAGTAATATAGGCGTAATAGATCATTACAAGAGGAATCATTATAAGGACGGCGTATAAGAACCCGAACAAATATTTGAACGTCCATTTGAACTCCGGGTGAATCCATGACATCTCATGCTGATGATCCATAATCGTATCATCTGTAGTTCGACATATGGGATCCGCAGAAAAGCACGGCTCGTAAAACTTGTTATCTAAAAACACTATTTTTTCTCGGTGTTTCTCAAACATTTTTTGCATAAATCGTGGGCCAGTAGTCGCATATATGTAGAGCTCTTTGGTAGAATATGCCGCCGGATCAGCTTCCGTTTCTACCACACTCGTTATGATATCCAAAATAAACTCGTTCTTGGGCTTCACGATGATGAGCGCATTATTCGTATGCCCTATTACACTGAGGGGAAACGCCCCTCCGCTTATCATACAATCTGCAGAGTCCAAATGCGGAGTTGAATTGATTGCCTTCAAGCTCTTCATATCCGTATCGACGCTCACACCCCCGTAGTTATACAGGACAACATACCGACCCAAATCCACCTTCTGCACGAGATGAGGGAACGAATCAAACTTGGCAGCAACTTCTGGGCCAATCTTGGCGCACTCTGCCCGCAAAGATGTTTCGTCCCATGTCATATGCGTATACTCCGGATTCTTGGAACGGAGAAGTCGCACATTCTCGTGGAACTTTTCTGGAAGCTCGTCCCAGCCCTGTAGCCATATTTGATGTGTTATCCGCGGGATCTCTCCCATCCTATTCCATGCGCAGAAGTTCTCCATCCCCCAGAATATACGATGGCTTCTCGCGGTCCTGAATAAATAGGCCCACCTCATTCTCAGGGCACAACACCCAGCGTTTCTGGCTTCTCAAAAGAAGCCCGAGCAAGCCATCCGCTGGAACTACCACACCACTCCTCAGCAAATGCTCGTATGAACCCACGAACTTCTCCATCATGTCCTTCCCGATAAGATAAGAATGCGAGCCGTTGAATTTGTCCGTAGCTTTCACACCGGCAGTTAAGAACTTCCACGTATAACACCCACATGTCCCCAGCAAAATAAACTCCTTGGCACCCTCCACAGAAAACTGCTCAGCCAACTCTGCCGCCCGCCGCAAATAAGATCCCAGAGCAGCCAAAGAAAACTCCGGTCCCACCCTACAATCATCCTCAAAGACCAACATATGTGTTTTACCGGCAGCTAGCGCCTGTCGCATAAGCTCCACGTGACTCAAAAGGCAGCCTATCTCGCCCGCCGAGCGCATCTTACCCGGCTCCGTTGCACACACAACTGGATGCCCACCCTCTATTGCGTCCATTCCATCAACGGCCTCGAATCTCTCTATAGGATGTTCGAGCGCAGCCTCCAGGGCTCGTATCGTCGTCTCACGCTCCTTCGCCCGTCGTAAATGTATCACAGCAACTCCCACCGACCCGGGTGGATTCCCTACAAACTCCGCGAGAATGTCTCGTAGAGTTTGTTGTGTAGTCATCACGCAGCCTATTAAGCATTCACACGTACTCCTTTATACGCAAGTGGCGTCAGCTGATGCTTCGTGGCGAAGTTGGCCATATTGAACCCCCCACTGCTTTTCATCTCGACCGTAATAGGACCGGCTTGCTTAAAAAGTCCGAATATGTATCTATGAAGCCCGGAATCTTTCGGGGGCGACGGGGGAAACCAGTCGACAATGATGTCGCCTGATTTAGGGGCGTCCTTTTTACAGTTCGTAACAAGCCAATGGAGCCATGATCGCTCTTTTGCGTCGGGATCCCAGCAGACCAATGTATACAATGTATTCGCAGGCGGCGGCGTCCAATATGTATGCGGTTCCGGCTGTGCCTGCTCTATCGTCAGCGTGCTGCCGAACTCATTCGCACTGTGCGAACTATTGGGGCTGAACTTCACGTGAAACTCTATAGGTTGCGGAGTGGCAAGTGTTACAGCATCCGCATTATCTAATAACCCTACAAGAGGTGCATTACCACCACGCTGTATATAACGCTTTCGCGTATTATTCTTATGGCGCTTCTGACGCCTCCTTTTAGCCAAGCGAGATATACGCTTCTTCGCCATTCTACTATAGGCCGTAGACAGAAAATAACATGGTCATCTGATTTATAAACTCCGTATATCCGAGGAACTGGCCGGCACGGATACGAATGGCTTTACGCATTGGAGCGTCGAGGATTTTCATCTGAGCACGCAGATTTACAGATTTATATGTCGGAGTGAGATCATCATACGGAAATAGAGGACGATCCAATGATTCATTCACCCAGTTATGTAGCTCCCAAAACCATGTCTTCACGTAGGCCTTCAAATCTCCATAGGGTCTTTCCAGAATCGCTTTATCCACGGGGTGCTCCTTCAAATACACTTCGTAATGCTCTTTACAAGAGGGGCAGGGAATCACTTTTACGAGAGACTTCATAACACGAATCAGTGCGCGCCTCTCATCACCCTGAAACTGCGCGAATGAAGCTGAGCCTGTGCGCTCGGCTAGGCCATGTAGAATACTCCAAAGGATTGGCCCCCATTCACTCGCATCCGGATAAATTTCTGGAGGTAGCTGACACGCACACGGCATCCTTTTATATGGAGTGTTATCAACAAACCATACAAAACGCGGTTTACATACCACATGTGTGGGATCTTTTCGTAGCTCGCCTTCCGAACAACGCCCATACGGACGTCATGATCTTGGGCGAATAGAGCCGACACGGTAAATTAACTGAGTGGGGGTGGGGTTATCAGCCTGCCGGCGCGATAGGGTTGCTGTAGGCAGACTTAGGGGTTGACCTTGATTGACGCTGTGAGAAACTTATACAAGCTTCTTACAATCCGGGGCTAAGATTACTTCTCCGCGAGCTCATCCGCAGGTTCGTCCTCTGGTTCCGCATAGTTTACCGCCTTCCGCTGCCGAAGATTGTATCGCGGCTCCTCGCTCTTTAGTGGTGGAGGAGGAGTAGCATGAACAGCCGGAACAAATCCTACGACCGTATTCGTAGTTCCAAAGAGGCGATTTAACGTCGATACAAGGAGACTTTTAATAAGCGAAAACATCCTACTATATCTGCGCAGCGTATCTTTAGACCTTTCAAATCCCTCTCCATCCGCCATGAATCCACCTTATAACGCTGTCCCGCACAGGCCCGTAGTTACTCATATGTGCCGTGTCAGAGTTCTGAGAAGACAGATACGACTGAAATCGTAGACGACACTGCTCGCGCTTCACACTATCCGGTTTACGAGGCTGACCTGAGCTTAGCTGATTGAGATATGCATTCTTCTTTTTCTGGAAGGCATTCTGTGGAACTCTGGAGGGGTCAATCTCGTCCCATCGATTGGCACATTCCAGAACCTCAACCGTCTTTAGAGCCGCATTCAGCCTTGAGATTCGCCTACGATATATAGACATCACCTGGGAGTGTTGTAGTTGTGGATTCTCTACATGAACAAGAAATCGGGCAAATTCTATTGCGAGTTGCCCGTGCGCCTTTCCCTCCCGTGGGGCCCATTTTCCCAAAAGGGATATAGGGCGATTTTCTACTAGGTTCTGTTCATCGGCGATAATCTGATTATATACAAGCTTGAATATGGTGGGCTTCAAATCCGGATATTTTGCGGCCATGGCAAACATGTCCAGCCAACTACCATAACGCGGAACAAGCTCTAAGAGTCCAAGTTCAATCCCAGGATATTCCTCTGCCATTTCCCACATCATTTCGTAAAATCTATCACGCTGCCCGAGGCCTCCATGAATATCTCGTGTGTGGAAGGCTTCCACTGCCATATTTACTATTCCCGCATCCGATGCCATAGGTATCCCTGAATAGTATCTGTATAGTGTTTTAGACCGCGGTAGATGATTGACTGATCATAATAATCTTGTAGTAGAGATATAATCCGAAGAAGTTCTTTGCGAAAATATCTAATATATTGAACATTATGTTTTTCTGGTAGGGGCCTAATATAGCTGCGATGCCATACATTGTCCATATAGAAAAAATGAAGTTAAACAATTTCATGGCTTGTTGAGATTTAACAGCGTATTTCGTATAAATTATGTAAAATGTATAGGCAAAAAATATAAAACCTAATATGATTGAGCTCATCATATCAATAGCACCTGTCTCCCCTAAATAACCAAACAACAACATTAAAAAGTTACATACGACAATCGTTATTATGTTTTGCGTATTCTCTTTTAAGAAATCGACGAAATGTAAGATTTTGCCCTTGTTCTTTTCCATATATTCTTCGTATTTGAAGTAAACAATTGTAGTCAATAACATCGTAGGCGTAGTGATAACCCAATCGAAATAGCGAATACTGGCCATTTGAGGCAGGGAAGCGACAGCCATTGATTTCAAAAAATAACCGTAAAAAAACAGTTCGATTAGTTGAACAAGGGTTTCCGCAGCTAGAACTTCATTTAATATGGTATGTTCATCCGGTAGTTTTACAAAAATACCCTGTATACTTACGATTCCAGTTAATATCTGAACAAATATACTTAGATCAGTTGTAAAATTAACGCTTACCATCCTTTATTGACCGTTGAGAAGATATTTCTGTATTATTGAAACGCATAGGGGTAAGTGCCAAAAATTGAATCCACGGACGGGGACTAACCGAAGCTACCACGAATGCCGCACGTCCTCAACTACAAGGCTTTTACGGTGCGCCCTGAACATCTTCCCCCGAATAGGAGGAATCTTCGCCTTATGCTGTGGGCGGGAGACGGCCTACACGACGAGGTTTCTGACGTCAAGCGCCTCGACGCATACGACGTCTATCTCTGTGGGGGCTACAGTTATCTCGAAAGGAACATCGCAGATCTCTCTGGATCTCAGACCATCTGCATTATTGACGCCAACGACCGCACGCAGATGGAGGAGTTCCTATGGGGATTCGGAGGCGCTTTCCGTCAGATTGACGCAGATTACTTCGGTAACACCCCCACGCTCAAAATGGACTACTACCAGAGGCTACTCGCTCAGGATGGCATGGCGCACAACATCGAAGGCATCAACACACTCCGCATGCCCGATGAAGAAAAGTTGAACTTTCTCGAGATCTTTGCGCCTGTTCTTCCTGATGAACTCGCCCAGAAACGTCTGTGGCACTCATTCATCCTGAATCTCGCCAGGCAAGATGGCCTTTCACCGGGTGAAGTCTGGTCATCGGGCGACTTCAAGTACAGCTTCTACGACCATATCCGTAAAGCACATGAGACATTCATCATATGGCAGAAACAACGGAATCCAGCGTGGCCCATGAAACGCAAGACCTTGGAAGAACACTGGGCCCATCTGTCAACCTACGTCCTTACGTCGCCCCTGACCCTTCAGGTGGCAGCCCTCGTCCCCTACTTTGACGCCTTCAGCGGGTTTCTCACGGAGAAGATCGACAGCACCCTACATAGCAAGCCCCGGTTCACGCTGAAGGCGGATGATTTCCGTGCTGTTTGCTACGGCAAGGAACCGCTCGAGATCATCAAGCTTAAGCAACAGATTCTCAAAAGCCTGGACACGGAACTTCCTGAGCGGATAGTCGGAATCATTGGCAACAGCCTCGATCAGCGCATGCCAGATCGACCCTACGCATACGGGCTGAGCCTCTTCCGCGTTTAAACGCTCCGGACTGATTAAATGGACTGCTGTCCTTCTGCCGATTTCACATTTTTTCCGACCGGCGTCGAAGTCGTCGAGAAAAATATCCAGGCCGACGCTAGAACACATCAGTTTTTCAGTTTCAAAGCTATAAAGAGTGTGACGTATAATCACACGAAATACGATGGAGGTCTTATAACTATCTACGCATTTGCTGTTTCTCGCTACACGTTTCCGTGTTCGGAAGCTGGTCTCGCCATCTATAGAAAAATCGTTGAAGGTATATCGAGTTAAAAATTGATTAGGGGCGGCCATGAATCATACAATATCACGGATGACTTCCTATTATCAGACTGCTCATCTCTACTTGAAGGCGATCGATACGAAGGTTATCACCTATCGCCCAACACCCATCATGCCCGCCGCTGCTGAAAAAATGTTCGCCGCGGGCTACAACATCAAGGTATATCGTCTGGATGGAGTGAGCTTTGAATGGTATTTGAGCGGCGATATCTACGAGGTTTCCACGAACGGCGACTGGTGCTATTATCCCGCGAAGCCCACTCTCGCCACGGCCATTAAGCATGGCCCACATTCACTGACCCGTCTTTGCTACATCTTTCATCCGGGTGGTGCGGTGACGCGTCGTAATGGGCAACAGGTGTTTCACTGGTCCAATACGGAGTTTCCAAGGGAGCGCGAGCTCGGTCAGATCATGACCGATCATTGGTGTGATGATAGCCTTCGCTGGGATGACGAGTGCGAGTTCGAATGTGAACCGGATGCCTACTACTCCTACTGGACTTAGAGGCAGACGTAGATGATACACAGCCCCGTTACGATGCCCGCCAGAAGACAGACCTCCTTTGCCTGCTTGCGGATTTTTTCGTTTTCTTGCTTGAGGAGGCGGATCTCCGCCTCGAGCTTCAACGCATTCTCGAACCATTGATGGTTTGCGTCTCGCAGACCATCAACGTCTCGTTGTAGAATCCCATTTACTTGCCACACGGCGGGGCTCTCCACCACCTTCTTCGGCTGTGAGCGGAAACACAGCTGGAACACGAACGCCACCAGCCCTATAAAACCCACAATGGCGGTGTAGAAGTTCACGAGTGCCGAGATCTTAGGTGCGATATACTTTTGAAGTGCAGTCATTTTTCTGTAATAACCTTATACACCGCCCAGCTTTTTCAATTTTTTTCAGGAATCCATCGCATTCCCAATAGGAATCGCGAGCCCTTTGCCCAGGCCATCTCCTGGAAAATCTCTTCGCGCTGGGCCTTCACCCATTTCTCCGTATACCCCTCTTTCCGTGAAAGCTCGATCAGATCCTTCAACTCCAGCTGTGTCCCCTCTCGAACTTCCGCAACAGTCAGAAGCCACTTTATAAACTCGCGCGCCTTCTCATCGGAGTGATCCGAGAGGCGCTCCTTCTGAAATACAATCGGCGACAGTTGAAGCTCCGTCTCCGCCAGAACCGTGGCCGCATCCGTGTCGCCGCCCATCGCAACACGTAGCACCGTCTGAAGCTGGGCTTCCGCTTCCAGAATATAGGCGCTGAATTCGGCAAACATCGCCTCCGTCCGTTTCTTATGCCCCACCAGCGAGTTCTTGTGCTTATTGACACTCGTGGCATGGCTTCGTAGGAGGTTCGTAATAAGAGCTGCCTTCATCTCCAGCGCACGCACCGCCTCCGCCTCCTCCTTCACAGGCTTCGCCGTCGCCTCGATCGTATCGAAAAAGGGGCGCAGAGTCTGAAGATAAAAAACGACGTCCTCCTGTGCCAGGAAGTTGCTAATATACAGAATAAATCGCCCGTCCTCCAGAAACTCGATATCAACATCGCCCCCGCGCGACTTTCCTACAATACCCTGGCGAAGGCTTACCAGAATGCCCCCACGCACATCCGGATGTAGACGCAGATCACGACGGAATTTATTGACCTCCTCCGTAGAAATGGGGCGCGAATAGTTCTTGATTTCCCAGAAGTATGCTCCCGCGGGGCGTGTCATACGAATATCCGCCGTCTCGGAACCCTTGCTCACCACCTGTACATCACAATCATATGCCAGCTTCATATACCTCTCCATAATAACTTCACCGAGCGTGCCCTTTTCTTTAGAGGATGCGAATGTCTTTGTAATAGATTGCTGTAGGGATTCTACCCGCTTACCCATACCATCCACCGACTTCTCCAGGGTTTGCTGAAGCCGCTGGATCTGCTCATCTTTCGCCACCAGAAGTTCATGAACAGACTCGCGCACTTCGCGCTGGATCTGCTGCCTCTGGGTTGCCGCGGAAGCTTCGAGAGCCTCTACACGAATCGTCGCCGCGCGCATTGCCTCTTCGACCTTTAACTTATCCTGGCGCAAGCGCGCCAACTCTTTATCTGCAGCGGTGGATGCCTCCTTCAACTGCACTTCAAACTCCTTCGCAGCCTGTACAACAGCCTCCGCGTGAGTCTCCTGGCGCATGACTTCCGTCCCGCGCTTCTGAATATACGCCATCGCGTCTGAACCCAGTCGCAGGGCCGTGGCAATATCCGCGGGCTTACCGTCGGAATATACTGCTGGAACTACGAAATCGGAGGGGATTTGTAGGCTAATCTTCTTCACTACCATTCTACAGAGTGATATTGGAAGGGCTTTGGGCCTGGAGTTCAATAAAAATTGAACAGGTTGTGGCCACCATAGGATAGCAACCATGAGCTCCTTGAAACTCTGCGCTCTGCCCGTGCGCACCGTGATGTTCCGCCCCATTTGCGCCTACTGTGGGAAATCTGAGAAGCACTACGCACACTGTGACGTTCAGCTCGCCGTTCTTGCCTGCGGCGACCCAGAGCACCAGGCATGGGCAGACCGCGACGCGCAGGCCTGGCTCGGCAGGCACCGGTATGTGCGCCCAAAGCACTACAGGGAAGACCCCTTGTTCAAAGACACGGACCTTCTGTCGCGCGACGTCGTAGTGCCGCGGAAGCGTGCGGCACAGTGCGACGACTGCGGCGGGCGCGCCGCCTACCCATCGGGAGGGGGCCCAGAGTGCGCCAAGTGCGCCGGCACCCCTGACCACGAGGGCTGGACAATCCGAAAGCCCTACTGTGACGACGCGGCGCTGATCACTTTCTACGCGGACATAGGGGTGTGGCTTGTGCCCGTTGGCAACGTGAGCGAAGATCTTGTGAAGGCCATCCCCGTCAGCGACCTCAAGCTCTCTCTCCCCGAGGACAAGCACGGGCTCGTCGACGCGTTTGAGTTACGGTTGAAGGCGGGCTTCTACCGTGCCGCCATGCGGGCCTACGAGGAGGCGCTACAGCAGCAGAATGAGATGGAAGAGCCGAGCGCAAACGCGGATGCACCGCAGCCCGAAGACAATATCGCCCGCATGTTTCACCCCCAATACGGATACGGGCGCATCTTTGTGGCTCCTGTGCCGCCGGCAGCCTCCGAGCCCACCCCAGTATAAGCCCGCCCGAAAGCTTATAACTCTATTTTTATCTTAGACCCGTATCCAGCTCGACGGAAATAGCTGTGGCCTATCATCCTTATACCACTTGGAAGGATACACCACGGGTGCTCCCTGCGATCCACACCCCAACATGGCACCCCACCAACTGAAACTGGAGTTCCCTATAATCGCCCCCCCCTCACACATGCTCATTAACATAAGACCAGTGAGTTCTTCCGGCTCATCTACAATCTTAAAAGGGGCTACGTTCAACCACGGCTGTGCTTTACACCAGGCAATATCATCCGATACAACTATCCAACGTCTTGGTCCAGATTGTCGTTGCTTTATGGCACTTAACGCAGGTAAATAATAGGATTCATCCTGAACCCAGTGTGATCCGGCTTCCGTTTTTAGATAGTCTCCTCGGCGCACATGTATAAAACAGGTGTGTTTCGGAACACGAAGATCATATTTCTGCCTTAGAGATATGCGAATATGCGATAAACGCTGAAATAGATCGGAACGAATAAGGGAAATCTGCGACTCTATCGCAGGGAGATATTGGAAATACCCCTTCAGGGCTATAGAAGGATATCCGGCGTATTGATCTGGAGACCAAGAATCATACGCACTACGTTGCTGACTAAATATAGGAGTAATAGTCGGGCCGTGTTTTGAATCGATCTTTTTTGCGCGGAAATAAATGTTGTCGCGGTGATCTTTATCAGAGTGAATGTTCTCCTGGACGGAAGTCAACCATAACTCACCTCCAAGACGGGACTCAAGCGCAAGGCCTGCCACATACTGGAACAATTGATTTCCTAGCCCCCCCTGTAAAACTATAATAATCGATTCTGACATTCTACCCTACTATTAGAATGCCTCTAAAAAGTTTAGGTAAGCTCGAACAAAGGGAGATATATATAATCTTTATGGTGCTAGTTATAGTGCTTTTATGGCATGGACTTTGGAGTCTTATAGAAGATCTAGAAAACTATTTACAGACATACTATGGATTTAAAAAGGTATATTTTAACCTCCTATCCATCCTATTAGCTCTTCTGATTATTGGCATTTTTCCGCAGATTCTGGAAAAGCTTTAACGTGGTCTAAACTTACTGAGAGATATATATGCAGGATGCGGATTCTTCTTGTGACTTTAGGATATATTCACAAGAAAAATCTCAATGGTTTTCGGGCCATGTGCGCCCACATGGGTGCTTCACTCACCGAAACAAGCTCAGTAGGGAAAGACTGGTATGATGAATGGGATCTCGTGTGGATTCCTATAGGCCCTGTGTCGCCCACCGCCTTTCCGAAGGCAAAACGTCTTATTTTTGGCCCGCATAACTTCGTCTTTCCAGAACCGCCGTGGACTCAAGTAAGGATAGAGGATCCGCGTGTTAGCTACAACTGCCTGAGCGAATGGAACAAAAAGGTCTATCAAACCCTCGGTGGCGTATCCGACTTCGAACTCGTATGCCTACCGTATCCTGTAGACACGACTACGTTTGCTCCAAAGAGTATCGATGCCAAGACGCACGACTGCTTTCTTTATACGAAGTTGCGCTCGACGGACGACATCCTCTATGCTATGAAAACCCTCGGTCAGCTCGGACTCTCCTATAAAGTGATCCGATACGGCTCATATACGGAGCCAGAATATAAAGATACTCTGGAAACGTGTAGATTCGGTGTTTGGGTAGGGCGCCATGAATCACAGGGATTCGCTCTACAGGAGGCCCTCAGCTGCGATGTTCCTCTCGTTGTATGGGACGTGGATTCCATGGGCGAAGAATGGGATGCCGGTGCGGCTGTCTATAGCGGCGACAAGGGGGCTCTAAAGGCGACGGCTGTGCCCTATTGGGATGCGAGATGTGGAGTCATCGTACAACGGGGTTCTCTAAAGGAGGGGGCGCGATTCATGCGGAATAACTGGTCGATATACCGCCCACGCGAGTTCGTCATGGAAAACCTCAGCGTCGGAGCCTGCGCCGATCGGTGGCATAAAGAGTTGCCTAGATAAATAGCTATATCCAAATGAAGACCCGCTCTCAGACCACCATCCAGGAGGCCGCAAAAAAGCTCGTTCAGCTGAAGAAGTCCGCGCCGGCTGTGGCGCCCCGCCCTGTGCGCACCTGCACCCAGCCCCTGATGGCTTCTGGTCGCCCCCGTCGTTCTACCGCGACGCCCGTGAACTACGCTGAGTAAGCTCTCGCTTCTCACATTCTCTACAGATGTCCTCATCCACATATGTGTAGCATACTTGGCAAAGTTTGGCAAGTTTCATACATGCGTCAAAGGGCTCAACGCAGTCGGGACAAGGCTGAAAAAAGTGGGTGTGTCGCCCTCGAAGAAGAGTCTCAGGGGTCAAATCCCTAGGCACTCCGCAGAGGGGGCACAGGTTTTCGGCGATGGCCCGTTTAGCCCATTCGATCTCGAAACGAACTTGGCACTCCGCGCATGTGCATGCGCAAGTGGCATCGCAGCCAGAAATATCCGCGTGTTTACAGGCGGCCTGGTCATCCATATTCTGTAAAAATACGAGTGTCGCGCCTTAAGTATCAATGATCCACGTGTAGATGGGGCATAGTCACCGCAGGAAAGATCCCATTCAAGTTCGGATTGAATCGCTGAATCCAGTTGGCCGTATAGATGTGACCGTCCAACAAGTGTGGCGAATCATCCCACGCGATCAAGACGAGTTCGCCCGCAGCTGCCGCCGCAAGAGCAGCGGAGGCGGCATCATAAACCATAACGTGGTAGTCCTGCTGAATATCTGGAAGACAGCGCCGCCACGCAGCAGCAAAGGTCATGTAGACTTCGGCGATCAGCGTCCCATCGCTTTTCATACGAATGAAGCGATACATATGGGGTGGTATACCCTATTGGCCCGGGCGGCCCGCTTCAATTTTCCTAAAGCCCTTGCTAAAATTTAGTGCCGCGGCAAGAATAGTTATATACTAAGTATGGCCCTACAGGAAACGGGACGCAAACGGCAACTCGCGGACAAGTTCTACACGAACCCCGCTGTGGCAAAAAAGTGCCTACAGAAGCTCATAGAACTGGTCCCAAATCCGGGTGGATTCGTCTGGACCGAGCCATCCGCGGGAAGCGGCGCTTTTCTAGACGCCTTGACCGAGCTTCTCCCTACCTCTCGGGCTATTGGCCTGGATCTTGATCCAGGGCGCCCCGATATCTCAAAAGGTGACTTCTTTGAATGGGTGATGCCAGCGGACGTCGGTCCGCGCAAGATATTCTTCGGAAATCCCCCCTTCGGAAGACAGTCTTCTCTCGCACGCCGTTTCATTCAACGGGCGGCTGAACTAGGAGCCGACTGGATTGCCTTTATTCTTCCGAGATCATTCGAGAAACCCAGCCTTCAGAAGTTCTTTCCGTCGGCGTATCATTTAAGAGTATCTGTGCCACTCGAGCCGAACGCCTTTCTCGTGAACGGCCGCGCTCACGATGTTCCATGCGTCTTTCAAGTATGGGAGAAGAAAGGTGTGGCACGCACAACGGTGGCCAGCGTCGAGCCGGTCGGATACGCCTACGTGAAGTCTACAGAGCCGTTCGACATCGCCATTCGGCGCGTGGGGGTCTTTGCAGGGAGCGCATACTTGGCAGGGGGCACATTCTCTCCCCAGAGTCATTACTTCGTAAAGCTGACGCTCGTAACAGAAAAAAAGGGGGAGATCGTCGAGAAACTTTCGGCGTATCCGTTTCCGAGCAATACTACTGGGCCGCGCTCCTTGTCCAAAGGGGAGATATCCGCTGTCCTGAATGGGCTGGTTGCTCAAGAGGGAACGACTTTGCCTTGAACGAACATGCGCATCTTCTTTTGCGCCCGTTCTAGCGAGCTGAGGTTGAAGAACATCGGTTGAATGATAGGCTCGGCCACTTTTTTTCGCTCAATAGGGGTGCCGTCAGCATAGACACACTGGACAAACTTCATCATCTTGTCCGGGTCTTCCATGACCTCGCGGGGAATACCGAACGTCGTCCATGACGAATGGTCTTCCTGCTGCTCTGGAGTTTCGGGTAGGGGCTCCTCCATGGCCTCTCGATAGAAGGGGAGAGACACCCAGCCTTCCGCCTCTAGCTGCTCCTCTGTCATCTTGAATGGGTCGGTCTCCTCCTTCGCGACGATCCCTGCGGCCTGTTTCTCAATAGCCAGATTCACGACTTCCTTCATGTTTGCAGGGGGCTTCGTGCCCCAGGCCTTTTTAGCAGGGGGTGCGCCACCGAGAGTGGGGAAGTCCGTTTCCGAGCGGGCGTCTATCGCCTTCAGAGGCTCAGCCTTCACGTCTTGAGGTGAACGTCTCGCAGGGGGGACGTAGCGTGAGGCGGGCGCGGGTGCTGCGGCGGCGGCCGTGTTCATGAGCTGTGAGCCCTTTACAGGGGCTAGCTTAATACCGTCGCATGGCCTGGACATGATGTTAAAAATAGGCTGGGATGATACGGCGTTCAATTTTTTTAGTCCTCCAGCAGGCATGGAGCCCCGCGGCGGGCTTCGCGCACAATCTTTGAGTCCACCTTGATCCAGCCGCCGCCGTGGGCCTCCTTCCAATCCGTGTAGGGCGTGTCGTGCTCCTCTGGGCAGGGAAGACCCCTGCGGCTCACGCGGCTGGGAAGTTGCGGGGGCAGCTGGGACTCGTGCTTCGGCGTCGGCGCGCCCACACCAGCGAGCGACTCCACAATCTTGACAGGCTTGAGGTGGTTCGGCATTTCTGTGCTATACACCACCGGGAAAAATCGATTCAATTTTTCGGGCGGGCGATTTTCATCACATCTGGCTCACACGTTCAAGGACAAAAAATAAGTGTTCTTGAGTGTTGCGGCAACTGTTTAGTTGTAGCGCTCATAGAGGCGCGCGGAACGACGGGGCTCAGGCGAACCACGATGGATGCGAGCTGCGGAGTGGACCTCTGCCTCATCGGAGAGCATCTGCTGATTCTTCACCTCCAACAGAGCCTTACGAATCCGAGCAGCGGAGTGCGCCTCTGCCTCCTCGAGCTCCAACGTCGCCCTTCGCGTGCGAGTCTCGGCCTCGCAGATGTCCGCCTCCAAGATTGCCTGCTTCCTATCTTCATCCGTCAACAAGTCATCACGCGTGGAAGGCTGCACGCGCACCAAGTAGGCAAAGAGGAAAGGTAGCAGGATCTGTTGCGTCAGAGGCCAGCCGTAGCGCAGGAACAGGGGCTCCAGTTGAGCGTGGAGGAGAATAGCATTCGCGAGCGCCAGAGACCCCAGGGCCTTTCCGAACTCCAGCAGCTCATCCACCTTGGGCGCAAAAGCGGGGCAGAAGAAGGTGCCGTTCTGAATCGTGCAAGGGTAGGCCATTTCGTGCGTTGTGCGTTAATCGGAGGGCGCGAAAGGTTTCAATTTTTTATTGGACCTCCATATAGAATGACAGGAGAGCGTAAGCAAAAGACGGCAAAGGCATCAAAAGCAGTCAAAGGGCGTAGGGGCAAGGCGACTGCCCGCGCTACCAGACATTCCAATAGATTCGTGGCAGAGTTCCGTAGCGGATTAAATCCCCACTTATATCTCGCCAAAGTGGTTAAGGTGAGTGGTTCGCACGCGGATGTTGTAGATAAAGATGGAGAGACAAAAAAGGTGCGTATTTCCGGAAAGCTCGCTCTTCCTGGTGGACTACACCACAAACTGAACGTCCAGTCCATGCGCACAGATACCTTTGTGCTTGTAGATGGTGGCGATGTGGTTGCCATGCTCGATTCCGACGAAGCTAGAAGCGCGAAAAAGAGGGCAGCTTGGCCCACGGGTTCCGCTAATAGCCTGTTCAACAGATCCCGGTCTGGCTCTCGGTCGCGTTCTCAATAGGGATAACGTGCTTGTAGATCCTTCAAGTATTCAATAATGTTCGTGGTGTCACGAATCATGCGTGCGGAACAGTTCCGCTCGCATAGTTCCTGTAAATCCAGAACGCGATGCATCAACACAGAAGCCCGCTTCTTATAGTCACGCCAAGCCCTGTCTCGGAACTCGTTGCGTTCCTCGATGTAAATCTTCATCGCATTGTCCAGGTTATCGTTTTCCACGTCCATTCTAAAGGCTTTTATCCGGGTGGACCGGCTCAATTTTCACGCCCTTGGATTTGTTCCAGGCGATCTCTAAAGGAGTCGTGAAGCTGCGTATCTTTTACAGGGTGAAACATATGGTGTTTATCGACGGCCTCTGGCTCCCAGTTATGCCGCCATATAATGGACTGAAGTTCCTCGGGCATGACCAGTGTCATGTTTTCCTGTTCTACGATTGTGTTGAAGATGATTTCGATGAACGCTAGGCGCTTATGTGTATTCACGAAATGAACCAACCTGAAAAGGAGCTTTCTGGAAATACGTGTTGCGCATACTAAACTTCTATAAAGAGGGTCTTCAAGGACTCCTCTGGCATCATACCACCAAATGAAATCAGGATCATCCTCCTCTTTTACATTCTGCTTCGCAATGAGGTCGGCGTCAGGATATTTCTTGTCCAAGTTCGTGAGTAGCTCTACATTCGGCACGAAGACATCCTCTTCTATGAACCACACATACGCAGGGTTAAGCTCTTTCACACAGAAATAGTATAGGGCCTTATCCCACGCCGAGGGAACTTTGTTGATGGCAATATTCGATCCTGTCCAGCCTGTGCGCTTACACTCGTCGTCACTTATCCGTATGAATGTTACATTGGTGTTTTGAGGTGTCTGACAGTTGATATCATCACAGACTATATATACTTGGTAGGAGTTGGCAACTTTCTCTGCGAAGCGTAGAACGGTTTCCGTGGGACAGACACATAGGAAACAGACGACGTATTGTCCAGTAGTCTGAAATGACTCTATTGCCTGTTTCTTTTCGTTAAAGAGGGTGAATGCTACAAAGATAATGACTATTATTATAACAAAAAGGGCATTTCTGCCATCCATCTTAGTTGAATGGTAGAAATACTGTAAAAAAACACCTCCTGCGGGGGTCGAACCCGCGACTGCCAGGTTAAAAGCCTGGTACTCTACCAACTGAGCTAAGGAGGTCATGGTTCCGATGCCGGGGATCGAACCCGGTTCTCAGCCTTGAAAGGGCTAAATGCTAACCAGTACACCACATCGGATTTGGGCCGCCGCCGCACACTATACCCTGGGGAAAACGCCCGTCAATTTTTACGCGCTGGCGATCCCGAGTTCCCTGAGGCGGTTATTCAGAGCCTCCACATTCTCTGGCGACCAAGCCATGTGCGCCCTGATGCCCATATGGTTAATATGGTGGCAGACGAGGTCGATGTGGCGCCGGTAGCCAGGGTGGAGCCGCTCCATCTCGGCCATCTCGTCCTCCCTGATGCTGTAGCGGGGGTGCCGATCTCTCGACCAGAACCAGCGGGAGGGATGTTTCAAGTTCCACTCCAGATACTCCACCTGCTCTCTCAGCTCCTTTGCCTTCCACTTGGCCTCCTCCTCCTTTCTCATGCGGCTCAGCTCTTCCAGAAGAGTCACCACAGCCTCCAGGACACCGTCGCCCCACGTGACCTCGACCGGCTTCTCGCCATCTGAGTAGGTGACGCGCGCCTTTTCCATCGCCGCCTTCAAGCCCTCGTCGTTGTTGACCGGCGTCCCGGTGTAGACGAGGTGGCAGTAGAAGGTGTTCAGCGAGATGAAGTCAATCTGCTTTTCCTTGTATTGGCGCAGAAGTCTGTCGTGCTTGACGGCGAAGACCCAGCCGTCCCAATCTTTTAAGGCGGCGCGGTAGCAGCCCATCAGGGAAGATAATGACGCGCCGCTGTGCAATGGCGACAACTTATCCTGGACGGCATCCACAATGGATCCACGATGGGGGTCCTCGGGTTTGAGGGACCGCAAGAACTCGCGAGAGCCAGGCGTGGCGTCTAGGGCTGCGCGCGCGTCGTTGTAGAAGAAGGCGTTGTCCTCGGACATCCAATCGAAGGTCTCGGGGTCCTCCTTCTTCATCAAGCCGCCCGCCTCGGAAAAGGTCTTCCAGCCGCCGATTAGAATCGTGTTCTGCTTTGCCATGGCTGTAGGGGTGCTAAAAAATGAGTGGGCGTGGAGTTCAATTTTTAAGTGCTTTCCGCCGCGAGTGCCGTGGCCTTCTTGAGCGCAGCTTCTGCTGTAGCCTTTGTTTGAGCCGCAACGGCTTCTGCGACTCGTTTGGCCTGTAGGGCGGTGGCGGCTTCACGGCGCGCTGCGATCATGGAAGACCAGCCTCCAGTAATCGATGAACCGCCCATGCCACGCTCATCGTGGTCTTCCATGTTCCTGGCGGCCATGTAGAACGATCGCGTGTCTTCTTGTGCTGCGGCCTCGGCCAAGGCATTTATGTGCGCCTCCGTTGCGGCAACCACCGCTGCTGTTGCATCTCCCCACGCCGTCACCGCGCGCGCAGCCTCCTTCGCAGCAGCAAGAATCTCTTTTGCGTCTGGCATTTCTAGTGGGGGGTGCCTTTAAAATGGTAGGGCGCGTGATTCAATTTTCACGCCCAACTCGCAGCTTTCTGCCACGCCGCCTCTCGCTGAGCAGCCTCATCCACTCGCGCCTGTAACTCCTGTTGCTTCCTACCCCAGTGCGCACCGCTCTCTAGTAGCGCACGTAAGCGGGTTGTGGTTGTCTTCAGCATGGTGGTCTCTGCGGTGATGAGCTCATTGAACACACCCTCTAGAGCTTCAAAGCGCGCTTCAAGGGGCTCAATGCGGTCGTTTGCAGTGAGTCGCATAGAAGCAAGCTCAGACGCGAACTTCTCAAGCGCATTGTGATTTTCCCAGTTCATTACCTTCACCTTGTAGTCCCTCTGGTCGGCCTCCTTCCGAAACTTCACAGTGTATAGGTTCATCATGTAGCGCACCTGGAAGTATACCACCGCCATAAGCAACACAAAGGCAATCTCGTCGGAGATCAGACATGACGGCCGAAGAGGAGGCATTTTCAAGGGGGACTAATGGCTTAGTATGTGCGGCCGCCGTCAATTTTTTAAAAAAATGATTGATTGAATGCTCTGTAGGGGCTTATAACGCCTCGTCCTCGGGGTTCAGGATCACACGCTGCTTGACGACGACGTCGCGTGTATCGTCGGGAAAGGCTATGATCTGGAGGGTCTCGCGGTTGATAGTTGACACGGCGATGGTGGCCTCCATGAAGGTTACGGGCAGAAGCGCGCCGAGGCTTGCGAAGCGGTTATTGAGGGTCTCCAGGGTCATGGTGACTAGCAGGGCCTCCTGCTCACAGCCAAGCTCACCACCGCCCATCTCTTCTTTGAAGAACTCCCCCACAGTGGCCGTGGAGCCGTGAGCCTGGAGAAGGCGCTGGATGTCCGTGCAGCGGAACGTGAAGCGGTGGGGCTCTCCAGCGTCAAAGGGGCCAGGGGCCGCCGCAGCGGGCGGCTTGAAGCATTCCGCGCACACGTCAAAGTGGCACCCCGCGCAGTGGTAGAAAGGAGTTGTTATCTGCTGGGCTTTGCAGATGTCGCACGGCACGCTCATGGCGACGCCGTAAGTGGGCGGGATGTCGCCTGCGGCGAAGAACTCCAAGGGACATGGGTGCTGGCTGGAGAGGTGGCGCTCCGCCGCCGCGTGGCGCGCAATGGTGGCGCGCGCCGCATCCAGAACCAGCCCCCAGGCTTCCCAGTCCTCGGGTGTCACAACGCTGGCGGGCGGCTCAGGGTTCGCTAACAGCTCCCGCGCGCGCTGGGTGGGGTCTGGCTGCTCGTCTGCCGACGGCGCGAAGGTGAGCTGCGGCGGCGCCAGTGGCACCATCGGGCCGTCCTCCTCGTCGTCGTTGTATTCGGCGGGAGGGTAAACCGAGGTGAGCTGACTCCATTGGGCGTCCGAGAGGGGTGTGCCGCCCTGCTCCTGGAGAATGCGCGCAAGCTCGAAGCGCTCAATGACTACCTCGTTGAACTCGTTAATCTCGATCTCAGCCTCTACGCCCGCGGTCATGCCTACGCCGCCTGCCTCCCGCAGAATGTATTCCAAGCTAGCGCGCGAGACACGGATGACGCCGCCCCCGTCAAACTCTCCCGCATCTGCCCTCGCCAGGATGTCCAAAACACGCACGTCCTCCTCGTCGTCCTCCTCGTCGTCCTCCTCGTCTTCCTCGTCCTCCTCATCCTCTTCCTCGGGCGCGCAGTCCTCCATCTCGACGGCCGCCTTGCGGCACATTGGGCAAGTGCTGTTGTCTTGGCGGATGTGCCACTTCGCGATGCAGTTGGGGTGGAAGAGGTGGCCGCAGGAGGAGCGGTGGCTGCCTGTGGCCTCTAAGGCAGGGAAGTCAATCACGGCCTCGTAACAGATAGAGCAGTCAGATGGCGCAGACATCTTATTTGCGGGGGGATAAAAAATAGGGGGGTGGTGGTCGCATTCAATTTTGAGCGGCTTTAAAGGGTGGGGCGGGCGAGAAAGTTGGGAAAGAACGTCTTTACAAGAGCCCCCTTATTCGCGGGCTGGTCAGCCGCCGTCGCCTTGCGCACAAGGCGATAGTTCCACGTGTGCCAGCCCCAGCGCTCTTCGGCGCAGAAGCGGTAGTCGCTGGTGAGCTGGACAAACGCCACGATGGTCGTTCCCTTCTTGAAGGCGATCGTCTCACCCTTCTTCAGGTGGTTGTAGACCTCCAGCAGCATGCGCGTGTCGCGCTGGAGGGTGGCTGCCGTCGCCTCTTGACCAGAAGCCAAGTGCTGTCCGCGCATGGCCTCTATGATCTGCTCCTTCGTGGCACCGCGCAGATCAATAGGCGCGGCCCAAGAGACACCGAAAGAGCCTTCCAGCGGAAAGCCCTCCTCGTCGAAGCGTGTGGCGCGGCGATTTACCTCCGCCCATGTCATCTGCTGAACAGCGCCAGGGCGGTAGTCCGTGGCGGGCGCGGGAGAGATAACACTGATCTTGTTGGTTGCTGCCATGGTGAGAGTGGTTGGGTAAAAAATAAAGGGGTGGTGAGCCCCTTCAATTTTACTACGATAGGCGGTTTCAATAGTAGCCATAGAACTTCGAGCGGTAGCCTCTTATGTGGAGAGAATGTCTTGCCTTCAGAATCCTCTTCGGCGGCGGTGGCGGTGCTTGCGAACGGCTCTGGACGGCGCCCATGGGTATAAGCAGACGACTGGCTGGTAGGGGTTCAATTTTACCAACGAAAAAAGGGTTCCGGTTCCCTCCCTATTTGTATTTCCCCTATTGGTGCACAGATCCACGCGCTTTCCAGAGGTTGGCTCTCTCCAACTTCACCACGACAACCGTTCCCAGGCGGTTGCCGCAGTGCCCACGCTAGGCTCTGAATCACACGCTTCACCACGACTTTTTATATCCCTGCTCCGAGCCTTCACTTTTAACCAGACGGGATTGCACCCTTTCGGGGCCCGCTGCGGGAACTCTTTCACAGGTTTCGTTTTTTCCATTTCCCCCTCTCCCCCGTTATTTAGCGACGCTTGGGGGCTTCCCACCCGTCGTTGCCAGAGGGCTTGGCCCAGGGCGCCCGCGGCGCAGGCGGCGCGGCGAAGCGGCTCTGCGGGGCGGCGCCGCCAGCCAGAGCGGCGGCCATGCGGTGCTGCGCCGGCGGGGCCGGCTTCCAGAGGCGGTCCGTGTTCCACTCTGCGCGCCAGCCAGGCTCGCCAGGGTGGAGCCACGGGCACTTGCGCGGCTTCAGCAGAGCACCCGTCTCAGGGCACTTGCGCTCGTGGGACCAGCACTCAGAGCTCACGTGTTTGGTCGTGGGCTTGGCGCCGCCGGTCCTCTTGTCGCCGACGCAGGAGTAGAGGCGTGCGCAGGGGCAGTCCTTCTTCTCCATGCGCGCGCCGCTCTTGAGCTGCTCGCGGTTCAGGCGCATCTTGGCCTCGTCAGCCACCTTCTCCTCGATGCGGCGCTGCTGGTAGGCGAGCTGCGCCTTGGCCTCTTGCGCGCGGTAGAACTCGGCGTTGGCCTCGCGCTCTGCCGCCCGCGCCGCGCACTCTGCCTCGTAGGCGTCCCACTCTGAGTCGCCGTCAGGGTAGAGCGCATCATAGAGGCTGCCGCCGTTGTCCACGCGCTCCAGAGCCGCTGCCGTGGCCGCGCCGAAGAGGGCGGTGGCGCGGCTGTAGTCGCGCGGCGGCAGAGGCTCTGGCAGAGGCGCGGCCGGCAGAGCGTCGCGGGCGGCGTGGATGGCGCGCATCTCGTCCATCTGGCGGGCGGCCTCGCGCCACCAGGCACGGCGCTCTGGCGTCACGGGGCCTGCTAGGTAGTCAGAGAGGGAGGACATTTTCGATACAGGATGCGGGGGAAAGCTCTTGTGCGTGGGAGCTTGGGGTGCTTTGGCTCTAGATGGGTTCTAGAGTGTGGGCGGGGGTGGACTTGCTCTGGCATGCTTCTGGCCGTTCAATTTTTTTCCGAAATTGACAGAGGTGAAAAAAGCCAGAGCCTCTGGCTCAGAGGGAGGCCAAAATTGGCTCTGATCGTCAATTTCCGGATAAAATTGAACGGCCGAGAGGGGTTATGGCAGTCTGTGCGGCAGGCGAGCCGGTGGTGGCCGAGTGGCGCCAGAGGCTCAGAGCCTCTGGCGCCAAGCTGGCCAGAGAGTGCTATAGGGCTGTCTGTTACTGGGTGTCGCTCTTACGCGGCCGACTTAACGGGCCTAGGAGGCTGGGCTACAGGCCCAGAGCTCTGGCCGACTGGATCCTCGAATCCGGCGGTGCGGCGTCATGCCCTTGATGGCTGGAAGTCCTGGTCTGCCTCGCAAGAGGTTGTTCTGGGGGAGTGGCGGTAGGCTCTATTCCGGAGGTGACGAGCGGTGCGCGCGCGGTAGGAGCGCGCACCAGAGGGGACTTTGCACATCCCCGAGGGTCGGTGAGGAGGACGAGGGGCGGGGCCGAAAGGCTGTCGCTAACGGACGTGCCATGTTAGCCTTGAATAGGCGGTTGGGCACGACGGGTGTGTGCGGTATGAAGAAGGAGCGCTCCTGCTGGAGGGGCGCGTGGGGCACACACAAGTTCAGCTCTGTTGACCTGCGGGATCTTGCCTACTTACTTGGTTGGGGCGAGAGCGTAGGGACCTCTTTATAGAGGAGGTGGGACCGTGAGGCCACCCAACACGAACAAAGAGACTGGGCGCTAGATGACGGACGTGCGTTTGTGGTTAGCTATGGGCATCCTCTTCGGAGACATCCCCAACATAGCGCCACATATGCTCCAGAGGGCATGGGGCCAAGGAGCGGTGGGCACGACGGGAAGGGTGCGAGGAGGGGCACTCTTGTCAAAGGACGCACAAAGTTGCGTTTCTCCACCGAATGACTCAAAGGTAGAGGGTATTCGCTGGATTGCAAAGTCCTCCACTGGGGGTCGGCACTGTTGGAAAAGTGACGAGACGGGACGATTGTCAGGCCTCCTCGTGGCCGTCCTGGATAACCAACCAACTGACAAACGGACGTACCTTCTCAACACGAGGGTTGGGGTCTGCTCATGCCCTTCGTGCCTCTGGCGCGCAGGTTATTAATCGTTTGAGCCCTCTCCCTGTGGCCTGCGGACATGCTGCTCTCCTCTTTCGGACTACCTGCTTCGGTGGGGCTCCGTCAGACGCAAAATGTGGGCGCCAGCCTCTGTCCAATGGTGAGAATGATGTGGTGGGTGCGACGGGTATGCGCGGGGTGGGGCGCAACCATTTTTTTCGTAAAATTGAATCAGTTGTGTCCCTGCTTAGTATGTATCCCAAATGTCTTACACTCCTGGCACCAAGCTCTCGCACACGGACGCCACGCGCCGCGCGACGGTTCTGACGGGCGACAACGTCATGGTGACCGGCGGCCTCGGCTACGGCCAGATGATGAAGCTCGCAGACTGGATCATCCTCGCAGACGGCGCCAAGATCCAGGAGGAGTTCATCCCCGTCCCCAAGGACGGGGCTGCACATAGCACCTCTGGCTCTGAGTTCATCCCCACCCCTGCTGCAGCGCCACACCCGCCTACTGAGATCATCTCGCCCGAGAGCGAAACGGCGCGCGTGAACCGCTGGCGGTGGCGGCGGGGCTTGCGATCACTGCCTGTTGCCTCTGCCGCGTCCCTCCCTACTGCCTCTGCTGCCCCGCCGCCGGCCATTGGCACCAAGTTCCGCTGGACTCTGGGCCCCGAGACCTACCGCGTGGCCATCATGACGGCAAAGGGCGTCCTCCAGGTAAAGAGCGTCACAGACGGCGCTGGCGAGGTTCACCCGACCACGTGCCGCGAGTGCCGCCCCTGCAAAGAGCTCGCCATGACGCCACCCGCGCCGTGGGCCCGCCGCCCTCTCAAGAAGACCCTGTTCGCCGACGAGGCGACATGGCGCGCCTCTCTTCCCACCGGTGGCTCTGTGGAGATCACGCCCCCCGCGAAGCCCGTCGCAGAGCAGAAGGTCGCCGTGGTGGCGCAGGCCCCCAATGACGTAGAGAAGTTGAAGGCCGCCATCAAGACCTACAAGATCCGCACCACTACGCTGGTGGGCAACTCCCCGCAAGAGCAGCTAAAGCGTTTAGATGAGGCGATAGTGAAGCGTCGCGAAGAGCTCGCCGCAATCACTCTTGAGCAGGACCTTCAATGGCCGCACGTGCGCAACAAGCTGACACGGCAGCTCAAGAACACGGTCCAGTTGTATTACTCCATGAAGAGCGCGTGCAAAGGTCCTAACTCACATGTGAAGCCTGTGAACATGTCTCACCGCGGCACAGGCTTCATCGTCGGGGTCATGGGTGGCGCGCTACACTATCTGACTGTCCACGAGGACCAGATTGCTGCGAGCTCTTGGCTCCACTACGGGAACGTTCGGCTCTACAAGAACTTCGCTGAGATGGGTGGAGACCTCAAGATCGTGGTTAAATACCGTGGCCGCGAGATTACCCTTTAAAGATAAACAGAACGTGATTCATCTGATTCCATTTTTTTATTAAAATTGAACCAGCCTACCTACTGCTTGAATACTACCCACCATGTCTTCCGCAAAGCCCCCCTCTTGTGACGACACCGTGCTCGCCGTCATCTACACGGGCATCCAGGAGAGCTGCTTCGCGTCTGCGTCTGATGCCGAGGCCCTCGCCCAAGACATCAGCGACCTTGAGACGCGCATCTGGAAACACTGCCGCGAGCGCTACCTCGGCATCTTCCCCATGGTTGGCCCAGCCGCACCCCAGTTCGCCAAGTTCGGCAAGTTCCACCTCGCCACAGACACCTGCCACGTCATCGCGAAGAACTATCTGGAGCTCATTCGCCCCTACAACGGCACCACGCACGTGCTCATCGTGGGAACGGCTGCCGCCGCCACCGCTCTTGAGGCGAAGAAGCACGGGCTCCACACCTGCATCTTTCAGCCTGCGACGCGGGGCCTCGACTCTGTAGAAGAGCTGACCACCGCCGGCGTGGTGATCGCAGACGCGGACCCCGCGCTGAACAGCTTCTTAGATGCGGCGCTGGCTCGCAGGGCGGGAGTACACCCGTACATACCCGAGTGCTTTTGCGACGCTATCATGGATAAGGCCGGCCTCCCGCCCGCCTGGTGCGCCTATAAGAGGAACAACTTCCTGTGGCGCACCACCATGCGCCTTCGCCGCGCTATCTCCGCAGTCACAGCGGAGGGCTTTGACGGCGTCTGGCCGCCGTATAAAGAGAAGGATCCCGCCCTCAGATACAAGGGCCGCTGGCGCTGCACCCAGGCAGAAAAGGAAGAGCTCGGTGAGGCCATGGACCAGGCGAGCGGTGCGGGGATTCACATTGGCGACGCCATGACCATCTACACCTACACACCCTCGTTTGAGCAGGTGAACTGGCACACCTTCTGGTTGCTGAAGCAGGAGGTGGAGACGCTCAGGGCGCAGCTCGCAGCCGTAAATACCAAGTAAGAGGGATAAGAAACAAAAGAAAATAAAGAGGGGGTTCATTTTTTGATAAAAAATTGAATGCCCCTAATCCCTAACCCACTATCACCCCCCCCGCGAACAAGATGTCCGTCGCAATCCAGTGGTTCGAGAACCCTGCCTTCGACGCGCCCGAGCTGAAGTCTCCCCAGCCGTGTATCCACGGTGCCGGCTGCGTCTACACGAAGAAGACGGCTGACGGCAAGGTAGTGCCTGGCGTCTGTCACTTTGTCCACCCTGGAGAGGAGGGCCGCGGCCGCGCGCTCTTCCCCGCGCGCACCATTCGCTTCGAACACCCAGACGGCCAGGATTTGGTTGACCAGCCCGCATGCGTGCGCCTCATCGGCGGCGCGCTCTACTACGAGCGGATGCGCATGCGGATGCCGTGGCAGGGCTTCTGCGCCGTGAGGGGCATCCCCTTTACGGCCAATAAGCCCGGCGTCTACCGCGAGCCCGTGAAGCGCGTCCCCATCGGCTCTACATCTCGCAGCACCTCTGCGTCATCCCACGAGTCAGTGAAGCCGCGCGCCATCCACCACGTCCGCACCGCCGCCGGCCAAGACTACCTCGTGTCTGGCGGAAAGATGGCGCCCCTGTCGCCTGAGGAGGCCGTGCGCCTCGGGTTGCGCGCCCCTGTGAGCGCGGTTCCCACTCTTGACGAGGGCTGGCCTGTGCTTCCCGTCGCGCATGCGGACGTGGAGAAAGAGGTGATCGCGGCATCGGCGAGTTTGGGCGTTGTTCTCCCTCGCTCCTGCGCCTGCGAAGGCATTTGGCACGGCTGTGGCGAGGGCACCTACGAGTCGGACAACGGCGATGACGACACCTGCAACGAATGCGGGAAGCTCGTGGAGCTCTGTCTCGAGCGCGGTGACCACGGCGACGCACACCGCTGGGAGGCAGAGCAGGCTACCTGGTAAAAACTAAATACAAAAGGGACGAGGTTTTGATACGGGGATTCATTTTTTATGAAAAATTGAACTTGTGAGTGTCCCTAGTGACTAATAACCATGAACAGCACATTCAACGCAACCCCTGCTCTGCGCGGTGCAGACAACACGACGGCGTGCGTCGTCCAGATCATCGGCTGGTGCAGCTTCTCAGAGGGCCAGCAGACGGGTATCATCCTGGGCTTCATAGCGCTCGGAATAGTCTTCTGTTGCTGCTATTGTGCGGCTGTCCAGCAGGACAGGCCTAACATTTACAAGTAACAGACAGATTGAAAATTGAACACTATTTTTGAAGTAGCCCTCTATACTATGGCCGAAGCCCCTCCTCCTGAATGTCCCATATGCTATAGTGCTATTGTGGAACACCCGAATGCCAACCCCACGGGTTCTACGAAGACCTCGTGTGGACACACGTTTCATCCTGGATGCCTCGCCACGTGGTATCTTACGGAACCGTCCTGCCCCTACTGTCGCGCACAGGCAACTGAGCTCGAGAAGCCAAGGCAACTGGCTCCTGTATCCAACAAAAACTTCTTCGATAACTACACCTACGTTGTAACCATTGACGAGATAATGGCTAGCCAGCTAGATGTGAGTGAAAACGCTGTAAATAATACGTTCATCAATACGAACCTTATCAACAACAACATTATCACCAACATGACACCTATAGAGCATTATACATACGTTAATCAAGAGGCTATTCAAAATCTGATGAATATTATCCCCACATCAAATGCTAACGGGTAAGACTCTCCCGCTTGTGCGCGCAAGGATGATCCCAAGGCATACTATACCAGCTGCGAACGCGGAACCTACAAAGATAAAGAAGATAGAAGCTGGGTCCATGGATGTTGGAAAGCGCAACTGCCCTTCAATTTTTAATATAAGAGGCAGATATTGCTCTTGTCGTATTATTAGCACCCCCCCCCCATTAAAAAATTGATTACCCAATGGCCCATATTTTTTAGCACTAAACCACGAAAATGTCCACCGAGATCTTGACAGTGTTCACGGAGATCAAGCAGAAGATGGCGGCGTTGGAGGCGATGCTGGCCAACGCATCGGGCGCAGTCTCAAAGGCCGTTGCGAAGAAGAAGGCCCGCGCAGCCCCTTCCGACGACAAGCCAAAGAAGGGAATCTCACCGGGCATGAAGGCATGGCACGAGTTCAACGCGCGCATCGACACGCTTCTGAAGGGTAATGAGGTCGCCTTCAAGCGCGTGGCGGATGCGAAGAAGTTTGCTTCCAAGCTGAAGAAGGAGAAGGTGATGACCAGCTGGACGGACGAGGAGATCCTCGCGGCACGTGACGCATGGGCGGAGGAGCACGAGCCCACATGCTCCTCTTGTAACATCGCACTCTCGGATGCGGATACGGACCACCGCGCCTGCGCGAGGGCCTTTGCGGAGCAGTTTAACGCCGAGGGGAAGGGATCCGTCATGGAGGGCATGAAAGAGTGGATGCAGATCAACGGTCTGCCCACCGTGGCCAACGCCGATGAGCCCCCTGCGGAAAAGAAGAAGGCTGGCCGCCCGAAGATGACCGCCGAGGAGAAGGCGGCAGCGAAAGCGGCGCGAGAGGCAAAGAAGCTTGACACAGTCGTTGTGGTGTCCGAGCCCTCGCCTCCACCCACACCTGCCAAGAAGAATCTTGGCCCTGCGCCTGGCGCCCCCGCCAAGCCGAAGGTCGCGTGGGCGGAGCCCCAAGTGAACCACGGTTTCTTGGAGGCCATGGAAAGCTACCTCTCGGCATCGACGTAAAGCCATCGCCGCGTAAAATTGAACCCACCCCCTATTTTTATTCGCCCATACCAAATGACCGAACGCCCATCTATTGTCAGCGCAATCCTCGAGGTAGTGTTGAGCGCGATCAGCAGCGAGGAATCCACCCCACAAAGTCCCCGATGGGTCCCTCCCTTGCGAGAAGTGATCGTTCAAGAAGTTCCCGCTCCGCTGAAGTGCCACCCCAGCCGTTTCTCCAACAACGGGGCGAAAGCCCCCTACATGGACAGATAGTCTCGACTACAAACAGATGGAGGCCGCGAGCAGAGGAATACGCGCAGTTCTTGAATTTTTTACGGAAGAAGGTCAGGTGGATGAAGCTCTCATAAAGTATGTAAAGCAGCTCGAAAAGGACTACGAAGAAGTGCAGGACATAACCCTCTTTATTTTCGCCGTGCGCAGTTTTTTCTGTTGGCATCGCGCCCCCGAACTTCTACAAAATCCCGCTCTCGTTGCGAACATTCGCAGAGTGTGGTTTGAACAGAACGATACCATGTATACAAGATGGTTATCCTCGGCAAATGACGAACATGAAGATCTAAAATGGTCGAAATGGACTTTCCAGGCGAAGAACTCAATACTGAACGAGTTTCTCAAAGAAGGAAAAGCCTAAGGATATCAGGCCTTTACATATAATCATATGTATAAGTCTGCCAAACCAGTAAAAAATATCATCGTTGGAGCCGGCCCAGCGGGTATTCAGCTCGCCTATTTCTTCCAGAAAGCCGGCATAGAGTATGTTATCCTCGAAAGGAATGCTCTCGCCGGCTCTTTTTTTGATCGCTATCCCCTATCGGGCCAGCTTATCTCTATCAATAAGCCCAATACGGGATCCGATAATCCCGATTTCAATCTTCGCCATGACTGGAACTCTCTGCTATCCGATGACGGTCCCAAGTTCACCGACTACTCAAAAGAGTATTATCCTGACCGCAAGGACCTCGTGCGTTATTTGAACGACTTTGCCGAAAAATACAAGATGAATATCAAGTATTCGCATAAGGTCCATAAGATTAAGAGGGTGGATGGTGGCTATGCGCTGAGTCTGGAGGAGCCAGGGGGCAAATGGATTTTCCGATGCGAGCGGCTGATCGTGGCGTCTGGTCTCGGTCTCCCAAACAAGGAGGGGATCGAAGACAACTCCAAGCGCCCCGTAAAACACTATGCCGAGTATGAGCGCGATTTCTTCAAGAAGCCCGAGAATCTGAAGGCATTTGAGAACAAGTCCGTGGCCATTCTCGGCAACGGCAACTCTGGATACGAGCTGGGAAATCTTCTGACACCCATATGTTCATCCGTGAATATAATCGGTAAGCGTTACAAGCCGATGGCAATGTCCACGCACTACGCCGGCGATCTCCGCTCTATTTATCTTCCGTTCAATGATACCTTTCTCCTGAAGAGTCTGAACGCACTTGACCAGATATCAAGCATCGCGGCCTCGGGCATCTCTATAGAGCAGGAGACGGCCGAATCCCCGTATAACTTCGTGACAAAATGCGGCACGTGTCCAGAACCGCACCCCTATAAACCATCTGGCAAGAAGTTCCGAGGCTTTGACCACGTGATTCTCTGTACCGGATGGAAGTTTGACACTTCCATCTTTGATCTCGAGCTCGAGATGACATCTAACAACAAATATCCGGCCATAACCCCCAAATACGAGAGTGTCAATAATAAGAATCTCTTCTTTATTGGCTCTCTCATGCACTCCCTCGACTACAAGAAAAGCTCTGGCGGATTCATTCACGGCTTCCGATATCTTATTGAGTATTTCTTCCACATAAACTATGACGGAAAACTGTCGATAAGTAAGTTCAAGAAGAACAATCTCAACTCACTTGTCACCCATATCCTTTATCGTCTCAACTATTCCTCCGCGCTCTATCAAATGTTCGGGCAAATGGTAGATGCGTTCATTGTGAACACGACGCAAAACGAAATAACATACATAGAGAATGTATCTTATTCTTTTTTGAAGTCGAGCTCGGTGAATGAGAATATGTTATATTTCACGATCGGCCTGGAATACTCAAATGATACACCTGAGACAGATAGTATAAGGATGCTCAAAAGGGAATCCATGATTGGAAAGGAGTCTAAATCACGACTGATCCACCCCGTCATGCGCGTCTTCAGGGATGTACCAAAGTTTACAAAAGTAATTGTCGACGAGATTCACTTTGACGAGGATCTGTTCGCCGATTTTACTGACCAACATCGCCACACCGACAAGCTCGCACGCACTCTAAAGATGTTTATCAACTGAAGCCTACTGTGGGGCTTACAATAGCCACGGGGGTAGGTGGTGGTTCCTCCTCTGTGCTATTCGGTAGCGAGGGTGTAGGCGCCATAGGCCCATCATCGCCCACCACATTGACACGGATTTCTTCTGGACGGACTTCTGCCAACTCCTGAGGCTCAACATGCGGCGGCGGGGTTTGAAGGATGAGTTTACGATTCGTAAGAAGACGCCTCCAGTCGGTTTCCAGGCTCGTTACTATGCCTGTAACATCCTGTGCCTGTTCCGGTGGTGGCGTAGGGGGCGCAGAAGGCAAAAGCTCCTTGATCCTCCTTTCGATTCTCGTGGCAAGTTCTTCTTCCACCTTTTTGTCAATATTAGGCATGACAGAGTTTGCCAAAATGTTTTTCTTGTAGCGAAGATGTAGCACGGCATCCGCGGCAAGTTTTCCAAGACGGGCCTTGGAAGAATCGAAGATCCGCGTGTGCTCGATGCCGTGACAGATGTCTGGAACCTTCAGATTCGGGACGTGCTTGAATACCACCTCGAACTCCTTGATTATATCGTCAGGGATTTGCGGAGACTGCTCAATAAGGCGGTCGAGATCCTGCCGACAGAACTTCAAGAAGTCCATCGCATCAATACGATCCATCGGATTAATCGCAATTTCCACCGCCAGTAAGCGCTGGAATTTGCCCCATGCGATACTCGCAACACGATTCGCCTCGGACTTCTGAGCATACTGGAAGAAGTTGCCGAGAGTGGTGAGAATCCCTGCGAAAATAGAGAGACCACCGAGCCCAGCACTCACATAGTTTTGCATGCGAGTATCATCTGGAGGAATGAAACTACCTACCGCAAAGTTCGCAGCTCCCGTCAACGTCGACAAAATAATCACAGGAATAGATATCCCCAGATTGAGCTGATAATATTTTTTCTCCGCGCGATCGTGCAGCCAACGATAGCACGAAGCCACGTCGGACCATTCTGCCATAAGTTGCTCCTGTTCCTTCGTCCAGCCGTTCAGGAACTTCTTAGATTTCGCCCCAGAAATATCAGCCGCACTATCTCTGCGACTTTCTGTCGGACTCGCGTTACTCGCCATTCTATTCTCAGAACTCATTTCTTTTTACCGGACTTCAATGTCAATATGCGCTTGCTCTGTTCGCCATTTATGAGTCCTTTTACGCGCATGCCCTTTGCGCCCTTTCTCGTATAGTTCTTATATAGTTGCGAATGATCATCGGGAACATTACACGTGGGGCAGCCACTCTTTTTGTGTTGTGATGTGTTGGAATCGGCTGTTCTTGGACCATGGTCCTTTTTGAAAAACTCAATATGAACATTGGGATTTTGAACGATCAAAATATCCTTTAGAATCGCCGCGCTACACATGTAATGATCAATATGCGTTTCCACAGGAAGGGCGTCATCCAGGAGTTGTTTAGCTGTGTCGCGAGTTAAAATATACGAATGCGACGCCGTGAATCCATATACACGATTCCAGGGCTTAGTAGGGAGATGTTCATACGTGAGATTCGGCCTATAACATCCGAGAATCCATATACCCCAACCCGAAGGTAGTGATGCCGATGTATCATTAATAGTATTCAACATGGACTCTGTTATTATGGCGTCATCTTCTAGAATAAGCCCCATGTTCGCACCGCTCTTTAAGAACTGTTTCCAGGCTTGAATATGACTGAGCGAGCAGCCCACCGCCCCGAGAGTAGCTATTTCATTATGACTCCGCCGATAGTTTCTGAAAATATTGAGTCGGGTGCGAATCGAAATGCGTTTATCCGTTCTGTAGTTCAGCTTTTTCCCGTTGATAGCCGCCGTCCGCTTCAGACCCTTTATCGCCTTAATAGCTGGCTGATCAGTGAAACGCTTCCATCTATCCGCTCGTTCTTTCATACTCACCACATACGCGGGCATATTAAAAATATTTAAATTTCTTTTCCGCCGTGTCTTCCCACGGTCCATCCTATTTAGGCCGTATTCTTTTTCTTGAATGCCTGGCCTTTCGCCTTCTGTTGAAGGCCCGTCTGATAAATCTTAATAGCAGCTTCGACGGTCAATACCTTCGGATCAACACCGGTGGGAACACCCACGAACTTCCGGGCCTTTCCTACAAGTTCCTTCTTGAACATATACACTCCATAAGGTCCATTACGGAACTCAAACGCTCCCAGCGTATGAAGCGCAGCCTCCGTTTTCTTAGTGAGTTTCGCAATAAGTGTTTCCGTAGTATCCTCCGCAGTCCAGGGCACCTTGACACCTGCACACTCCGCATAGACGCCATATGGCCCGGATTTCTTGAGAATAGGCTGGCCCTCATGATCGCCAATCGCCGTGGACTGCTGCTTTTCCGAAATAAACGCTGCCACCTCCGCCTCCGTGATTTGCTGGAAAGACTTGCCCTCGGGCCATCCGTAGAATACCGTAGCATCCTTGTCGGCGGGATTCTCTTTGAGAAGAAGTGGGCCCTTCTTACTCTGAACCGCCTTGATACCCCCTACAAAGAGTCGTTGGCGCGACGGCCCTGCGGCGACGGTCGCTTCGCCTTCTTTGAGGCTAGTGTATTTGGCTTTATAGGATGTCCACGTATCACGACAGAGTTGCTTCCACGGCTCCGCGCCTTCTGCGATACCGTCCAGGCGAGATTCCATCGCCCGCGTGAAATCGTAGTTAAAGAGCTGATCGAACTCTTTGAGGCAGAACTCGAGAACGGAGAGGCCGAGAGGTGTCGGGGCGAGCTTCTGTTTCTCCGCACCCACCTTCTTCGTTTCCATGAGACGGCTCGGTGGCCACATGCCCGGACTACCCAGCGAAATCCGCGGAGATTTCACTTCGCGCGCCGGCGTATCACGCTTCTCCGCATAGCCCTTGTCCACAACAGTTCCCACGAGGGCAGCGAACGTGCTCGGACGTCCGATTCCCCGCTTCTCGAGTTCACGCACCAGAGTTGCCTCTGTATAACGCGCGGCGGGTTTGGAATCGTGCGGCCAGGCTTCCAGACTCCTCCAATAGAGAGTGGTGCCGACGTCAATCTTCGCCGCCGTGGCCCACTCATTCTCAGCCACCTGCTGTTCATCCTCGTCGTCCAGATTCGCCGCCGCCGCGCCAATCCGTCGCCACCCCGCAAAGATCTGCCGCTTCCACGTGGCTCGCCACTCAAACTCCCCAGGATCACCTGTGGCCACGAAATCCACCGTGCGCTGCTCACCCTTCGCTGCCGCCATAACACTCTGAACGGCGCGATTCCAGATGAGCTTATAAAGCTTGCGGTCAGGCGCGGTCCAATCATCGTCCGTAGGAAGTTCCGTTAGCTCGAAATGGGTGGGACGAATCGCTTCATGGGCCTCCTGCGCAGCGGGAGGTCCAGCTGCGGAGCGACTTTTGTCGCGAGGCTCATGGGGCTCCTGCGGCTTGGCCTCGGATTTCTGGGTGGCCTGAAGCTTGGATTTCTTGGAAGGGCTGCTCGCCGTCGCCACCGCGAGATATTCTTCTCCGAAGGCTGTCCGAACCCAGTTAGCCGCGGCAACCTTGGCTTCCTCCGAAAGAACCGCGGAATCCGTGCGCATATAGGTAATATGCCCCGCCTCATACAGCCGCTGCGCAATCTGCATCGTGCGTTTCGGCTGTAGACTCATCGTCGCAGAAGCTTCCTGCTGAAGCGTGCTGGTGATCAAGGGTTTCGGAGGTTGCTCTGTAGTGGGACGCGTATCCGCCGATGTCACCTTGGCATCTGACTCTTCGTGGATATTCTCCAGAAAGTTCGTGGCCGACTCCTCGTTCTCAAGTTCCTCTGTAAGGACAGCTTCAAAGGGCTGTGCTTTAGCGCCAGTAGCCCATGTGCCCTTCACTTTCCAGACCGTGCTAGTCGTGTGCGCGCGAATGGCCTTCTCCTGATCTACAAGCAAACGCAGAGCCGGTGTTTGGCATCGCCCTGCGGATAGAGCCGATCCCACGTATTTCCACAGAAGAGGAGAAATGGTGAACCCGACCATCATATCGAGAACCGCCCGAGCCTGTTGCGCATTCACGCGATTCATGTCAAGGCGACGGGGATTCGCAACAGCAGCCTTGACTGCCGACTCTGTAATCTCGTGAAACACCGCCCGAGGGGTTGTTGCGGGGTTGAGTTTCAGGAGTGTCAAGACTGAATACGAAATGGCTTCGCCTTCGCGATCATCATCAGAGGCCAAGTAGATCGTGCTGGCCTTCGCCGCCGCTTCCTTAATCTGCGCAATCGCCTTGGACTTCTCCTTGATCCACTGAAAGCGCGGCTCGAAATCACGGTCCAGTCCAACTGCGCCCAGATCTTCTTCCAAGCTCCGAATATGCCCCATGGTTGCGATAACGCGCCAACCAGCTCCAAGAAAGCCTTGGATCTTGGAACACTTTGCAGGGGATTCCACGATAAGTAGGGAGCTCATGTTGTTTCACTATATGTGGGTGTGCTGAAACAATTTTACTTGGCTCAAGGGCCTAACACATTCTCTATAAGATAAGTAGATGAGCAATACTACACCGCAGACGTATATGTTCGTAGATGAGGATCTAGGGTCATCTTTAGAGTGGAGAAAACAGGGGTCGGTTAATAATAATTTTCCAGCTGCCTTTCAAGGATATCGCCCCGCGAACACGAAGCCGTTCCCTTTCAAAGTCACGAAGAAATCGAGCGCGGCATTTTTAATTCCCAAAGAGCCTGAGGTAGTGGCGGAAAAAAAGGGGTCCCTATTTGCCTCCGTTCGATCAATGCTTTCTGTTCCCGAACCTGGGACAAAGCCCGGACCCTGAGATCATAACTATTTACTTAATAGGATGCAAGATCTTCCATGTTTTTGTATAAACTTGGATGATAGACCGGATAAATGGCTCGATACAAAAGCGGCGTTTGATGGAACGGGTATTAAGATACAGCGTTTTTCGGGTATACGCCACAAGGTGGGTTGGCGTGGCTGTGGCGCGGCACATGTGGCTGTTGCGAGAGAGGCGATGCGTCGAGGACTTCCTTGGGTCCTTATTATCGAGGATGACTGCCTTCCTGTTGCTGATTTTAGCCAACGCTGGCCTATCGTGAAAAAGGCCTTGTGGAATGAGCGCGGGGCCTGGGATATTTTCCTCGGTGGCCCGACCTATGTTCAAGGACCCATCGAACATAAAAGTCAGCATCTTGTAACTATTGATACGGCATTCGCGTCACATTTCTATGTTCTTCATGCGGCTGCTTACGAACGAGCTATTGCGTGGAACCCTGATCGACATGGTCCAATAGACTTGTATTATTCCAACCAGTTCCGTAAGGTCACAACACATCCCATGTTAGCTACCCAGAGAGCATCTCTGTCGGATATCAAAGGAACTGTCATCGACTATTCCTATTTTTTTGATGAATCCGAGGACAATATACAGCAGCTGATGTATGCGTATAGAACACGCGGAGGAACAGTTGCTCTGTTAGTTGTTAGTTTGTTGGCTATTTGGCTAATCAGCAGTCGTCGGTGAGGTTAGGACGGCAACAAAAACAGGTGAGGCATTATAGCCCCACGTGTGTAAGTGGCTTTATGATCCTAAATATTCTTTATATATAATATACTCGGTATGGAAAATATGTTTGGAATGATTCGTGGAAAGTACTTTGGAGAGCCACCACTTTACGTAGATAAAACTCTCGCAGCGGGCATGACAGATCTACCGAAACCCACCGTAATATCGTGGATACGTAGTTCACCTTTTGTGCTCATAGCAACACCCAACTTTATCTGGGCGGTTATCTCATTACTTCTTTACACAGCAGCCCCCTATAATCTGGGGTCCGACTCAGCCGCCGCCCTAGCACCCATAAGTTCCAACTTTTTCCTAGAACGCTTTCCATTATGGTTTGCGATTACCTTTGGCTACTTTTCATTCTGGCATCTCAGCTTGTATGGTCTAAACATGGCCAATCGCCCCTTTATAGAAAACCGGCCATATAGTCTTGACAAGCTTGCACATAATGTATTATGGACTACGTCGGGTATTGCCATATGGACTGCTTTTGAGAACGTCTTTGCCTACTTATGGGCAACTGGTCGTTTACCCTACATTTCTGATATGAATTCTATGTCAACCCCGTGGGGTATAGCTGCATTTTTATGTAGTCTCATGGGTGTTCCCTTATGGCGTAGCATCCACTTTTATTTTGCCCATCGTTTCCTACATTATACCCCTCTGTATAAGCAAGTTCATAGTCTACATCATAGAAATACAGATATTGAACCATTTTCAGGGCTGTGCATGCACCCTGTAGAGCACTTATACTATTTTGCGTGTGTCCTGCCGAGCTTAGTCTTTTATTGTAGTCCATATACCTTTGTCTGGAATGGTGTTCACTTACTATTGAGTCCCGCGGCCAGTCATAGTGGCTATGAAGACCACTTTCAGAGTGATGTCTTTCATTATTTACACCACCGGTATTTTGAATGTAACTATGCAGGGAGTGATGCCGCCTTTATGGACATAGCATTTGGGACGTTCAAGGCCTCATTCAAAGATCATCCTGTGGATCAATACGGTCCAAAGCCCCGCGAAGATGCCAAAAGCACTTTACGTATACTGCCTACGCAAGAGTTTACAGTATATCTTTCGGCTTCTAGCCTTTGTGTGCTTGCATGGATATACGCCGCACTCCAGAGAACTTCCGTAACGGCAAACCAAGCTTTGGCCCTGGCATCGGCCGTTGGATTTGGCCCTGTTATTCTAGCTAATCTTGTGAGTAAGCTCTACAGTTCAGGAAACACCCCGCATCCAGTTAAAATGTCTATCGCAGCGAATACACTACATCTATTATTTGGAATCCTCTTCTGTAGCGTTCCCATAACTTATGGATGTTGGCTAACACTCGTCCCTAAAAATTGAAATAGTAGTTGACCCCTGCTAAATATAAAATGATCGAGCGTTTCTTCCGTAATCTGCGTGAGATCAAGACAAATCCTCTCGGCCGCTGGTGCCTCGATGATAAGCGTAAAACTAACTGGAAGGTTGATATGGCGAATATCGACCATTGTGGCACATGTTCCTACCACAAATCTGCTCCTAAGATTAATAATCAAGGGGCTCTAGTTATCTTTGCGAAGAAGGAGAATGCTGTTCTCATTATTCGCAAAAATGTTTAATGTATTGCTTCTGATTGCTATGATGCGAAGCTGGCAAAAAGGGGTATACAACAAAAAAAATAGGTAAGAGAGCAAATCGCTACATCTTCCTCTTTTTTCGGCGGCTCCTCGGGGGGCTTACTGGATAGAGGGTTGTTCACGAGAACATCTGAGGGGGGAGGCATTCCTATTTGTCTCCTCGGAAACTGGTGGAGGCGGCGGAATAGGCGTGTCCGAAGTCCAGAACCGATTAAGAGGACCCCCTGCCATCTCTATCCAGTCACCCACGGCGAATGCGTGCCCCGCGGGCTCGTCGGGTATGACGAATATACATTCCGCAATCCGCTCAATGCGCGCAAACACGAACTTTTTGAAGTCGCTGCCACCGCCGCCTGCCATACAGTGTATGTATTCCTTTCCAACCTCGAGCGCCGTCCAAGCCACTTGCGTCTCTGGAGAGTAGTCCTGGAAGTCCATCGTTGTAGTTGACTGACGAGGTGACCGTCGCCTTCAATTTTAATAGGCGAACATCATCCCACCACGCCCACCATATACACGAAAGATGTTGTAGGTCTCGGCCCACACATACACGAGGAATCGGGGGACATTATATGTATCGGTGTAGCCTGCGAGCGGATTCAGATCCATTCGCAGATTAATACCTACCACCTTATCCAGATTCGCTTCTCCACAAGGCTGACTGGGTGGAAGTGTTCCCGATTGATATGCGAACGGTATATTATACATATAGCGATTTACCCACGGTGATTTCGTCATTTCTATACTCGGGATGAGCGAGCGGAATATGGACGGAGTCGTTGTGCTGTATCGGAAGAGTTTTCCTTCGTAGATAAGATCCACGGCGCGAATGGGCTCCGAGTTTCGGAAGGCAAATCCAGGAACGAACTCCGTATACACCCGTGTGTTGATCTGGCTCGCATTCGGCCACCAGGGTCTGCTCGTTCCCACCCCTGAAAGATCTCGTGTAGCTAAAAAGGGAGCGTTGAAATACGGGGCCTCATAGCGCTGTAGGTAGAAAAAGAGATTCCGTGTAGGATTCGCGATTTTCAGATAACAGTTGGCGACGGATATTCCATTCGTATCCACCGGATCAAACGCGTAGTGTTGTAGCACGGGCACTTGGATATCCGCCAGACGAAATCTGTTGGCCTCAGGTTTATCTAAATAGATGTATTCGGCCATGATATACGTGTCACCGAGAACCTGTAGGAGTTGTGTCGTAGGCATGACGGCATCTGGGATCAGGCTAGCCTTCGTGGCGACATTCGGATCTCCGCTGAGGCCAGAAATATCCGTTCCAGCAGGGTTGGCGTAGTAGAATCGAGAGTTGTTGATAGGGAAATATGCCTCCGCACCGGCAGGAACTCCCCTCAGGCCTGCGATGCTTTTCTGGGCCGTGCTGACATAGAGGACGGTAGGCGTATTGAATTGAATCGACAGCTTTACAGGGTCGGCGGGGAGCGCATCAATCGGAAGGAATGTCCCCGCGTCTCCAGAACTAAACCAGAATGGTAGGGGCGTAGTCGCTTGGACCGGAGTGCCAGTGCCGCCGAACTCTCCTGGAGTAAAGTTGGACGAATCGCGCGGCAGCAGTTTATCCATTAGACTCACTTTCTCCAAAGGGGTGTAGTATTCATCCAGAACTTCGAGAAGTCGCCCGTCGATCTGTTCTACACGGGAACCTCCGATCTCTATCGTGGCATTTTGGAGAAGAGCGTGGCCAAGAGAGTTCGTCCAGCCGAATGTGGGACCCACGAAGGTCTTTCCATTTGCCGCGCACCAGCTGCGCGCAGCGTCTTGTGGCGCGGCGATATCCGGCATCGTCGTCACGAGATAAAGGCGGGAAATGAGATGCCCCTTTCTCGGAAGGGTTATGACGGACTTATTTCCGAGGGTGGGGAGTGTGTCAAAATCCAGACGAACCCACTGCGTCGTAAAACGCCCCGCGCGAATGAAGGCTTTCACGAAAAAGGTGATATTTGGCTGCCCTTTTTGACAGAGGAGTCTGGAATCCTGAACTCCTCCGTAAATAACTCGCAGCAAGGCGGCTACCATCTCCTTTAAAGAGAGATGGGATACTTAGACCGTTGCTTTAGGAACACGGATTTGCACGCGCGAATCCGTGGGTGTCCAAGCAGATCTTCTCGGCTTTTCGTAAAACCGCGTTTTCCATAAATATACACCAACCACCCCTAAACACACCATCAGAACAACGATTATTGGAATAAATACAGATAAAAGATACGTGTTCTCAGCAGGTGGTGTATTATATTCGTAAATAGTTGTTATATACTCTGAAATGATCTGAGTAATATTCACAATAGTATTACCTGGAACCGCCTTTGCGCTTTCTGTGGCAGAAGGTGTCATGCTAATGGTCGTTGTAGCGGTGGGCGTCCCAGTCGCTGTCATCGTGTCTGTGATTGTAGCTGTTGGGCTCGGGCTAGCTGTTGGGCTCGGCGTAGCTGTGGGCGCAGGAGTCGGCGCAGGAGTGGCCGACTGTGTGGAAGCCGCCACAACATCCGCCACTTGAGCCGCAGCCACATTCTCCGCCACACTGCCGAGCGAAGAAATCGCACCAGCTGCATAATACCACACGATGGTTCCCGAAGATCCCACGGAAATATTGCCCAGAGGAAGAACCGCTGCGTAGGAGCCGTCTGTAGGCGTGGGCGTCGCCGGCGCCAGCGTCAAAGGATACGTATTATAAACATTCGAAAACGAACAGCACAGGGCATAGGCCGTCATAACCCCAGGCGTCTCCGAATAGAATAACACACCTTCATTCGTATTGGTAATCATGATCGCACGAGATGTCTGGTTATTTGCTGTCACCGCTGTGAAGTTGCCCGTGTTCAGATTTCCGCGCGTCTTTGTGTTCACATCCGTCATTCCAACATAATCGTCGCGAGTGCCCGTCCATATAATAACATTCTGTAGGAGCGCCGTGTCATTATTTATCACTCGCGTAGTTATCTTTACAAAGCTATCGTTTAATCCCAGGGAAAAGGTATTCCGCATAATGACCTGCTGGCCCGATACGGTAAATGACCTAGAAGCTGTTATTTGCCCGTGTCCTACTGACTTCGCCGTGTCGCTGGTGTCCACAATAAACCCAGAATAATCCGTCTCGGAGTTTGTAGCCGTGAGAGCATACAGATTCAATATATTGGCACCACTCCAGTTAGGCGAACCCGTTCCCGTTCCAATGGCCGTATCGAGCGGATAGTTCGCAAAAGTGAGTTTATACCAGGCGGACGCACTATGAGAATAATACCACGGCTGCTGAAATAGACCCCAGGTATTTACAGAGGTTTCTACCCCCGTTCCGAAACGCAGATTTGCGTTCGCAAATACACAGGTAGGGGTGGAACACCCTGTAGAACCTATTACGTCCTGGCCGGCAACAAGCGAGCCAATAAACGCAAGAAGCTTGAATAACATTCTATTAGGGCGGCAGGGGATTTTCTACGTGGCAGTTAGGATGGCCGAAGTAGGCGGCGGAAAAATACCGAAAATAATCCACCAAATTTGGCTGGGAACAAACGCACCACCCACTGAGTGGATTCAGACTGTCAAGGACTTTGGGCATAAGTATGGATATGAATATAAGCTCTGGACGGAGCAAAGTGTAGAATCTCTGAACTGGGAACTCGTTCCGGGTCTTCGGCGAGAATACGCGAAATTCAAAAAGGAGATGGCCGGTCGCGCGGATATTATTCGGCTTCTGGCACTATTCCAACACGGAGGGCTCTATATTGACGCAGATTCCGTCATAATGAAACCCGAGAAGTTCGCGGATTTCATGGAGAAAAACAAGGCGGGGGTCTTCTTCGGCTGGGAGAATCTAAAAAAAGCGCACACGCGGAAAATGGGCGATCTCGGCCCCGGACTTCGTGGAGCGAAACGCCTCGTTGCGAACGGCCTTATCGGAGCGGCGAAAGAACACCCCTTTCTGAAAAAGCTGCTCGGTGGCCTTATTTCCAACGCGGAAAAGGAAGCGGGGGCCGCGGCGTGGAGACGCGTGGGGCCTCTTTACGTTACACGCACCTATATGAAAAGCCGCAAAGAGTTCCCCGACGTCCACATTTATCCCATGAAGCTCTTCTATCCGCGCCACTGGAAAGGCATAACGGATCCAGAACTTCATAAAAAGGTCAAGATTCCTGATGAATCGATGTTATTCCAGTATGGTTATACTACCAACCATTTCGATCGACATTTCAACGCGCGGCGGGGGAAAACGCGGAAGCACGCAGTCGCTTAACCCAGCGTGTAATATATACTACACTGTTGATGTTGTTGATATCTTTATAACACACATACCTGCGATGTGCGTACTCATTGACTTCAAGGTCGTCGATACTCTTATCAAGGTTTGAACCATAGTTCTCGCTTGAAGCCAGTTTCTTTATTTCTTCATATGAACACCTGTGTGGGGATTCACCTGTAGAACAAATCTGGAACCCCTGCGAATCTGTATTATATTTTACCGATTTCTTCGCACCGTGGTCCATGGCATAGGTATCATTATCATACTGCGTCGTAAACTCTTTCCACCCGTGATCAAACTCGGGATCTTTCTCGGTTTGTCCAGCAGTGTCATCCATGGTCACATTGCTCTCATGCGCAAATGTCTCGCGTGAACTCTTTACGCGCCCCTTTTTAATCGTAAGCTGTCGAGAGGTGTATGTTTTTACTTTGCTGAAATCACCCTTAGCGTCAATCCAGTCCAGATATTGGTTGATTAAGCCCACGTTAGTGAATACATGCGGCGCACCAAGGCCTCGTTTCTTATCGTTTCCACAGAAACGACCGGCCAAGCCCTGAGCCGCCACATTAACGTCCCCAGTAGGAGCATCATGTCCTATACCGATGTATGTATCATTCAGACGCTTCCCAGCCCGCCAGAATTCTTTAATCAGTAGAATGGTGTGCTTCCTCGGGCGGGTGCTCATATGATAATCAAGATCATCAATACGATCTACAGCCGAATGATTCATGGCAGTCCATCCCTCTCGAGCACAAATACACATTATTTTGGCCTCGAGCTCGCTGTTTTTACGCGACTTTGAAGGGAGACGAATCACGTGCCAGTGTGGTTCAACGAACGTGTCGCTGATAAACGCAATGAGCTTGTTAAGTTCCTCTTCATCCGTCAGATCGTATGATTCATGTAGGCGCTTTTCCTTAATAAAGTGGCGGAATCCAGTATATGCTTCTGATGATTTCAGAATAACAATAGAATGGTTCTCTTCACCCCACGCCAGCGTATCGCGCAATGTAGCACCAGGAGTCGCACTCACTTCGAGCAGCTTAATATTGCGTTTCTTCAGGACGGACAAGTTCAATAGCCCCAGATCCCGTAGCATACCGGATATCTGATGATCCTTCTCGGCACCAATATGACACTCGTCAAATATGAGAAGAGCATCCTCCGCATTCGCGAGATTTGTATAAAATCCATCTTGACGATCTTTCGTATTCAGGCGGCCACGGTGATACACGCGATTCCTGAATGGTTCGAGCATATCGTTTTTGGTCTGTTTCTGCCAGTCGGTGTCCGACATACCCGTTATAATAAACACATTGTTTGGATCAACGATGTGCGTATCGCTTGGATGCGTACATGCGAGAAAGGCCGTTTCGAGAAATGTCCCCGTCTTTCCAACTTGGGGCTCAGCAATCAGTGTTACAACTGTTTTCCCTTTCTCAAAAAGTTCTTGGCAAATTTCCACTGCGGCTGTTTTCTGGTTTTCATATACAATTTCACGGTCCTCACCTTTTTTCCACTTGACCTCGTTCTCCTTTGCTTTATAGCAGGCCCGTAAATAGTTTCTCTGTCGTTCCTCGGGACTCAAGCTCATTTGTATAAGCATAAGATGCGTATACAGATAGTCAATTTTTGACAGCTTAACTTTACCGCCGCCCGCCTTTCTGCGCCTTTGCCTTTACAGCCAGGGGATTCAACGCGAGTGCATAATAGGGGTAATAAAAGGAGCTGAACAGGAAGCTCAGCACGGTGTATACGACCGTCATAGTTCCCGAAGTTCCAATCGACACGTTGTAGTTATACGAAAGAGTCGCCGCGCCTATGCTGAAAAGAGCTATAAAGATCATATAAACGAAGATAACGATTACAGACATACCGTATAGGCCCGCCGCATCAGGGTGGCTGCTACTAAATCCTTCATGGCCAGAAACAGCCGCTGCGACATTTGTCACGTAGTTTCCGAGACGACTATCCATACTATAGTATGCTGTGAATTTAGTCCTCGAACATCGGATTCGCCATACCATTCTGGAATCGTAGCCAGTTTAACGCAATACAGAAGACCTTTACTTCCCAGTTGCCGTCTAGAATACCTCCAGGGGGCTTCACATCCAGAACCAGGCGAAGAGAGCTTACACGACTTGCGTTAAAACTTCCAGATGGCTGGAACTCACCGGGTGTGCGGGCGAACGGATAGCCGTAAACGAAGTTATTATACGCGATCATACCACCCTTATGAGCCGCAGCAATCAACTGACGATAATACTGTTCCTCCGCATCACACAGAGTCACGCCATTCGCCTGAATAATCGCATTCTGTAAGAGGGGCTGAGCGGCGACGCGCGGATTCCACTCCGCATCTAAGACTGACGAATAGTTCGTCCACGCATTGTTATCGCGCACACCTCGACGACGCACGAACCAGATGATTTCCTCCAAAGGATGATTTGCTTCCAGCGGTAGCTGAATACGGATTACATCGTCGGCTCCCCTCTTTCCTACCGCGTATTTGAGTGGCTCCTCGAAATAGAATGTCTGTAGCTCACGGTGCATAATCTCAAAAGGAGCGCGCAACATTCGCTGTCGGAATGCACCGTTGATAATGGCACTCTGTGTGAGAAGTTGAATGAATTTAAACGACGGCGGCGCAACCGGTGTTGCCGCCAACTTCGCCGTGGCCCCCAGGCGCATCGCGATTTTAGTGTTGAGGGGAACAGCATCACAAGAATCCCGATACCCACGGAGCTGTCGCACACATTCTTCAAATGGTCGCAGCGTAATATGAATCTTCACAAGTCCCTCACGCACGGCAATCATCGGAAGACCCTCACGACGGGCCGTACGCATATAGAAAAAGGGGAGAAGGCAGTTCAGCGTGCCGTCCTCTGTAGGGAATAGACGCGGGGCCTGTTCAGCCATTAGCATCCGCATCGGAAGGCGACCGAGATGATCATAGGCGATTCCGAAGCTGCGATTGTAATCGCCGTAGAGGATATTGAACACGTTGATAAAATCGCCGTCGATCGTTTCAATCGTCTTACCGTCGATCTCAAGTTCCGCCTGGGCGATAATAGCCGTGCCCAGACTATTTGCGTATTCCCACGCCGTTCCAGAAACATCATAGGAAAGAAGGCCCGCCTCGACCTGGAGTTGCGATTGTGGATCTAGCCAATGATCCAGCCGGATCTGGAGAATCGTTCCGAGAAGAACATCGCCGACAATCAGCGAACCGAGATCAAATGAGAAGCGTTGGCCGAACGCACCCGGGCCGCGCAAAGGGATTTCCTGGACCACGGGCGTGAATGCCAGAACACGCCTTTCCGTATTGCGGGCGAACCACGTAGTCTCTGTCTTTAAAGGGAAAAAGTCGTTTTCTTGAAGATCACGGTTCGTAAGATCCAGTAGAGTCGTTATCGTCCCGAGGGGTTTTTTCTGTGTATCAACGGGGCTATCATAGTTGATTTTCTGTATGTCCGATGCGAGAGGAATACCTTGGGCCGCGGCGGGCGAACTCGGTATCACGGCGCTTGTATTGCCCTGCGCATACGCGCCCCTATAGCTGGCGCCGTCACCCGATGCGAACTTTTCCATAATAAACGTTTTTTTGAGATACGAGCTGACTTCCTTTACGGAAGGACCCGACGACATCCTCTGACTACCGTAGTGGGCCAATCTTTAAGGGGGGCTTAATAGGGTTGCGCGTTGAATTGAAAATGAGCCTGGCCGAGCATTTCGGGGGAATATACGTTATCAATCTGGATCGGCGGGCGGATAGGCTGGAAGAAATAACAGAAGAACTCGGGCGAATGGAGCTACCGTTCCAGCGCTTTTCGGCGATAGATCGGAAGCCTGGGATTCTCGGATGTGGCCTTTCGCATTTGGCCGTTCTCAAAGAGGCTCGGGAGAAGGGTCTGAAGAACGTACTGATTTTCGAGGATGATTTCACCTTCCTTGTAGATAAGGCGACATTCTTCCAGCAGATTGAGAAGCTGTTCGAGCAACAGCCAGTATTTGATGTGTGTATGCTCGGGTATAGTCTAAAACATTATCGTATACATTCGCCGCTGCTCTATAAGGTCCTGGAGGCCCAGACGGCCTCCGCATATATCGTCAGCAGCCAGTTTTACGACCCGCTCATTAGCCTGTATGAAGAGGCCATGCCACTCCTGGCAAAGACGGGGCGCCACTGGGACTATGCGAATGACCAAATATGGAAGAAGCTGCAGGCGAACGCCGACTGGTTCGCATTTAAGAAGCGCATAGGGCGACAGAGGCCTTCTTGGTCGGATAACTCCGAGGCCTTCATGGATCATGGGGTATAATGTCGTGTGCCAAAACTGGGTGTCAGTAGTAGTCCCGAATCTTCTTAATATGAGCCTTCAGCCGCTGTTCGAACTGAGCAGTCGTCTCCGAATCCTCCTTTGAGACAATCGACAGCCCAGATTCTTTTGAGATAATCTCATACGCGTTCTTGTTTTTTAGTCCATTGTAATGCACTAAAACACCGAAACACCGGGCTGCGACCTCGTTCGCCTTGGCGCGCAACTTCTCAAATGTATTCACGAAATCCACGAAATCCCCGTCCTTGTCGCGTTGGCCGGATTTCACTTGAATCCCGATCCACAGCGCTGCCTCCTCGTCCCTATGAAGGGAGTCGATGGCCTGATTACCCTGAGAATCTTGCGATAGCTGGAGAATAGTGCGTTTGATGGCCCCGTCGCCCAGAATATGCTCCATATCGGAAAACGCATGCTCCATGAATCGACCACAACGCCCTTCGAGGCTCCGCCCCTCTGCCGCAGCTGTTCCGGTAGCAGCTGCCGCTGTAGCCGATGCCGCGCTCAGCGTATTGATGAAACGCTCCTCTGTGCGCAGTTCGCCGCCCTTGAACGCCTTCCTCTGAAATGTCAGCATCGCCAAGATGGCAAATACAATAGGATTCTCATGCGGCTTGTTCATAGGGCGCAGCATCGATTTGTCCTTCCAATCCTGAAGATGAACCCAGTCTCGCCCGCGCTGCGTAAGAATATTGGTATGTTGCCGCATTTCCGAGTGATCCAGGGTGTTCGCTACCTTTGGCATACCAGGAACACCCATCGGCTTCAGAGAAACCTGCATACCATCGATGGAAAGATTTACCCCCGCCGCGTGATCCTCAATAGAATCCGATTGGAGTGGATGACCCTTAATCTTATTAATCTGGTCGGCATAGTCGCGCGCGAGCTTCGAACGTCCATACGTATGCTCAAAATCGGGCGTGAAAATCAGCTGCCGCACTTCCGCCTCATCCATCGGCCTCGACTTGTAGTTCGTCGCCTGGCCGCCCCCATACGTCCACTCAAAATAGCGCTGCTCACCCGAGGCCATTGTAAAACGAACGTACTGGGACTCCGTCGTGTTAATCATGTGCTCCGTAGTGAAGCTATCGCGCATGTTATACAGCCCGGACACCGTGATGGGACCGTTCACCACGTCCTGAAGGCCGGGCATATTGGAATGAAACATGTGCGGCGTGTCATATATTACCGGCTCCTTTCCTTCCGCGAGAAACACGCCGACGATCCGCAGCCTACCCTCGTGAATCTGCCGAATGAATTGGTTCTGAATACCCTCTAAAAAATAGCGGAACTCATCCTTATTCTTCACGAGATCCTCATGCCCGGCAAAGTTCGGATTCACCGCCACTTCCCACGTACGAATCCCGAGCTCCTCGAACTTATCCACAACCGGCTGCGACCAAATAGTCGCATCATTGTAATACCGCGTCACACCACGCAGGCCGGCGAGATTCTTGGGCGGTGTCGGTTTCGGGATCCGTGAATCTTCCAGCCCCTCCTTCGCGGCCCTAATCTGCGCATCCACATCCGTCTCAATCTGCCAGAAGGTCCCGTCGCCATTATCCCACTGAATCGTGTGCGTTCCCCCGGTATACATGAAGGGCAAAATCGCCCCGTAGCCGCGTGCGTCGATGCGCGCAGGGCCTTCTTCCGTCGCCTCCGTCCTTTTCACGCAATAGGGTGTAAGCTTACTCATATAGATATCCTTCGTGTGCGGCATATTGGTCGCCTTCAAGAAATATCGAGTCTCCTGACCCTCAAACACGTCCACCTTGCAGACAAACATAAACTCAGCCGTGGGCGCGTCATCCCCGTGAAGCCGGTAGTAGTGGCCAATATTCTGGAAGTCCTCTGATGATGTCGTGACTGCCGTCGCAGTCTTCAAGTCGTCATACTTTGCCGATACCCAGCCACCCATGCGAATCGTCTCCATTGTTCCTGTGATAACATAGACTTAGTTCCTTAAGCCCCCGCGTTAGTTCCCGTATTTGAGAAATCCCCTGTCTTTTTCAATCATATAGAGTGCCCATGTATCCACGATTGCCGTCATTTCCGTGCTAGGTGTCCCTGTAGGAAGTGCGAGGCCGGTGTAAAGAGTTGGGCGATCGGCCGTAGTGAAGTTCACGGAGCCTTCTGGTTGGTATCCGGTGCGCCCGCGAACAGCTCCGAGATCCCAGGACATTTCTCCAAATCCGGGGCCCGGATCACGTTCCTCTTTTACGAGATGTGTCAGAGTATTCCATATAAAGGGCGTGAAAAACGTCTCCCGATCGCGACCCGCTATAATAAGTCCCTGGGCAGTATAATATTCGCCCGTGCCGTTCGAGAACTTCCAGCGCCTGTTCGCACGTAAATCGTCCTGCGCACGAAGAAACCATATGGCACGAGAAGCCGGATGCTGGGCGTCTACACGCCGTGTAACAATCGCGGAGACCCCGCGAAGAAGAGGGGCGTAGTCTGTGGGTCCGAATGTATATTTATTCTCATATATGCGGCTGAAGGGGATTTCAATAGTGGCCTTCCGAAGCTCGAGCTGTGTCTCTCCATCCGTGTAAATATGCCGTGTTTCCAACTGTAGAGTCGGAGATGCCATGGCAGTCTTTGCAAGGGGCTTGAAGTTCCCAGTCGGCGTCTTCATCTGCGCGAGAAGCCATGGGGTGGGCGCAGCGGAACTGGAACACTCCACAATATTCTCGAGTTGCCGGAGCTCGAGGCGGAGCTTGAATGACTGATGGCGCATGGCGATACTCGGGAATCCGGTTTCCCCGCCTATAAAGGGTAACTCGAGGCGAAGACGAGAAGGCGTTGCCGCAGCGGCAATACTCTCCGCTGATCCATCATGCCAGCCCGCGAGTTTATTTTCCAGATAGGCGGAGGCCAGATTTCCCCGAGCAGCTCTGGAAGCAAAGAGAGCATCCCCGCTGTACTCCATAAGAAGCATCTTATCCTGGAAAATCTGGATCTTACTGAAAAGGAAATAGCCGATGCCATTCGTATAGCCGTAGGCATTCCCGGCCATGTCCGTTATAGTCGTCGTGGGATTCAATGCGGCCTCAACAGGTGGGAGCCAGGTCGGGAGATCAATGAGCACCGTAGGGTGGACAAATATATCGCCGGCAATCTCGAAATCGAACTCACAGCTTCTGCCGAACTCCGCCCCGTTCAGAGGAGGTATACGCCGTAGTTCATGAATCAACGGCGGATTGTGATCATAGCGATTCTCAAAAGGGTTGAGAGTCTTGTCCGGATCTTCCGCGAAAAAATAAGTGTCTTTGTTCCCACGTGCGACGGACTCATAAAGAGCTCCCTCGGATGTGAGACCTGCGCGACTCGAGGCCATTCTGTAAATACGATAGACTACTCTATAGGCGGGTTTACTACTTTCAGATTGATCGACGCTGCCTTATCAGCACGACTTGGCAGATCGAGTTCTGCGTCCCTACCGTGACGCATAAAGGGGACAGTAGTCTTGAACGCTTCACCATCATTGACCCATTTGGTCATATGCGCCTGAATATCTACATATCCTGGATCGGTTGAGTGAAAACCCACGCGTTGTAGCTCTTTCAGAAGCCGTATAGTTTCTTTTAGACGATCAGCCTTTGTTTTCTGGGGTAGCGGAGGCATTTTCTATTGAATCATTAAGTATTTCAAAATCATTTATAAAGCGCGACATATTCAACGTCTACGACGACTATATTTTTTTTGAAGAGTATAGCGTTTGTTACGCCTTGTTTTTTTGTTATTATTTCTGTGTTTACGCTTATTCTTACGTCCACCCTCCATAGGGGCTTCCGTGGGTTTAATTGTCCCCAACATAACCTGTGAACGTCTGCCAGTAGGAAGCACCAACCATTTATCTCTTTCGGCGTCAGTCATTGGGAATGAATATATATAACTATTGTTATCGGCTAAAGCTCGGATAGTCTCCTGGTATGCAGCTTGTGTAGCTGCATCCGGTACTCGCTTATTATCTATAATTAATGATCTATACTTAGTCCGATTCATTGCAATCAATAATCTACGAGCATCATCTGTCGGAATTTGAAATGTCTTTAGTTGATCTGGCCTTAGCCCAACAAATTGTTTGTCGTATTCTCCTGAAAAAAACCCTCCGCCAGGGCCGACACCACCAACACATAAATCTTCATAATATTTTCCCCAGTTTAGTGCGCTACGGTATCCCTTTGTAGTAGGATTATTGTATATATCACATAAGGTATTATATAACGGGTGATTTCTAGTACTGCGTGTAGTGCCTGTACCATTTATCGGAATCTGGCATCTATTCCATATAGTTTGCTCCTCGATAGGATACGTATTGAATTCGGGAGAACGTGCAAACTTAGAATCTGTTTTAACTTGGTCAATAACAGCCTTTACCCCCTCCCAGTCTCTTGGAACTCTCGTGCTTGCCACCATATTCGTTTCGATAACTATCTGCATTTGAATCTTACGAATATCAAACTCAAAAAACTCATATTTCACTAGTTCTTCCACCGTTAAATCAGAGGGTTTCACTTGCTGTCCCACTACCGGGTAGTATAACGTCCCCCCTTGAGTAAAATAACTCACTACGTTCGAATAATATGTAGCCCTTGACTGTTTTCCACTTTTATAGTTATTATATTCAGTATCGATCAACGCTTTCCATGGCGGTAGCGTAACACTACTCATTCTATATAATCCCCACAAGTTTAACCACTCAACTACCGTGTTGTGTTCCGCGAGATGATATTATGAATATTTCACGGGGCGCGTTCTACGGCATAAATATATAACTTTGCTATTTAATATGCGGACCTTATATTTATGTTCCCACTGGCAAACGGGTAACTCAATTATACAGCTGGCGGTTACATCCATATGCGCAGAGGAGTTTGGATTTGAACAGATTACCCCCTATGACAGCAAAAAAGTTGTAGAGCCTATCCCACTTATTAAAGACCATATGTGGGAAATAATATACGATTATTTAGGACAGGGCAGAGACCCTAAAATGTCCGTATTCTACGAGAATGATACACTTCTACAGGGATATTATCAAGATTCAGTTCCACTTGTTCAGCTTCGCGAACGGATCATGACCGCGTTCAAAAACGACACACGGCTCCATTTTCCTATAACACATACGGGCGCAACAATCGCAGATCTCCTTTCCGCAGTAAGCCCCGTGGAGCTTCGGCCCACCGACGTAGTTGTTCATGTGCGCCTCGGAGACTTTCATAAGGCTAATCTGGTTATTGACCCTGCGCCGCAACTCGCCATTTTACGAGAAATCCGGCGCACCGAACCGGAAACGCGGGTTATCCTTGTATGCCAAGCTCCGAAAACGGAGGCGGAGCAGAACTATCTCCGTTTCTTTGAAGAGTTCAGGCCGATCATTCAATCCGGAACGGAAGTGGAAGATTTCGCCGTGCTCCGTTCTGCGAACCGGATTCTCGTGACGAACTCCACATTCTCCTGGGCGGCTGCTTGGCTCGGCACGGCCTCCGAGCGTTGGATTCCGGAACCAACCTATAATGCGCTTGGTCGAATCTCCGAGTCGGATATTCTTTACACAGCAACGAATGGCTATGATTTATCCGGTCTTGTCATTCCTTCCGAACTCCTCCCCGTAACCGGTGAGTTCCTACAGAGCTTATGCGAGTTCACGGTGCTTGACAAGAATAAGCATGATGAATTCCACGTGTGGATCGACGCAGTCGTTCCAAAAGAGCGGCAACTTTTTATTGAATCGGAATGGCCTGTGGCGCTCCAGCCGAAAAGCGTGTTTGTCTATCCTGAGGCTGGACTCTTGGAAGCTGTAGAGGGAAAATGGCCTGATCTTCGCCTGGTTGTCGTGCACAACGGCGACAATCAGGTGAACTACGAAGTGCTTCTCCGAATGCTCGAGGCTAACCCCAAGCTCTATGCCTGGATACAGAACAATACTGTGTCGCATCCTAGAATCCGGAGCCTTCCTATTGCCGAACAGAATCGGCTGTGGCGAGGAGGACGGGTCGACTGGGAGCCTACCGTTTCAATATCTCGTAATCCAAACCGAGAATGTGACTTTCTATACCCGTACTGTAAGGATACGCATCCTATTCGCCCTGTATGGGCCAAAGAGGCAATGGCCCTGCGAACCACAATGTTAAACCTAGAGCTCTATACAGGTGCTATACCAATAGAAGACTATATAGAAACTTTTCTTTCAGCAAAAGCAATCGTGTGTCCAAGAGGGAATGGCGTGGATACTCATCGCACATGGGAGGCGCTATACAAGGGCGCATGGGCAATTGTTGGAAATAATCCACACACACAGGTTTTACTGAACCAATATCCATCACTCCCATTCATAACTATTTCAAGTCCATCGGAACTACCTAATGTAAAAATCCCTATGGAAATACCAAGCCCGTTCCACCCCATGTTACTTCGCGTATTTTGGAAGAAGTTATTTGATTCTTATACTCTATAAAAGATGGAAGAGGACCATATTTCCGTATATATTGATTTTAATAAACTAAGTGATCCCACAAGGCAGCTGTCTACGACTAGAAAAATCAGAAGAGCCCATCCAAATAAACGTGTTGTAGTGTATTGTGAAAAGCCTTCTACGCCTGCACAACAAAACTACCTGCTTCTGTTTGAAGAGTTTCATCCAGAAATCCGGTACCAAACTATTAATGGGCCTGCTGGACCCGAATATGATATATCACAACTAGATATTACCAGTTCAACAATGGCAGTCTGTGCCGAATTTTTTCATAGCCTATGCGACTACACAGTGTTGAACAAATACAGAATAAAAGAAATGCGTGGTAATGAATGTTTAGGCGATTGGTTATCCATAGGGTGCCCCGCTGAAAGACAGCTTTTTATAGAAGATTCCTGGTATGAAGATGTTATGCAAAAGGCAAAAAGTCTGTTTATATTGCCTGACGTTGGAATACTAGATAAGGTTGTAGAACGAGGCCCTTGGCCAGCTCTGCGCCTTATTATTGTCCATAACGGCGATACGCAAATAAACTATACAGCTTTACTACCATTCTTAGATGCAAATCCGAATGTCTACGCCTGGATTCAGAATAATATTGTAGAACACCCGCAAATACGCACGCTACCCATCGTAGAACAAGATAGAATATGGCGCGGGGGTAGAAAAGATTGGGACCCACCTATAAATATATGCCGTAAATCGGAACGCGAGGGTGATATTTTATATACATTTTGTTCTCCAACGAATCCTATTAGAGTTGACTGGTTGAACGAAATTTTGCCTTTGCGTACCACGCTGAGAAATATGGATTTATATTCGAATAGAATTCCGAACGAAGAATACATAGAGCTTCTACAAAGCTATAAAATGGTTTTGTCCCCTCCTGGTAATGGAGTAGATACGCACAGGGCATGGGAATCTATAGAAAATGGTGCCTGGGCTATTGTCCAAAATAACGCGCATACGCAGTGCCTTTTACGAGAATATCCGTCACTACCGTTAATACCTATAGATAGCCCAAAAGACCTGTCGACTATATCTATTCCGAATACTCCGTGCCCGTTTCATCCCGTAGTTCTTAGATCATTCTGGATAACGTTATTTCATTCTTATATTGATCTATAATCCATTTATGAAATACCATGAGATCTACAAGATCCGAGCCCTCCGCGAGAGCTCTGATCGAAGTAGCACACCCCCTTACGAAATTGCGATGAGTATATACCTCTGACCAACAGCTTAGTGCGTAGTTATAATACATCTCATATTCCGACATACCAGAACGATCGTATTCGACGGGGTCGACTGCTTCTAATAAACTTCTCCATGCTTCCTTTTTACTATATGTTTCTATCTTCTGGAGCATGCTCTCCAGAATATCACGACGAAACATCATATGATCGCAAATACCTGAAATGTTCGGATCAACTCTTTGAAATACATCTCCTAAAACACGAGTTGCGTGAGTAAAATATGGTTCATATAAAGCATTCGTTGTGGAATCGAATAATATTTTACCGGATTCGTCGAAGAACTCAATAGGGCGACATGGAACACAATCGGCATCAAATACAAGAACGTGATCCTCTATATCATTTATTACTCGAAAGGCGTATAACTTCAAAAGTTGTTGTAAATACCAGCCTTCACGATGCGTTGTATTTTTGATAATGGAAGCTACGTTTGATAGAGTAAAGGGGAACTGCGTCTCGGAAATCCAGATTATATCATCAGCGTCTTCTGGCTCATCCTTGCTTATAACGTATATGTTTCGAAGGCCGCGCAGATTTCTTCTGAGGCCGGCAATACAATATGGAAGGATATCCGAATCTTTCGGATGAAATGGAACGACCGCGTCAAATCTTGGTTGAATACGTGTGGTCATTTATAAGATGAGTTCTAGTTTAGTTCCGATTGTTTTTGTTCATATAGGAGACGCGCCTCCCGAATATTCGAAAATCGCTGTTCAACAAGCGCGGCGTTGGAATCCTGATGCACCGATTATATTTTTAAGTTCGACAGCGGTAAAATCCGGATACGGCGTGAAAGAAGAATGGATTTCTATTGCCGATATCCCGAAATGTAGAGAGCATACACGCTTCGATCAGACTACACTACTTGACACAACTTTCCGGAATGGTTTCTGGCGTTTTACCACCGAGCGGCTTTTTGTCTTGTATGATTGGATGATCTGGAAAGGTATAGAAGAGTGTGTTCATATAGAGAACGACAACACACTATATTATAATATTGAGGACATTCTACCGCACTTAAGAGAAAACAGCAGAGGTGTTTCTGCCACGTTTCATGGACAGGGTTTCGCACGGAATCGTGTGGATGTCTGTTATTCGTTCATTCATTGCGACAAGGTAGAAAGCCTTTCACAGTTTCTCTTTTTCCTAGCCGCCGCGCCGAGTACTGTAGATGAAATGCAGCGGGGGGGTCTATATTGGTTAGAAAATGAAGATACATGTTCCATAATCCCCTGCGTTCCTCCGGGTTCGAAACTTCTTTCTGAGAACTTCCGCCACTGGTGTGAAAATCCGAAGTTCCCCTGTGTATTTGACGCAATGTCTCATGGGCAATACGTAGGGGGGGAAGATCCTAGAAACGGGCCTGGAAATGTGCCTGGTGGCAAGCATATAAATCTTGACGCAGAGTTTCGCCCGGACCAGTTCTTATACGGCTGGAAAGCTGATACAGAAGGTAGGCGTTATCCAGTTATTACCGACAGGCGAGGAAAAGAATGGAGAATCGTTAATCTCCATATTCATTCAAAGCGGTTAGAACAGTTTATTTAAGATGAAACGTATATACAAATGGCAATCGTTCCGATTGTTTTTATACATATCGGAGGGGCGCCTCCAGACTACGCCGCAGTTGCCGTGCGACAGGCGCGCCGTTGGAATCCCGATGCGCCTATCGTATTTCTTTCTTCCGTTTTGGGCGACTATGGGGTCGGAGAAAAATGGGTTCCGATCGCTGATATCGCGCTCACAGCGAATCACGCAAAGTTTCGCAGCTCCACCACTTTGAATGCCACATGGCGTGGAGGTTTCTGGCGTTCCACTACGGAGCGTCTGTTTATACTGGAGGACTGGATGCGCTCGGCAGGAGTGGCGGAGTGTATTCATATGGAGAATGACAACATGCTCTATACAAATATTTCGGAGCTCCTGCCGGCTCTACGGACCGGCGCGGGCATCTCTACCACGTTTCAGGGCCAGGGTTCCACTCTCGACCAAGTCCGTATGTGCTTCTCGCTGCTCTATTGTAAATCCGTGGATGCCTTGGGCAACTTCCTCTTTACTCTCGCGGGACGGGCAGAAGCTACGGATGAAATGCAGCGGGGCGGCCAGTATTGGTTTGACACCCCCGAGGAATGCTCCGTCCTTCCTACAGCTCCTACAGGTGTGAAACTCGTATCCGAATCCTTTCGGGCTTGGTATGAGGACCCGCGGTTCCCGTGTCTATTTGATGCGTCCGCCCACGGCCAGTTTCTAGGTGGAGAGGATCCGAGAAATGGCCCCAAGGGGCCCGGCTTCGTGAACCTCGACACGGATTTTCGCACAGATCAGTTTCTCTACGGATGGCGGGCAGATGCCATTGGACGCCGCTATCCAGTTCTAATGGACAGTGGCGGCCAGGAATGGCATATAGTGAATCTACATATACACTGTAAACGGCTGGCGGATTTTATTTAGCTCTTACATCCACACCCAGTCGCTGAACAGTTGTTACATACTTGTGAGCCCTGTGTGACTTGTTGGCGCACTTCATAGCTGGGATACTTGACCACGCAGCCAGTTATACTGCTACACGTGCTGTAGTTACAGCTCGGCTGTGTAGATAGGGTTGTCACCCTGTAGTATGTATAAATAGTCTGGGCCTGTTTCTTTCGAAGGGCGTCGCTGGAGTCCATCTAAACATACAGAACAGATTCTTTTGAGATGTGTGGTATTTGGTTTTGTCTGGGAGAGCCCGTAGAATATATGCGCGACTGTTTGAAAGCGTTAGAGGCGCGGGGGCCTGAAGGGACCCAGATCCTGGATTTGAGTGGCTGTACACTCGGCTTTACTCGCCTGGCTATCAACGGTCTGAACGAGGCCGGTATGCAGCCCATGCGGCGGGGTGGGCGGAGCTGGGTCTGTAATGGGGAGATTTACAACTGGAAGGCGCTGGCCACGGAGTATGGTCTGACCAATACATCAGGGTCTGATTGCGAGATCCTCGGGGAGTTATATGAAGTGTTCTGCCAGCGGAATATTCCCCTCGAAGAGTTTTTCCGGGCGCTGGATGGCGTGTTCGCGCTGATTATTGTCGATGAAGTGCGCGGACGTATTATTGTGGGGCGTGATCCCTACGGTGTTCGCCCTCTGTTTTGGGGATCCGTCGAAGGCTGCCGTCGTCTCTACGCCTCGGAAATGAAATCACTCATTAACGTTTGTGAAGAGATCGGGACTTTCCAGCCAGGAACATTCCAAATACTCTATCCCAAAATGTCAACCGAGATTGCGCATGAGTTCGTATATCACACGGCGCCCTTCTTGAAAAATCCGCAGCTGGCGGTGGAGGAGAATGCGCTGTCGGCCGTCAGAGTAGCCCTCGTGGAGGCCGTGCGCAAGCGCCTCATGACGCAGCGGCCTGTGGCAGCTCTCTTGAGTGGCGGAGTCGACAGTAGTTTGATTGCGGCTCTGGTAGCACGAGAGCTGAAGGCGGCCGGTGCGCCACCTCTGGAGACCTATAGTATCGGTATGGAGGGTAGCCAGGATTTATTCCACGCGGCGCGAGTGGCCAAGTGGATTGGCTCCAAGCACACCGAAATCATCATGACGGCGGATAAGTTCTTTGAAGCTATACCTGCCGTTATTAGGGATATTGAGTCGTATGATACTACGACGGTGCGTGCCTCTGTAGGGAACTGGCTAGTGGCGCGTGCCATTTCGCAGCAGTCGAATGCGAAGGTCGTATTCAACGGCGACGGGGCGGATGAAGTCTGGGGATCATATCTCTATTTCTACGGAGCTCCTTCCTCGCATGCGTTCGAAGCGGAGTCGAGGCGACTCCTGAAGGATATTCATCTGTTCGATGTTCTGCGCTCGGATAGATGCATCTCGTCACATGGTCTGGAGCCGCGCACCCCCTTTTTGGACAAGCAGTTCGTGGCGGTTGCGCTCAGCGTTGCTACTGAGTTTCGTAGACCGGTCAAGGGCTCAAGGCCGGAAAAGTGGTTGATGCGCAAGGCCTTCGACAACGGCGAGCTTCTACCGCGCGAAGTTCTTTGGCGGCAAAAGGAGGCCTTCTCGGATGGCGTGAGTGGGACGGAGAAATCGTGGTATCAGATTACTCAAGAGATGGCGGAGGCCAAGGTGGGTCCGCAGACAGATACCACTCCTGAAAAGTTCTATTATCGGAGCTTATTCGAAAAATATTACGACGAGGCCTTCGCCAATGTCAATGTGCCCTATTTCTGGATGCCGCGGTGGTCGAAGGCAACAGATCCCTCTGCGCGGACACTAGAAGTCTACTCATGATGCTGCGTCATCAGCGAGATTTGCTGAACAACCGCGATGAATAGACAGAGAATCGCATAGAGAAGCCATCGGGGCCATACCATGTCAAAAGGGGCGATGACACACAGCCAAAGCGCCACAAAGAGCATCAGCATACCTAAAGCTACAAAGTAGCCAGGCGCATGCGGAGTTATTTGCCTGTCCATAAGATACATGTCAGAATACATCATGGTGATGGGGAGGCACCACGACTGACGTGTAAAATTTATCGCGGGCGGCTTATGCCTATTCAACACACCACATGTCGCAGTGTCTTGGACGACTTGTTCGCGATACCCCAAAGGGGGAGAATATGCTGGAGTTCGAGCAGGGCGGGTGGTTTCATATTCCTCTCCGCTGCGAGAACTTCGCACGGGACGGAGATCTTTGCGATAAATGCGTGAAACGAGCTCAAAAGACGGCCGAAAAAGTGCAAGAGATTCGGGGAACGACGATCAGCGGAACACACCCGTCCTTTCTCATGGGAAAAGTGAACGGTCCTGTTCCGTTCTGGAGTCGTATTTATGATGGGGCGTGGTTTCGTCTAAAGCTGAAAAGTGGTTGTACGGTTAGTGAAGAGAACATGGCTAGGATTCGCAAAGCGGCTGCCAAGGTAAATGCAGGTGTTACGACAGTTGAGCCAGAACCGATGCCTGGGACTGCCGTTGTTCCTGCTCCTGCTGTTCCTGTTCCTGTGGTTATCGCTCCTCTTGCCGCAGCTCCTGTTCCTGCTCCTGCTCCTCTAAAGAAGCGGGTCGTGGCCAAGAGAGCCCCAAAAAAGGTGGTAGAACAGGTAGCTGCGCCTACAGCACAAGTAGGGGACAAGCCGGTTGATCTATCCGAGCGAGAAGTCCTTCGCATCAAAGTGCGCAAACAGGAAGTGGATGGATGCATGTTCTACCTGGATTCCAAGAAGGACAAGCTCTATAATATGAAGGGGGTGTATGCTGGACGCTTGAAAGACGGCGCGATTGATAGGGACTACCCGGACTCTGATGCGTAACTATAGGCTGCCTCTGTTTGCCGCCGCTAGCGCCGCAATGTCATTATAAATAGGAGAACCACCGGCTTTTACGGCAGTTGCCACCGAGTTTTGGGTATTCGCCGAGGGAAAACTCTTCGGATCTGACGCAACAGTCGCGCCAGCTGCGCTCGGGCCTGTTACAAGTGTCTCGATACCCGTACTGGCAGTTCCCACACCCCCCTTTACGATGTAGCCAGGCCTCGTGGCGAGCGCAACGGCGTTCACAACGGCGCCGGCGTATTGTGTCTGAGCGGCCTTTTTCCGTGCGAGATTCGTGTGACTGAAATCGCGATTCGACATTCTACTTGTGCGACTCCTTTTTTTCGGCGGTCAACGCACGCCAACTCACAGGAAACCGGGTCTCAATAAGGCTAGAAACGGCTTGGGCATAAACCTGTATTTCAGCCTGTGCCTGCGGATCCGTCCGAAGACGACAGAGACGCGCATACGCGGCAAGACTCCCCGTCTCAATAAACTCCGTATACATGGACTGGGGAAGAATACCACGAGCGATTTCAGGGGCCAACTTTAGCTCAAGAAGACTCTCGTAAATGACCGTGGCCGTTTCGTTAAACTCCTTGATCTTTTCATGGACCTCCGCCGCCGCCTCAATAGGAGTGGGCTTAGATCCCTGCTTCTTATTGGTGTCGCGCTCACGCAAAGACTCCTCGGGGGGTAAGTAGCACTCGGGCCTATCATCCACATATCGGCGACTGACCTCATTACGTGCGAAGCCCACCGTGTGCCGAAACCATTCGCGCGCAACATAAATCGGCATCTTCAGTCGAAAACGGAGTTGCGGATGGAAAAAGGGGGTAATATGATCATGGTTAGCCAAATACTGAACGAGCTTCTCGTCGCGCGGCTCGAACACAGTTGACTCTTTTGCGAAACTCACGCGCGCGGCATTCACAACTGTCAGATCATCACCAAAGGTTTCCATCAGCTCTACAAAGCCAATGCCATCGAGGACATGTAGTTTTTGCGACATTCTAAGTTAGAATGCCCCAGGATGTTTAGACCTGTTTCTTGGTGTAGGGCCGTTTTGTATATAAGATGTAGCTCAGAATATATGACGATACGAAGGCCGTTGCGACGGTTATATGGGCCGGGGCGGATTTCAGCAAAGACCCTAGCACAGCTGTCGCGATCACTATGAGCGCGTCGGCGGTGAGAATCTTCGCCCCATTCTCCTGTGCATAGGCCTTGAATACATCTATCATTTCATTGTGGCCTGTGGGGAGCGGTTTGATGATAGCTAGGTAGAACCAGATGTCGTGAAGCAGCTGGAACGCAACGAGGATGAGCAGGAACAGAAAGCCGCTGTTCAACCCAAGCCCCGTGTAAATATATCTCGCAACCATAACGCCAATCAACGCGCTTAGGACATCGGCGGCAACAGCTAGAACCCCAAATCTATCATACCATGTGTTGAGTGTATTCACCTGGAAGTAGGGATTCTCACCCGGATACTTCGTCATGATGACAACGGCGAGATCCACAAGGATGGCTCCGGGAATCAGATAAAACCAGTCGCGAACATTATTGGAGTTCGCTATATTTACACACATAGGATACTTCTATAGAGTAGAAAGATGATACCGTGGCGTGTCATTGGGCAATACAGGGTCGCACCACTCCCTTTCAGGCCTATCCCCACGGTAATAAAAAATACGGCTCCGAGTGATGGGAACGTATTTCAACGGCTTTATAAGATTATTACGGGGCGGCGCGCAGAGCCGAAAGTGTATCCGATGGGTGTGCGCTGGCGCCTATAAATTTTCATGGAAATCATCGTGTTGTATTATATACAACCGGATGATTCCTTTGTGTCCCTGTCCCATATGTGGTGAAACCAGCCATCCTCCCGCGACCTGTCCCCAGCTACGGGCTGAGTTAAAAGATCTTGCTCCCCCGCAACCTTCTGGGCCACGGGGGCAGGATGAGGACGATTAAAGTGTTGTGCAGAAGTTAAGCACCCCCCTAGGGGGGGGTGCTTATTTTGAGCCAACAACACGACTGTAGTCATGTAGGCTAGATCAAGAACCCCCACAGGGGGGGTTCTTGACTTTGGCACATGACGTTAGGCGATCAAGCGCTTGGTCAACTCCCACATTCCGTCCACCGACGCATTTTTTTTCCACCAATCACGGCACGCTGCTGACATGACCGTCCAGCGCTCGGCTGTTACATGTTTCGTTATCTCCTTGGCATCTTCTGGCGTGCCTGCGCGGAAGTAGTGTAGGCCTTCTACCGGCGGCTCGGCGTAGTTTGTCATATCCACCTCAGGCGCAACGACCGGGACACAGCCCATGGCCATACACTCAATCTCTCGGTGGCATTTATAGCCGTAGCCCGCCAGACAGAGGCCATATTTCGCATTCGCGAGGCGCTCCAAATACTCGGCGTGTGTATATGTATATGTATCGTCTGTGGTAATACGGTGTGTGAAATCGTCGCAGGCCGAGGACCAGTCGGCCTTTGTGCGCCTTCCACGCTGAACGGCGTTTTCGGAACGACCGTAGAATACGAGCGTCTTCTCACGAGCTTCAAAGGATTTCGTGGGAAGGCCCGCGGCAACCAGTTCTTCCACCAACTCGGGGCGACGAGGCCAGAAACTCCACGACTTGCCTCCTTGCGGCGGCTCCGGATTTCCAAAGAGCCCTCGCTTCCACACTTTCTCATTCGAGGGCGCCTGTTCCAACCACTGCAGGGTGGGGCGATCATATAAGAGCGTCTCACCTACTGCGCCCAGCCATACCTGACACACCGGCTTCTCCACCAGTTCCACGTAGCCGCGCTTGGCCCACGCCCTCGCCGTCTCACGGAATGAGTCGCCGGCGTGGCTGTAAAATCCCTCCTTAGCCTCGGGCATAATGAGCTTCGCTGGGGGTTGAGTAGGGGCATCTTCCACAGGAACGGTCAAGCCCATGAAGCCATTCATATCAGCCAGAAGCTTGGTAAGCAGAGCATCCTTCTCACGCTGCTTGGGGACGCCCTTTGCAACAATGGCGAGGCGATGCTGTAGATCTGCCGCCGCCGACAAATGTAGAAGCGCAGCACTGGGCTCCATCTCCGATTGGATTTCCCAGACAAGAGCCTGCTCAGGTAGAACCCATGACCACGGAGCCATCTCACGCGTGGCCATGATAACACCCCACGCACCCTGTAGAGTTCTCAAGCAAACATCGAGCGCCGTTTTTCCCGGCCACAAGAGTCGTACGGACACCGGCAGCGCCTCTTCCATACTATCGGTCATCTCCTCTGTCATCCACGTGGGGTCCATGATCACAACGAGCTTCTTCGTTTCTGACACATCCTTCTGCCATCCACCGTGACCCAGGTTCGCGCGTAGGGCCGCAACCTCCTCCGCAGTAATAAGCTCGACAGGTGAATCTTGATAGGGCCATACCGTCGCCGTTTTACACCACGTCTGTAGGTTCTCGTCGCGCGAAAGCACAGGGACTTCCTGCTTGGACCAGTGAAACGACTTGACAGCCTCAATACAGGCCTTGTTCTTAGGACACCAGAACTCCGCGCTAGGATTGTTCTCCCGCATCAGAAACACCTTCGACATATACTGGAGAACAAACTTTGCGGGGTCCTTCGCAACTGCCTCAGGAAGCGGCGCAACGGCGGCATGCTCTACAGAGAGTGAGGCGGCCATACTACTGAGCTGCGACTCCGACCAGGCTTCCGCCGATGCCTTCGTGTCGCCCACCAGAATGGAGTCATACGTATACACTAGGCCCTCACGCGTTTGGAACACCTCGTTGTGGGTATACAGCTTCACTGGGGATGGGACCCAAACATTATCACTCTCCAAATCCAAATCCACGGCGTCGCTCGTGGTGCGCTTGACCATCGTGCAGAATGTGCGCGCCTGGGCATCGGTCAGAGGACCGCGAATGGGCCTCTTAATGGCCTTGGGGCTAATAACTTTAGAGGGGGCGCCGAACTTCATGACGGGGCGCATGTCATGGAGACCTGTGGGCTGAATATAGAGATATGTCGGCTTATCCACAATATTACGAGGATCGTAGCCGCGCACCTTGCTTTCGTGGAAATGATACGTCTTCAGAGTCAGCGCCGGATTCGTAACGAGGAAACGCTTCTTGAACATTTCGAGTGTTATGGCATTATCGCAGCCCCCCTGGCCAAACGGGAACTCGAGCGCGGCCCAGTCCCATTCGACGGCCTTTGCGGCGGCGGCGCTCATGACCCACGTATCCTGTGAATCGGGGCGCGGCCCGAAGAGCTTCGCTGCGGCGATGGCAGCGGGCGTCGTATCCTCCACATCCCACCGCAGAAGCGCGAGAAACTTCGGCTGCGTGTCCATATCCGTCGACCATAAGAGGCGCCAACTTTCCGCATCGAGGAAAATGTCGGCGTTGGCGAAGACGACGAGTGAATCTGCCGGCGCCTCCGTGGCAATCCAGCGAATCACCGCCGCGTAGCTAAGGCGCTTCCCAATAACTTTTTCAACGATTTTCGCGTGTTTCGGCGCGCAGGCCTTCTCATTGAGAAGCACAATCTGGTCAATCGCATCGCACTCGAGATTCTTCTGGAGGCAGGCCTCGATCTCCTGACGCCGCCGCCCCTTATCGGGCTGATAATACTGCGATACTAGAATGAGCTTCTTAGGCTGCTCGATGCTGGCGGAGAGTTTGAGGCCACGACCCGCAGCAAAGGCTAGACGCTCTGCAGAAGGGGTGACAGGGAATGAGCGACCGAAATGGAGGGCAAGAGCCACGAGCGCCTTCGCGTCCTCCGTCGAACCATCCCAGGCTTGACCCGTGAAAGGATAGAGCTCGTGCATTTCATCCAGGCACAGCAGATTGTTCATCTTCAGCGCCAGAAGTTTATCCATACCCATGGCGGTCACAAGCTTCCTTGGAACAACTACCAGACGGGCTTTCGACCATTCGCCGGCCTCCAGCCAGGTCTGTGCGCCCTGATTCAGACACACGACGACATCCGTGTGAATCCCAGCGGCCGAGAGTGGCTCTACCATGGCCGTATTGGTCACACCCACATCCCAGCGATTCCATTTAGCCTGAGGGGGGACGCCGTCAAACCACACGATGGTTTTCTGGTCGCGCCATACTGACGTGTCCAGAGTAATAATACGCAAATCCTTGCCTGTTTTGGGGTTTTTCGCCAGCATCCTACTAAAAATAGCGGCGAGGACTTTAGGCTTTAGGGCGATGTATAACTAAATGGACAAATGTGCCTATCTTGTAAATTCCACCCCTAAGTTCTACGGCTTACTGCCACTACATTTCACCCTCGTGAAGCGCTACGCTCCCTGGCTCGATATGCCGATGTTTCTGGCCACGGAGGAGCCGAATCATCCGATTTGCCAGCAAGTGAAAGAGATGGGCGTGGAGCTGATTTTGCTGCGCCCGTCCGAGGCCGGTTTCCTCGATTCGCGTGCGATAGCTCTCCAGCAACTGGCCCTCACCGGCCGTTTCACCATGGTTCTCCCCGTCCAGGAGGACTTTCTTCTAGAACGTGATCCGGACCCGGCCGCGCTCCTACAAGCCATCGAGCTCCTTCAGCTTACCTGTGCGAGTGTGAGGCTCATGCCGTGCCCTGGTCCGGGTGGATCCACACTGAAAAACTTCCCGGATTGGGCTCTCATCACGCCGGTGACAGATACGTATGGCTTTACGTTTCAGGCGACGATCTGGCGGCTGGATGCGTGTGTTGCCTGGTATATGGATTTGTGTAAGAAGTTGGAGGCCGAGTGGCCCGTGGCCACGACGCCGGCGAATCAGCGGCGACATGTGGAGATTCGGGGGAACTTCGCAGAGAATGCTGATGGTCAACTATTCTTTTGGAAGCAGGGGGGTGTGCATGCGGGCTGGAAACGCTTAGGGGCGTGGCCGAATGCGGTCTACATGTCGCCGTGGCCCTATCGGCCTACTGCGGTTGTTCAGGGGCGGTTAGAGCCGTGGGCGGAGGAGCTGGGGAAGAGGGAGGGGGTGCCGATTTCTTTGGCCTGAAGCGTTTATCACGCGTGAAGATGTTTACTATCTTGCTGTAGTGTTCTTTAAAGGGGCCGCCGGCGCAGTGATGGTCACTAAACATATCTGAAATTTCACGAGGTGTCATGGCGCCAAATACCTCTCGGACCTCTGGGTCACTCGTGCTCAATAGGCGAGTGATGGGTCTATAGCTATAGTTGTGTTTCCACATACACCCACCCTTTTCAAGCCACACCGTGACTCTCTCTCCAAAATCTTCACTTGAAATACGGCCTATCACAAAGGATCTTACTCCTCGGTAAATAAGATAAGAGATAATACAAAGATCACCTGGATGAAGTTCGCGTGATTGATTTGACCCGCACATCTTATTAGCCATTCCAATTTGTAAGTCGATAAGACCAGAGCTTTCAACACTAAACCGGTCTACATAGTTAAATGCGGCTATGCGCTGCATATCGTGTAGTTGGTATCCAACCACGTCATATGACATCAAATTTACTTACCCGAACGCCTCACGGCCCCCTCATCGGCGGCGCATTTCCTGCCTGGTTATATACATGGAGATAGACAGCATTTTGACGGCACGTGTAGTTATCCACCGTCACTCCATCGGCATTACTGAAGCCTCCACGCGGCCCCATATTGTAGCCGCAATATCCGTCAGGCAGCAGATTCGCCATCCCTCCAGGAATACGGTGATACAGGGTATAATATGCTCCGAAGGGACCATCCATGAGCGCATTGCTGGCAAGAACGGCGGGATCCAGCTCCAGCTTGATCTGATTATCGTAATAGTTCGACGTGTAGGCGTTCGAGTTCTGCGAAGTCATATATCCTCCAAAGGATGCTTTTGCCAGGATCTGGCGGCCACGACTAGGCGACTGATACTGAATAAAACTGGAGAACTCTTTCACTAAATGGTAGGGTGTGCTAGTTCCCAGATACATACGCTGGAAGAAGTAGTTCGGATTGACTTCCAGATGCATCCGCGTCGTGGAGTTCGGATGAATGTAGCGAAGATAGGGAGCCATACTGAAGCTCACCGTGCTGAAATACACGTCGCCGGTGGAGTAGTAGTTCGGATACGGTTCAATCGTCGACATGAGAATGTTACTTCCCAGAGCCGGCGACCAGTCCCATCCATATCCTGTGTAATCATCAACATAGTGAAAGGTGGAAAAGGGAATACTACTCACGAAGCTCGCATAGCCCGCGTTCGTCGACGTTGTGCTATACGAATATCCCTGCCATGCCCGCCCCACATTCGAAATGTCGGCATATCCCGCCGCCGTAAATGAACTGATGGAAAAGAACACCGCACGCAGATCCGTTACCGTAGAAAGCTGGAGATCACCCACGCCGATGAACTTCAGCGTGGACTGCGACGACGACATCGTTATATTCTCGGAGTTCGGCACCTGGGTAGCAGCCAGACGTGAAACCGTGGGAACCGTATTCTGGGCTACCAGGAGATTCGGAGCAGCATTACTGAACGTGAACGTGCTTGTGGCCATATCCACGTATGCGTCAAAGAGCCCATTCACACCAATCGTGCTGAACTTCACAATATTTCCCACATTCCGCGCAATCATCGTCGAGCCATAAGAATCCTGTAGAGTATCAAAAGGAACCGTGAAAATGGAGCTGATAGAGTTCCAATACGCTGTCCCCGCACCGTCGGAAATAAGAACATTCGACGCAGGAATGTATCCGTTCGTGGGTGAACGCACGCTAATCTGTCGGAGAGTGATCACATCCGTATCAATAGTTCTAATGCTCGCGGCCATTCACTTCTGTCTTAGAAGGACAGATTCTGAATCGTGAGGAAATACGAGTTCGTGGATGCAAAAAATGCGGTTACATCTCCAGAACGGAATCCAGTATTTGTCTGATAGGATATGGCACCTGGCATCACGTGATTCAGCACATAGGGATTCTGGTATGCGCCTAAAACTTGCGTCCCAGGAATGGAAATCTTAATAGGCTGTTGGTAGAAGTTCGAATAGCCATTCGCGGATGCCATAGCTGGCACTTGTGTTTGATGGAATGTGCTCAAGTATATAGTGCTGTATTGAATAAAGGTGCTCATCGGCAGAGCCTTGGAAGTGAGTGCGCCGGTTGTAAGAGTGTCGAACTGAAAGGTGGGGTATATTTCGGCCGTAATGCGACTATTGGCTGTTATTAGGCTGGAGAAGCGGTCGAGCTGGAGATTCACGGTAGAGAAGCTCAAGTTGGAGTTATTTGTCGTCGTGCCTGTTATTAGGCCGTTCTGACCCTGATAGTTCATCGTGGAATTTATGAAACTGCTCAAGAATGTTATGGCAGCTACGGAGGAAATGGAGACTTGCGATGCGTAAATATTCGTCGCACCCGAACGGTCAATAAAAATATTCTGCTTGGCGGCCTGAATACCCTGACTCGTGCTCAGAAGAGTTTGCGTGCTCACGTAGCCTACAGAACCGAGGGAAGACATGAGTCCCAGAGTTGTGCTGGGGAGGGAGTTTCCATATACAAATCCGAACAAGAACGCATTTGATTGATTGATGTAGTTCGTGCTCAAAAGGTATGCCGATATACTCGTGTTAAAATTCACAAACGGAGGGTCTGCACTACCAGTCACCATGATTCCGAGGCTACCACCTGCAGATGTAGTAGGATAGAGTAGGCCTGTAACGGTGCTCGTGAGTGCAGAAGAGCTGATATACCGGGCAGAGCCGAGGTTGTCAATAGTGCTCTGTAGGGATAGACTGCTGATATAACCATAGGAACCCAGGCCAACCACCGTGGAGCGTTGTTGATTTGCTATGGCAATGGTCGTGCTAAATAGAGATGGGGTGCTGACATAGCGAGCCGAGCCGAGGCCGATAACCGTGCTCTGGATATTTGACATATAGGAGAGGCTACCATTGAAGAATGGGGTCATCGTGCTCATGAGATCCCCAGTGCTTATGTATTTGGAGGTGCTCTGCATCCATATTACGGTGCTCTGAAGTTGGTCGCCTGTTATACTACCCGGTATACCGCCATTGCCGATCTGGGTGGAAAGCGTAGAATAGCTCGTTGCAACGATTGTAGAAATAGAGGAGGCTGCGCCGTAAATCTGTAGGAATGTGGAGGGCAGATATCCGATCTTACTTCCATCATTTCCGGATTGACTGCTTATTGTCTGGAATACGTCCTGCCATACACGAGTTCCCTGGCCGTCGGCTACCTGTATGGCATTTTGCGGATACGGGAGTCCAGTCGTTGGATTAAAAGAGAATATTAGACCCTGTAGCTGGAGTTCCTGCTCGCTTGACCGGCTCATCTCTGGCTTTGACAGAGATATGTTTATTCGCGAGGAACCCGCGATAGACTCATCTCTGGCTTTGACAGAGATATGTTTATTCAGAGCTCTAGCGCGCGGGTTATATATCGGCATAACAATACTCTCCTCTGAATAAGTCGCACAACACACTAGAATGCCAGGTGGCGGTGGTCTATTACAACTCGTCGCAATCGGCAAACAGGATATATTTTTAACTGGGAATCCCCAAATAACATGGTTCAAAATGGTCTACAGGCGTTATACGAACTTCGCAATCGAATCGCAGCAGATTTATTTTGACGGTGACCCCGACTTTGGAAAACGGGTTACGGCACTAGTTCCTCGCAGGGGTGATTTACTAGGCCCTATTGTATTGGAGGTAGTTCTTCCGTTCGTGACGTTAACGGATGGGACTGTTGCTTCATACACAAATACGGCTGGATATTCACTCATTGAGGAGATTTCGCTGGAAATCGGCGAGCAGGAAATAGACAAACAGACGGGCGAATGGATGCAAATATGGTCCACGCTAACCACAAGCGTAAGCCAACGTGACGCGCTGAACAACATGATTGGCCGCGTTGACGGTCTTAATACTCCCCCGGTAGTTATTCCCCCGGATGTATGCTCGGTAGGGACATATAAATACGGTGCTGTTAAACTCTATATTCCACTACAGTTCTGGTTCAACAAGAATCCGGGTCTTTATCTCCCCCTACTTGCGATGCAATATCATCCAATCCGCATTAACCTGAAACTCCGCGATCTTGCGGGTATGATCAACAATACGAACCTGAATTCCGTCTGCGCAACCGTTCAGCCCCTACCTACAAAGCTAACCGAGTTCCGTGTATGGGGCGACTATGTATATCTCGACACCGAGGAACGCCGTCGGTTCGTGGCAAACACACACGAGTATCTTATTGAGCAGATCCAGTATACTCCTAAGATCGCACTGCCTGAAAATGTGAATACCCACACGGTGCGCATGGAGTTCAATCATCCGATCCGTGAGCTCGTCTGGGTTATCCGGCGCGAAGTTATGGAGACCACACATGAGTGGTTTAATTTCGGTTCCACATCTTCGCATGAACCCGGTCAGTCTCGTGATATGCTACAGGATGCCACACTTCAAGTGGACGGATACGACCGATTCGATACACGTGACGCCGGCTATTTCCGCCTAGTACAACCGTTCCATCACCATACTACCACCGATGTCAAGCAGTTTATTTATTTATATAGTTTCGCACTCCGGCCCGAAGATATGCAGCCTAGCGGCTCGTTGAATGCCAGCCGTATCGACAATATGAACCTCCAAATAAATCTTCGTCCGGATTCGAATCAGCCCCAGACATTAACCACGCCGGTCTTGGACGCCAACGGTAATCCGACATTTGACAATACTACAACCCCTCCTACTCCTAGAACGCTCACAGTAATCAATCCGAGCTATACACCTAACCGCGGCAAGGCAAATATCATGATATACGCGAAAAACCACAATGTGCTCCGGATTGTGAATGGATTTGCGGGACTTCTCTTCAAGATTTAGGTCGGAAGTCTCAGTAGCGATGGCAGCGGCGTTATTTGGACAGCCCAGTGTAAGTTCTATAGAAACCTCTGGGCAAAATACGTTACTATCATATCTAAAGTTTGACCTCAAATGGTTCGGTTTATTCCTATTGGCAGGTGGATTTCCTTTCCCCCCCTTTTCTTATCTTGGATTTGGTGGATTGAACTTATGGGCGGCAGGTTCAATGAAATATTTTGCGATGAAGGCTGGTTTACAGACTATTATCACTGTGGGGAACATGTACTTGAAAGCATACTTTCCACATCTGTGGTGGGTTCAATATCTTCTAGTGTTGAATCCTTGGTATATGTTTGATCTTATTCAAATGTTCAGTCCGGCATTTGAAAAAGAAGGATTTAAGGTCCCTCTTTATCATACCCCGATCGGTAATGGAGCAACTGGAAAAATGACACCGGCCCTTGCAGCAGCAGTGGGGGGTTTATTGGGAACAGGTATATATGGTTTCCTAGACATATTGCCACCTGAGATTAAAGTAACCTATAAACCAATCCTGAACAATATAATGCTTGCAGTAGGTGCCACAACCGCAATAGCGGGTGGTGGTATCGGAACTATGATGGCTATTCCAAAAATATTGGAAGCTATGCGAGGAAACGCGGCACAAGCTTCCACCGCGCTTGCTAGTCTAAGTTCTGGACCGACTTCTGGCCCAGTGGCTAATCAAGCAGGCGGCGGTGAAGAGAATAATAACGGTATCCCATCGTTGGGTGATGTGGCAAATGACATACTAAATAATCAAAATAACAATAATAATAATAACAATAATAACAATAACAATAATAACAATAACAATAACAATAATCAAAAAGGCGGAGGCGCAAAAGGGGCAGAATACAGTTCGAGTATATTTTTGGGAATCCTAGTTCTAAGTGCGCTGGGTGGTATGAGTCTCGCGCTAATCCGCTCGAAATCGGTTTCTAGTAGTTGAATATAATGAAATATCTTATGAACCAGGAAGAGTTTGAACAGCTCATAGGAGTTCAACCTGTTCCTCAAGGCGTTGAGATTCCGGCATTCACCGTTATCTACTTTACAGCCTCTTGGTGTGGAGCGTGTCGTCGCCTCAATATGCCCGCGCTTGAGGCCGCTCTTCCTACGGTGAACTGGCTAAAATGCGACATTGATCAGAATAACTATACCCCTGGCTATTGCGGTGTGCGTTCTATTCCCACCTTCCTCATCGTGAAAAACAAGAAAGTGGGTGAATCACTACAGTCAACCAGCAACGAAAAAGTGGAGGCCTGGGTTCGGTCCTTCATGTAAAGCTCAAACCCCCAGTTAGATGAAACTACAACAGATCGCGGCTATTATCGGATCTATTGTTGTTATTTGGTATATCAGCACAAACTACGATGAGCTGAAAAAGATGGCGGCTAAGTAAGAGGAATGCGGAATATATTGACAGACGGATTTAATTCATTCTGGCATGTGGCATTTGGCTTCATGACAGTATGGATATGGTGGATAGCCCCTGCCTTTATCCTATATCAGATATTGGAAAAGAAGGATAAAAACCTTCTTGTAGATTTAACCGAATTCGCCCTTGGTTATGCGCTGGGATACTTTGCCAAAAAAACCTCGCCTGTGCAGATATGGACCCGTATTTACTCATAGGTGTTTTACATGTGGCTCTGATAGTTCCTTTTCTACTCTGGGTGGGATTCAATCGCGCAGCGACGCCCGAATGGGTCTACCCGGTTCTTGTAGGTCTCGGTCTCCTGGTGTTTCTCTATCACGGATACAAGGCCGTGGGACGCTATTTCGCCAAGTCACCATTCACGTGGGTAAACATGATTCACGTGTTATTTGTCGCGCCCCTACTCATGTGGATCGGCTACTACGAGAAAAAGACGGAGCGCCCCGCCTATGACATGCTTCTCTTGGTAGCATTTGGAGCATTCGGCTTCCATCTTTATAAGCTAGTAGTAATATCCCAGACGTTTATAAAATCACCTGAAATTTAACTCTACGCAGAACAGGAATGACGGATCAAGCCAAGACCATTTTTGTATTTTATACATTCGCAGATTCCTCTGTTGAGTGTTCATGGACATATAATGCGCTTCCGAAAAGCTGGTGGTGGGTTGGTTCTGGAAGCACCGGATCCCAGAAATATCAGCAAGAAGAGCAGTTTCAAGGTCCCAAAAAAACACAGGATAAAACGGCCCAGTATCTCGATAAGGTATTCAGCGCATTGAAAAAAAAGGGAATGATCAAAGTGTTCAAAATAAGAAGGTCCTATTTGCCATGAATAGTCAAGCGAATAAGCCATTCAACAGCCCCTGTTTTTCCTCTGGAAGCTCAATACAACCCGTGGAAATATGATATATGAACGCAGTCTGACTCTTAGTTTCCTTATTACACACGGGGCATGTTAGCGCATTCGTGGCAAAGCGCTCGAGCTCCGGGCTACAGTGTTTCCGCAAATAATGAATTATCCTGTTTGCCTTTGTAAGAGTCTTATAAGGGCAACATGGACACTTGAGCATGGCGGCATCCTGTTTTGAATGCCTCGCAGAAATGTGAACGGCGAGAGTCTGCGCATGAAGAAACGCCTTCTTACAGAAGGAACACTCGAAAGGGAGATTGCCTTCGTGCTTCTTCATATGATAGTGCATGGTGTTCTGTTTGTCTTTCGGGACGATTTTCCCACAATCTGGGCAGACAAAATCCCCGTCGGCATTTCTCTGATATGTGTATGTCATGCGTATGGCCTACACACCCTTTGGCCAACGGTTATATCAATTTTTCGGGACATGGTACTAGAATGAGTGGAATACAGAGAATGTTCTGTCCGCAGTGCGGCGCAGAGTTTTTTGGAACCGATATAAAAGACCACGCGAAATGTATAGCTTGGGGAATAAGTGTCCGTGGATACAAAGGAACGGCGGGCTGGATAGAAGCGTGTATTGCAAATGGAAGACGCGTTACGGAAACTCTTTCCTATGAAGAGTTTGATAGGATTATGGATATTATAAACCCCGTGCGCAAATGATATGGTCACCACCGTTTTGCGCAATGAGAACTATGCCCCCCTTCACAAAACTCCTCCCGCTTGAACTCTGGATCGGAGTTACAACAATCAGCAGAATGATTGTCTTTCGCGGTCAGTAGACGCTGGCCCGTGGCGGGGTCTGTATAGAGGCCACAGTATTTCTTTCCACAGCCCCAACACCAGGTCCGACCACATCCGGCCCCTACATGGAACTGCCCCTTATGATCCAGGCCACACGAAAAGATATAATCGCATGCGGCGTCTTTCAGGAACCACCGAGCGCACCACGGACACTGTTTCGCATCTTTCGTGCCGGCTTCCGTCATTTTTCTAGAGGACGTAAAGATTCCTAACCAATAAAGCGCAGAAGATGGTGGTCATTGCTACTCTTGTTATTGGGTCTGATTTCCGGAGGGCCCTACATCCGGCATTGGAGTCCAAGGTCAAATACGCAGCACGGCATGGATACCGGTATGTGGAAGGGGGTGAAGAGTTCTGGGATCGAGACAGGCCGATTCCCTGGTCGAAAGTGGAGTTTGTTTTGGATCTTCTGGGAAAACTTCCAGAGGGTGAACTCGTATTTCTTTCGGACGCGGATGTTATGATTACAAATCCGGAGCTGCGACTAGAAGATGTTGTTTTACCCTTATTGCCGGCGGATAAGGATCTTCTAATGACGATTGATGCGTGCGGGCATTTGAACTCGGGGAATATGCTCATGCGAAATGGGCCGTGGTTACGCGATTGGTGGCGGCGTGTAGGTGAGCAGACAGATTTGACGTATCATATTTGGTGGGAAAATGCGGCCATGATCCGACTATTGGAAAAAGTGCCGGCGGATTTGGCTCGGACGGAAACTACGGCAGAACACTGGAAGTTCAACGCGTATTTGCGCGGTCTTCCTGGACAACGCCTCTGGGAACCTGGTTGTTTTTTGGTTCATTTCGCGGGTGTATACGATCTGAAAAAGATGTGGGATCTACAACACGAGATTTCGACAGGAGGTTGTCCGAGAATACAATTTTAAATATTAAAATACAATATATAATGTCAACTACGGCGGGCATGACTGCGCAGCCAACTCTTGAGCAGCTTCTGACTCAACTACAGGCTACTATAAGGGCACAGACTCAACAGCAGGTGTACTCACAAAATCAGTTGGCAAGTCTACAAGATCAGTTAAGGGTTATGCAGCAGGTTGCATCAGGAGCACAACTCAGAGCAAACTCACTACAGGCAGCAGCTACTTCTAAAAAAACACTCCTGGGACAAAGTGTAAGTAACGTGGATAGTAAGTTAACAAAACTTAAGACTAATATAAGTTCTGGCGGTGGTAAAGGAAAAAAGGGGTCTCGTAAGATGAAAGCTCGTGGTTCCCGTAGACGCCGATTATAAATCTAAACTAGATATATAACGATGAACTCTACGCGTAAGATGATGGGTGGCCAGAAGATGATGGGTGGCCAGAAGATGATGGGTGGCCAGAAGATGTATGGCGGTCAGAAGATGTGCGGTGGCGCAAAGATACCGGCGGTTGGAACAAAGGCACAAGTGTTTCACGGCACGGCCAAGCACACCAGCGGCGGCCTGACCAAGAAGGATCTCATGCAGACCAAAAAGGGCCGTATTGTCAGCCGCAAGAAGCATGCGGCGGGCAAGAAGGCATTGGCGCGTCTACGGAAGGCGGGGTTCAAGGCGAAGAAGGGGACGTTCAAGCTTTTCGGCAAATGAAAAGCGATGGGCGAGAGCGAGAGCGAGCCCTCAAGCTTTTCGGCAAATGAAAAGCGATGGGCGAGAGCGAGAGCGAGCCCTCAAGCTTTTCGGCAAGTATCACAGTGACTTGAGGAAAGTATATACCGTCTATAATAGGATGTTGCGGGCAAAAGCACGACAACTAATGATACTTTTAGGAATAGCTACAAGTATTATTGGATATTTATATTTTAATATGAAACATACCACGGCGCATGTAACTTTTCACATACCCCGAACGCTAACTCTTGAAACAGAAAGACACGGCGTTCCATTTATCTTACACGAATATTGGCACTCGCGGCGCATACCTAACGCCATGTCAAAAGTCATTGAGAACCATATAAAAATGAATCCTGAGTTTGATATCTATATATATTCTGAAAAGGAGGCCATCGAGTTTTTAAAGAAACATTTTGATCCTGAGCTTCTCACAGTATATAAGGGGTTTAAACCGAGCGCGTATCGTTCCGATTTATTTCGTTACTGCGTCCTCTATATAATGGGCGGGGTCTATATTGATACCAAAATGGATTTTACAGTACCTCTAAAGGATCTCATTAAAGATTCACAGTTTGTTATACTGAATACTAAAGATAACTGGTGTAGCGATGGAAGAGGTGTAAGTAACGCACTTATAATCACACCGCCGAAAAACGAAATATTGCGCATAGCAATCGATGAAATCGTGAAAGCATACAGAGAACGTTCCTATAAGGAGGATGAGCTCGATATTACTGGACCCTGCCTCATTGGAGATATTCTCAATAGGACGAAACAGGCGCATTTAAGAGACAAGGCGCGATGTGAATGTAGTGAGGATAATACTCATTTTGTTTTCAAGTGCGATGGTAAAGAGGTGGCGCGCTCATATCCCGAATATCGCAAAGAGCAAATAAATATGCAAAAAGAGCCGCATTATAAAAAGTTATATCAGAAAGGCGATATTTATTGGTGATTACAGATTAAACCGCCGCTTGAAATCAGCCACGGAATCTCTAAAGGATGGCTTATTCCACAGAACCCATCGCGATAGAGCTCCAGGCGTGTCGGGCTGCCGCCACTTCTCGCCCTTACCCGTGTGCCTGCGAATATAGCGCTGCTTCCTAGTGGCATTCTTGTGTTTGGTATAGTTGGACATTCCAGCCGCACCGAAACTCACAATCTTCTCTTTCCCATTTTTCTCGAACACGGCGTCGAACTTCTTCTCGGGGCGATGCGACTTCCGAATCGTTTTCAGTTTGAGCGTTTGGGCCATCTACTATATCTAGCGGGTAAGAAATGCGGCCACTTCTTTCAGGACTGTAGCCGCCTCCTGTAGATCAATCTGCGTGGCAAGATCCACGCCATCGGTGGGATCATACCAATACATCGCCCCGTGTTTATCTTTCTCCTCCTTTGACGACCAAACAAGGCCCACTTGCGAACCCCGTAGTTCTCTCAGGACGGAGCGCAGGCCAACTACTCCCGCCTGACCCATACGCGCAACAATAGTCGGCTCGACATCTTCTTGCGAGGCATCGGGTGACCAGAAGATCATTTGCCACTCCGGGTGTGTCGGCGCCTTTTCGCCCATGGCAATAAGGGTTATACCCTCCATACGAGCCAGATTGGCCATAACAGTAGGAGAGGGGTCGCCGCCGGCCCAAACAACCCGGGTGGGCCTAGAAGTGTGCTGGATATAAGTGAGCGCGAGCTTCAAATCCTGGACGTCGCGCACACGAAATACCGCATCCCAACCCTGATGAAGAAGCCAGCGCGGAGGCACCGCCGTTCCCTGGAAGATGAGAACCTTCCGCCCGCGGTGTGCTACTTCCGCATCCACCGCCGCCAGACGCCCTTTCAGAAAGTTCTGCGCGAATGTTGTATTTGTCGCAACGCAATATGAGTTCGCTCCCCGAAGAGATTCCGAAAATCCCTCTAGCCGAACAGTCGCCTCCGTCATTTCTAGAGTTGGCTACGAGTAGAGACATCTCGATATGGACGCGGTCCTTGCTATTGTCCCTATAGCGTTCTTGTTCATCATATGCGATCTCCCCTGGCTTTATCTAAGCAGCAGCTGGGCTCAATCGATGATCAAAAAAATACAAGGCGGAGCGCCGATGGTTTTACGATGGGAAGGGGCACCCGTGGTCTATATCGCACTCGCCTATCTCCTCCTTCAAGCTCGTAGCACGGCACAGGCCTTCTTTATCGGCCTTTCATGCTACGCGGTCTACGATTTCACGAACTATACGACTCTAGAGAACTACGATATCAAGTTCGCTATAGCCGATTCAACGTGGGGTGGGGTGCTATTCAGCCTCGTGCGTGAAGTCTCATTAAGATTAGGCCTTCTTTAAGAATGTATAGAACTGCTTTTCGAGGGCGATAGTATCAGGTATCCATATGCCGCTTTCTACCTTATGTATCTGGTCTGATACATACTCGAAAAGGGCGGGAAAGCCGTCGACGCGAAACCGTTTCACATGCTCATAGGGGATGAGACGATGACAGAATCCCGATTGTAAATAAGAATCATCGCTGAGGAGCTCGCATTTGTGTAGGGCCTCCAGAGCTAAAAAGAGAATAGCGCGTCTGTGATAATCTGTTATACGCGGATGGAACGCGCTCGGAACAACATATGTGAGGCCCTGCGCCTCGTTCGCTTCAAGCTTGTGTTTAGGATCACGATCATCCATAAACAGAATCTTATCAGGGGAAGGGGCCTTCTTTTCACCCGTGGCAGCCTTGAACAGTATCTGTAGGGTCTTCAGGGTCTTTTCGGGCTGAACATAGCGACCTTCAGGCACATAACGCGGCCTATCGGCGATGCGGAGAGGATGCCAGTGGTCGGCCATGTCCATTATAAGGTTCGGCGCCTTGTATTTTTTCTCTACAAGATATTTCATTAGTTCCATCGAATATGTCACACCGGTATTGGAGTAAATAATAACGGATTTGAGTTTCTTCTCTTTTCTAGCCTTAACCAGTTGTGGAATGATAACGTCCAAATTCGGGCGCAGGATAAGAGTCAATAGTTCGGGGTCTTTTAAAATATTATCGGCAAACCGATTCCGGGCCTGTTTCAGCTTGTTGTGTAGTCTGGCTGATAGTTCCAAACGCACATTCGGAGCAGATTGTTCCGGATTTTCCAAGAAATCCGGGCTCCATAGGAATGCAAGTGGATTTGTTAGTTCAAAGAACCCTAGTGTATTGTCTAAATCAAAGGCGACGTACGCCATCTATTTTAAGCCGTGTTAAAAATTGAGTGAATATGAGCCTTATACATGTTAGTAGAATGGAAAAGGCGGTGACGAAACAGTATGAGAAGCTTCCGCCTCATCCTATAACAAAAGAGGCCCAGGCATACATTAACTCCATGACGCCGGAACAGAAGGAGCTACATGAGATGGCTCAAAAGGATACGGGGCTGGGTTCTTCCTATTTCGTGGAACGCACGAAGGGGTTTCTCGACTGGGCCTCACGAAACAAGTGAAAATAACACGGTAAATATTCCCGATCTTTTTAACATGGTATCAAGATAGAGTTGTGAATGTCAACAGGTCCTACGGGCTACACGGGCTTTACAGGCCCTACTGGCTTTACAGGGGTTACAGGTGTGACTGGTCCCACAGGTAGTCACGGCGACCCAGGTGAGCAGGGTGTTCAAGGGTTTCCTGGAGATACTGGGTCTACTGGTAATACGGGTCCGACGGGCCGCACGGGCCCTACCGGTTGGACGGGCTGGACGGGTATGACCGGCGCAACAGGCGCAACCGGGCCTACTGGTTGGACAGGTCCCACGGGCTGGACGGGTATGACAGGCCCTACTGGTGCTACTGGCGCTACTGGTGCGACGGGTGCCACGGGTCCTACAGGGCGCACAGGGCCTACCGGTATTCCTGGTAGTGCTCTCAATACGGGCGCGACGGGTAATACGGGCCCGACCGGTTGGACTGGTATGACGGGTCCCGTTGGCTCTGCTGCGAATACCGGCGCAACGGGTTTTACGGGTTGGACAGGTCCCACGGGCGTGACAGGTTGGACGGGCTGGACAGGTTGGACGGGTCCTGCAGGAACGGCAACAAACACGGGCGCGACGGGTAATACAGGGCCGACAGGTATTTTTGGTCCGACTGGACATCGCGGTCCCACGGGTTCTACAGGTCCGAAGGGCTTCACGGGCTGTACGGGTCCAGAGGGTTCTGCGGGAACAGCTACAAATACGGGTGCGACTGGCGCTACGGGTGCGACCGGCTACACAGGTTGGACGGGTCCTGCTGGGACTGCAACAAATACAGGCGCAACTGGTCCTACAGGGTGGACGGGTTGCCAAGGACCCATGGGCCCTCAGGGGCAGCCCGGTGATGTCGGCCCTCAGGGATTTCAGGGTATACCTGGTATAGCAACGAGCACGGGTGCGACGGGGCCCACGGGTCTACAAGGTCAAGCCGGAACGGCGACGAATACTGGCGCAACGGGTCCCACAGGATGGACGGGGCAGACAGGCTCTACAGGGCCCACGGGTTCTACAGGCCCCACGGGCTGGACAGGCCCCACGGGTTGGACAGGGCCGACGGGATGGACGGGTCCCACGGGATGGACGGGTTGGACAGGTCCTGCGGGAACGGCCTCCAATACGGGCGCGACGGGAGCTACCGGTGATCTGGGCCCAACCGGCTACACGGGGCCTGCGGGTGATGCTGCGAACACGGGCGCGACGGGTCCTACTGGCTGGACGGGATATACAGGATATACGGGCCCTGCGGGATCCGCAACAAACACGGGCGCGACGGGCCCTACGGGATCGACCGGCGCGACGGGTCCCACGGGACGCACGGGCCCCACAGGTGTGACAGGGCCTACGGGTCGCACGGGCCCTACAGGTGTGGCAGGCTCTGCCACCAACACAGGTGCGACGGGCCCCACGGGCACGACAGGGCCGGCGGGAACGGCCGCCAATACGGGTGCGACAGGTAGGACGGGCGCAACAGGCTCTACTGGCTCCACAGGTGCGACTGGCCCCACAGGAGCACAAGGTGCTGTCGGTGGCAATGGTCGTACGGGAGCTACTGGACCCGCAGGAACGGCTGCGAATACTGGCGCAACGGGTGCGACGGGTGCGACTGGTCCATCTGCTCCTACGGGCGCGACGGGTCCTACAGGTGTTGGTATGACGGGTCCTACGGGCTTCAGAGGAATGACGGGCCCTACTGGTGTTAAAGGCTGCTCAGGTCCAACGGGTCCCACGGGATATTTTGGGCCAACAGGGCCTATGGGGCAGCCAGGAGATATTGGTGCTCAGGGTGACAGAGGCCCCACGGGTGTCACGGGTCGCACGGGCCCTACTGGTCCTACGGGCTGGACGGGTAACACAGGCCCCACGGGTGTGACGGGTAATACGGGGTCCACAGGGCCTACGGGTTGGACGGGTAATACGGGCCCAACAGGTGTGACAGGTAATACAGGACCCACGGGGCCTACGGGTTCGACAGGTAATACAGGGCCCACGGGTTCGGCGGGAGCCACGGGTCTAACGGGCCCTACAGGCTCGACAGGCGCAACGGGTGTCACGGGTCCTTCTGGAACGGTGGGTAATACAGGCTTTACAGGACCTACTGGTTCGACTGGCGCAGCGGGCATTGCTTCAAATACCGGCGCGACAGGCAGAACGGGCGCAACGGGACCTACTGGTCCAGCGGGTGTAGCAGGTAGTTCGACGAATACCGGCGCAACGGGAGATTTTGGACCAACGGGTCCTACCGGTGATCCTGGTCAAAATGGTGATCCGGGTGAAGTGGGGCCGCAAGGTGAGACGGGTCCTACCGGCCCTACAGGCATGCCTGGTCTAGCTGTAAATACAGGTGCCACGGGTGCCACGGGTGTAACGGGTAATACGGGTCCTTCTGGTCCTACCGGCGCCACGGGTATGACAGGATTCGGCGCGACGGGCTCTACGGGGGCCACTGGTCCCCCAGGCTTTACAGGTAATACGGGGGCCACCGGTGTCGGAACAACGGGCCCTACGGGCGCAAGAGGTTTCACTGGCCCTTTTGGTCTAGCTGGCCCCACCGGTTATACTGGCGACACTGGATACACGGGCGACACTGGATACACGGGGAACACGGGATCCACGGGCGCGCAGGGTATTCCTGGAACTGCAGTAAACACAGGTGCGACTGGGCGCACCGGGCCGACTGGTCCTACAGGGGCCACGGGTGTGACGGGAAATACGGGGGCCACCGGTCCTACTGGATGGACGGGCTGGACGGGTAACACGGGCCCGACTGGAAATACGGGACAAACGGGACCAACTGGGCCGACTGGCTGGACTGGACCTACGGGCTTGACTGGACCTACGGGCTGGACTGGACCTACTGGGTTTTCTGGAGATACTGGTAACACGGGGCCGACTGGTGTGACAGGTTGGACTGGTAATACGGGACCGACAGGAAGAACAGGTCCCACTGGTGTAACTGGCTGGACGGGTAATACCGGCCCTACTGGCGCAACAGGGGTATCCGGACCTTCAGGCCCTACTGGTTGGACTGGCCCTACAGGGACACTTGGTGCGAGTGGGCCGACGGGGCGTATTGGCCCAACTGGCACACAGGGGCCTACTGGCCCTACTGGGTTGACGGGTTGGACCGGTTGGACGGGCGCAACGGGTCCTCAGGGTCCGGTGGGCGATTTCGGTCCGACTGGCGATACGGGTATACAGGGTATTCCTGGAACTGCGGTGAATACTGGCGCAACAGGTCCGACTGGCTGGACAGGCCCCACTGGAAACACGGGGGCGACGGGTGTAACTGGTAATACGGGAGCGACGGGCCCGACTGGCTGGACAGGACCAACGGGCTCTACAGGAAATACGGGTGCCACAGGTGTCACGGGTAATACTGGTTCAACGGGTCCGACGGGTATTAGCTTGACTGGCGCAACGGGGCCGACTGGCGCGATAGGGACCGGCGTAACGGGCTACACGGGGCCGACGGGTATTAGCTTAACAGGGGCGACAGGGCCGACGGGCGCGATAGGGACAGGTGTTACGGGCGCAACGGGGCCGACGGGTATTAGCTTAACAGGGGCCACGGGGTCAACAGGGCCTACGGGTATCTCAGGTGACAAGTATTTGACTGCGACTACGACGGCGGTGACTCCAGTTCCCGTATTAGGCGGATCTGTATCATTAACAGTTGGGACAGGTCTGGCATATATCGCAGGGAACTCCGTGGCAGTTGTAGATTCCACGAACGCTGCGAATAGTTTCGAAGGGCGTGTGCAATCCTATACGACTGGAAGTGGGTCAATTGTCATTAATTCTATAACGAATATTCTGGGAACATTTGCCTTGAAAGTATATAATGTGAACTTGGACGGTATTGACGGACCTACTGGCGCAACGGGTAGCACGGGCGCGGCGTCGACAGTATCTGGTCCGACTGGTTGGACGGGGTCGACAGGTCCTACAGGGGCCGCTTCCGTGGTTACGGGTCCGACAGGCATGACAGGTGCTACTGGAGCTGCGTCTGTGGTGACGGGGCCGACAGGCATCACGGGGGCTACTGGCCCTACCGGCTTCACAGGAGCTACAGGAGCTACAGGGGCTACGGGCCCTACCGGCTTCACAGGTAATACGGGCCCTACAGGGTTTAATGGAACGGCGGGAGCTACAGGTGCTACTGGGCCTACCGGCTTTAATGGAACGGCAGGAGCTACAGGGGCTACTGGCCCGACAGGGTTTAATGGAACGGCAGGGGCCACAGGGGCTACTGGCCCTACTGGTTGGACTGGCCCTACTGGTTGGACTGGCCCTACGGGCCCTACTGGTTGGACTGGCCCTACGGGCCCTACTGGTTGGACTGGCCCTACCGGCCCTACTGGCTTTACAGGAGATACAGGGGATACCGGCCCTACAGGCGCAACAGGGAATACAGGAGATACAGGAAATACAGGAGATACAGGAAATACAGGGGATACAGGCCCTACTGGTTGGACTGGCCCTACTGGTTGGACTGGCGCAACTGGAGCCGCTTCCGTGGTGACGGGCCCTACTGGTATACAAGGACCAACGGGACCTGCGGGAGGAGGTGGTGGAGGAGGAACAGGCTATACAGGGCCGACAGGCGCAACTGGGGCTGCGTCTGTTGTCACAGGGCCGACGGGACCTGCGGGAGGAGGTGGTGGAGGAGGAACAGGCTATACAGGGCCGACAGGTCCCGCGGGGACTGCTACAAATACGGGCGCAACTGGCTCGACAGGAACTACAGGCGGTATAGGATATACGGGCTGGACAGGGCCAGTGGGGCCTTCGACGAATACGGGGGCAACAGGACCTGCGGGGCCGACAGGCGATATTGGTGTTCCTGGAGATGTGGGTGCGACAGGGCCGACGGGTGTTATGGGTCCTGCGGGAACAGCTACAAATACCGGTGCCACGGGACCTACTGGATATGATGGGCCTACAGGCGATGCGGGCCCTGCGGGAACAGCTACAAATACCGGTGCGACAGGTCATACTGGGCCTACTGGCATGGCGGGTATCGCGGGCACGGCTACAAATACCGGTGCGACAGGTCCTACTGGTCCTACTGGGGATACGGGGCCTACTGGGAATACGGGGCCTACTGGGGATACGGGGCCTACTGGGAATACGGGGCCTACTGGGAATACGGGGCCTACTGGGGATACTGGCGCACAGGGTTCAGCAGGAACAACCGTATTAAGCGAAAACTTCATGGTTGCTGGAGCCAGTCAAAGTGATTCACTGCCTCAATATTCTAATAAACTCGCATATTCATCTGATGGAACCAACTGGAATGGGTCGAGCTCTGGGAATGCTCTCTTTTCATACTGCTGGGCAGTCGCATGGAATGGAACTATTTGGCTCGCTGGAGGTCAAGGAACAAATAGAATTGCGTATTCTTCGGATGGGATCAACTGGAGTGCGTCTACTTCTGGAAACTCGTGTTTCTCAACAGCGTGCTACGCAGTCGCTTGGAACGGTTCAAGATGGGTCGCTGGCGGCGCTGGAACAAATACATTAGCGTATTCAACCGATGGAATCGACTGGACTGCCTCCCCCTCCCCTGCTGGAAGCTCCTCGGCAGTCGCATGGAATGGTACTGTTTGGGTCACTGGGACATCATATTCCTATGATGGAATCAACTGGACTGCGGGTTCTGGAGATGGGCTGCTTACTACGTGTTCAGCAGTCGCATGGAACGGAATAATATGGCTTGCTGGAGGAATAGGCGGCGGCAGCGGCAGACTTTCATACTCTTATAATGGAATAACATGGACTTTTGTTACTGACGCTATCTCCACTACGCCTAAAGCAGTAGCGTGGAATGGAACTGTTTGGGTAGTTGGAGGATACGGAACAAGAAGGCTTCAGTATTCATCCGATGGAATCAGCTGGAATTCATCTGAATCTGGAGATGGGTATTTATCATCAGAGTGTAATGCGGTCACTTGGAATGGAAAGAACTTCGTAGCGGTAGGGATTGGAGGAGGTCAAGCAACAAATAAAGTAGCATATTCATCCGACGGAATTACATGGGCTGGGTCCTTTTCTGGAAACGGGGTCTTTTTATCTTCAGGTACATGCAACACAGTCGCCTCGCGTCGCGTATTGCCCAATGTAGGAACAACACCTGTCAACGTAGGAAGCACGGGGCCCACAGGCTCTACAGGACCCACAGGCTCTACAGGACCTGTGCCATCCGCCTACACTCCTTCCACCCCTGCAGACTGGGACACCACTGCGCCAACAACTATACAAGAAGCGCTTGATCGTATCGCCGCTGTGCTCAACGCGAACAGCATGCCGCCGTAAACACCCTCTAAATAATAATCACCACGCAGAATCCTTTCATAAAGATTCTACGAGATGAAAAGATATGTCGGTTCCGACGCCACCAGTAATAAGCGTGCGACCAAGGGTCACACCAACAACTCTCGAGTTCTGGTGGCAGCCCCCGGGAGATGACGGAGGCTCGCCTGTGCTAAGCTACACACTTTCCTGTGCGTCGCCCAGTATAACACAAACATACGGCGAAGATGTGCGCCAAGCATTTCTAACCGGCCTCACCGCAGGAACAGACTACACATTCACGATCATCGCAACGAACGAAAACGGCAATTCCGACCCCGCCACATATCGCACCGTTCGCACGTCCGCGCGACCCCAGCCCGTTGCTACACTCACCGCCTCAAACAGCGTCAGCGGCGGTCTTCTGAGTATAACATTCACTTGGACGAATCCTGGTGGCGGCGACTATGCCTATTACTATGTCATCGGCCTCCGTGCAGCCGCGGGCACGAAAAACTACATATACAGAGGCACACGCACATACACCACGCTCACCTATACGATTGGCAGCCTCGATCCGACTCAGCTCTATGCCTTCCATGTACAGCGCGGCAATGACGCGGGATATTCTACCCAGGTGCTCGTGTCCACTACGCGCGCCTCCTATTTCGACCCTACCAGCATAGCCGGCCTCCAAGTCTGGTATGACGCCGCCGACACCGCAGGGAATGGGAGCACAGTCGCTGATGGAACAGCCATCGCGACCTGGGTGGATAAGTCCGGAAATAGCCGCAACGCGACGGCCGCAGGAGGCTCCGCCACCTTACAGACGGATTCGGCGGGGCGGCGTCTTACATTCAATGGGACTTCGAATCGCTACAATCTGCCCTCTAGCTCGTGGATGTATAATACACCCTATACGGTGTTTGTGGCCGATACGCCGTCAAAAATCAATAACGCGGCTTTAATCGCGAACTCCAACGGAAGCGCTGATGCGTTTGCGATGAAATATACGACGGGAACTACGATTCGGCTTGCGGGAGGAGTTGGCAACGCGAGAATAATATATAGCTACGATGGAATCAACTGGCTGCCGTCAAGCACGGATAATATTAATCCGGTTGCGGGAACTACATGTTACGTCATTGCGACGAATGGAATTATATGTATCGCGGGCTTTAGTACCACCGCTCCAGCTATGTATTCCTATGATGGAATCAAGTGGATTACAACGAGTCCAGCTCGTGAACGTATTACTACTGTGGCGTGGAATGGAACTATATGGGTTGCGGGTGGAGCGGTGGATCCAGGATTGTCGAGTGCCATTTTTACATCCCCTGACGGTATTAAATGGACGGATACTGAGACCGAGATATTTTCTGCTGCGTGTGGCGCAGTCGCATGGAACGGCAGCATATGGGTGGCAGGAGGGGGTGGAACAAATGTGCTTGCGTATTCTTATGATGGAATTAACTGGATCGCGTCCACTTCTGGGAATGCGGTATTTACAGATTCTTGTAGAGCAGTCGCTTGGAATGGAACGAAATGGGTCGCTGGAGGTTCGGGAACAAATCAGCTGGCGTATTCGTCTGACGGGATAACGTGGACTTATGGAAATGGGATCTTTACAACGGCCTGCTGGGCAGTTGCATGGAATGGCACGAAATGGGTGGCTGGAGGTGAAGGATCAAATCAGCTGGCGTATTCATCCGATGGGGAAACATGGACGGCCGCGACTTCGCCTATAACAGCAGCGGTCTATACAGTTTCATGGGATGGAACACAGTGGATCGCGGGAGGCTACGGAGCTGGAGCGCAGATGAATGTCCTCGCGTATTCGGCCGATGGTGAAACATGGAGCGTGGCAACTTCTGGAAATGCGCTTTTGACGACGGCGTATGCGTCTACTGCGTTGATTTCAGGGCCGACTACGTATAATGCGTCTATTACGGCTACACAGACAGCGGCTTTTGTCGCTGGAGGTCAAGGAACAAACGTGCTCGCCTATTCGCCCGATGGAAACAACTGGATTGCATCAATCTCTGGAAATTCCATATTTACAAACAACTGTGAGGCAGTCGCAACGAGCGGAACACTATGGGTAGCAGGGGGTGAAGGAACAAATCAGCTCGCATATTCCTCTGATGGAATTAACTGGACTGAGTCTACTTCTGGGAATGGTGTATTTACAACTAGATGCTTGGCAGTGGCATGGAATGGCACAAGATGGGTGGCTGGAGGTCAAGGAGGAACAAATCGTCTCGCGTATTCGTCCGATGGAATCAACTGGACTGCGTCTACTTCTGGAAACGCCATATTTACAAGCTCATGTGAAGCATTCGCATGGAATGGTACTACATGGGTAGCTGGAGGAGCTGGAACAAATACATTAGCGTATTCATCTGATGGGATAACATGGACTGAGTCTGAAAATGGGATTGAGGTTATTACAAACACATGCTACGCAGTCGCAACAAATGGAACACTATGGGTCGCTGGAGGTGTTGGAACAAATCGCCTCGCGTATTCATCCGATGGAATAAACTGGACTGCGTCGACTTCTGGAAACGCCATATTTACAACAGACTGCTACGCAGTCGCAACAGATGGAACAAAATGGGTCGCTGGAGGCATTCAGGGAACCAACAAGCTCGCCTATTCTTATGATGGAATCAACTGGACTGCGTCCACTTCTGGAAATGCAGTTCTTACAGGCGGATGCTCAGCGGTCGCATGGAATGGCTCTAGATGGGTCGCTGGAGGAGGTGGGACGAGTCACTTCGCGTATTCGTCTGATGGAATCACATGGACTGCGTCCATTTCTGGAACTTCTGTGTTTTCAGGCCAACAAAGTGGTGGCGGAGGAGAATGCTACGCGCTCGCATCTGGAAATGTCGCATTTACTCTCAACACCGCCGTGGAAACGACTGCTGCGAAAACGGGAACAAGGGATATTTCGGGAAATATATGGGTCGCGGGAGGAACGGGAGATAATAAACTCGCGTATTCCTATGATGGAATCAACTGGGCTGCGTCATCTTCTGGAACTGCGCTGTTTGCAACAGATGGCTGTGGTGCAGTCTCTTGGAATGGAACTCTATGGGTCGCTGGAGGTGGTGGAGAAAATAGTCTCGCGTATTCATCTAATGGAATCGAGTGGACTGTGTCGACTTCTGGGAATGTGGTGTTTTCACAATACTGCTTCGCAGTCGCATGGAATGGGACAATATGGGTAGCTGGAGGCTGGGGGGCTTATACAATAGCATATTCTTCTGATGGAATCAACTGGACAGGATCCACTTCTGGGGATGCGGTCGTAACAACCACGTGTAGAGCAGTAGCTTGGAATGGAACTATGTGGGTTGCTGGCGGCGGTAATGGTGGTTCAGCCAGTAAGCTTGCCTATTCATACGACGGGGACAATTGGACTGCATCTAGTTCTGGAAATGAGCTCTTTACAGGCTATATTTGGGCGTTAGCATGGAACGGCACACGATGGGTCGCGGGAGGGGATGGAGACAATCGTCTCGCATATTCATCCGATGGAATCACATGGACTGCGTCCACTTCTGGGAATGAGCTTTTTACATCGGCATGCTACGCAGTAGCTTGGAATGGTACAAAATGGGTGGCTGGAGGGTCAGGAGACAATCAACTCGCGTATTCGTCCGATGGAATCAGCTGGACTGCGTCAACTTCTGGGAATGAGGTATTAACAAGTGAGTGCGATGCAGTCGCATGGAATGGAACACTATGGGTGGCTGGAGGTCAAGGAACAATTACAATGGCGTATTCCACTGATGGTGAAACATGGACTGCGTCGGAATCTGGGGATGCAGTACTAACAGCTGCTTGTTTAGCAGTCGGATCGGGTGCCCAAATAACACGAAAAACGGTTGTTATGCCGAGCTTTGTAGCAGGAGGTGGAGGAACAAATCAACTCGCCTATTCCTACGATGGAATCACATGGACTGGCTCGACTTCTGGGACTGCGGTGTTTACACAGACATGTGAAACAGTCGCCACGAATGGCTTAAGATGGGTGGCTGGAGGTCAAGGAGACAATCGCCTCGCGTATTCAACCGATGGAATCACATGGACTGCGTCCACTTCTGGGAACACAGTATTTACATATCGCTGCACAGCAGCCGCCTGGGGCGGAACACGATGGGTGGCAGGAGGCGGCGGCGGCGGGGCGCGGCTCGCATATTCATCCGATGGAATTACCTGGACTGCGTCGAGCTCTGGAAATGGCGTCTTTACTGAATACTGCTTCGCAGTAGCATGGAATGGCTCAAGATGGGTCGCTGGGGGTGCTGGAGGCAATCAGCTCGCCTATTCATCCGATGGAATCGAGTGGACTTTCTCCACTTCCGGGAATGCGCTGCTTACAACTGGATGCCTTGCGGTCGCATCGAACGGGACACTATGGGTCGCTGGAGGTGTTGGAACAAATCGCCTCGCCTATTCGTCTGATGGAATCACATGGACTGCGTCTACTTCTGGGAATGGGGTTCTCACAACCAACTGTCAAACAGTCGCGTGGAACGGGACACTATGGGTCGCTGGAGGCACATCACAAGGAGAAGTAACTAACAAATTCGCCTATTCTTATGATGGAATCAACTGGACGACTTCCACTTCTGGGAATGGGGTTCTCACAAGCAACTGTAAGGCAGTCGCGTGGAATGGAACACTATGGGTGGCTGGAGGCGATGGAAACAATGCGGTTGCCTATTCCTACGATGGAATCACATGGGCTGCGTCCACTTCTGGGAATGCGCTGTTTACAGGGGGTCTAGCTCTCGCCTCTTCCTACGTCCAAGAAGCCGCCGTGAACATCTTATCGACGACCACAGGAGCGGTAAGAAATCTCGCATGGAATGGAGGCGGTGTAAATACAGATGCCTACGCTATACAAGTCCGCGATGCGACCCTGGCTATTGGCGCTGTCCAAGGCTCCACGGCATTTTACCAAGGAGGTATGCGCGAAATGCTGATCTATACGGGCACCCTTTCGGACACCAACAAGGCGCAAATAACCGATTACTTGTATAATAAATGGAATCCGCCGGCGCTTACACTTGTCCCCGCGACACCCATAAAACACGGCTTGGTACAGTGGCTCGATGCGAATGATTTAACCACCTTGTTCCAAGATCTTTCTGGAACGATTCCCGCAAGTGATACTGAAATCGTGCGCTTATGGAAAGATAAAAGTGGAAACGGCTATGATATGTATAATGATAGTTCAAGCACGGCTGCTACTGTAACTGTCACGACGATTAACTATACTCTTCCAGGCTATTCGAAACCCGTTCCAGCTTCAAAGGATATTACTCTGTTCGTTGTTCTGAAAAACAACAATGGCTCAAACCAGCTCGGATATCCTACCGGCTATTCTTTATGGCAACACAATAATCTGGGTCTCAACGGTCATGGACAAACAGGCACAATATCGTTTTCTCAAGGATATGACAAGTTTTCAAGTGGAATGTCGCAGAGTAGCGCAACCTTCACTATATACAGTGTGACACTCAGTAAGGCGCAGCTCGTAAATCTACAACAGATTACAATAAGCGGCATAAGTACTCTAAGAGATACAGTTGAAGTGGATTCGTATTATACGGGTCTGGGTGGACCTGTTGTATTATGCGCGAATAAAGCATATGGGGGATATATCTATGTAGGCGAAGTCATCTATTACAATCGCGTTCTGAGCACCACAGAGATTTCATCAACGATTTCTTATTTACAGAATAAATGGGGTGTAGCTGCAGCCGCGGCGGGTCCTAATCTCACAGACAATCTACAACTCTGGTTGGATGCGGCGGATCCTTATACCGTTTTCCAGAATGCTGGCGTAATGACCATATGGAAAGATAGAAGCGCTAATGGATATAACGCAACTCCTTCAGGCTCGCCCACGTATTCTGATGGCGGCGTTGTATTCAACGGGACTTCACAGTTTTTCAATCTGCCGAATGGGGCGCTGCCTTCAGGCAACTCCCCGTATTCCTATTACGCGGTGATAAAGCCGACGGACGTGTCAGGCGTTGGGATTATTGGTGGGGGTGCGGATACGGCAACATTTGGGCAGTTTGCTCTGGAATATACGAATCTTAATATGGCTATGGTAGCTGGAGGTTACGGAACAAATCAACTCGCCTATTCATCCGATGGAATCACATGGACTGCGTCGGCTTCTGGAAACTCCATCTTTTCTGCAAGATGTAGCGCAGTCGCATGGAACGGCGTGCTATGGGTGGCTGGAGGTCAAGGAGGTAATCAACTCGCCTATTCGTCCGATGGAATCACATGGACTGCGTCCACTTCTGGGAATGCGGTGCTTACAAATATTTGTTTCGCAGTCGCATGGAATGGTACTAGATGGGTCGCTGGAGGCAATGGAACCAATCGACTAGCTTATTCGTCTGATGGAATCAACTGGACTGCGTCAACTTCTGGGAATGCGGTGCTTACCTCCCTGTGCTACGCGGTGGCATGGAATGGGACACGATGGGTCGCTGGAGGTTTCGGAACAAATCGTATCGCATATTCTTCGGATGGAATCACGTGGACTGCGTCCACTTCTGGGAATGAGGTATTTACAAATTGGTGCGACGCAGTCGCATGGGGAGGCTCAAAATGGGTCGCTGGAGGCTCAGGAGTAAGCGCTGCCCTAGCGTATTCCTCCGATGGAATCACATGGACTGCGTCCACTTCTGGGAATACGGTGCTTCAAATTTGTTACGCAGTCGCGTGGAATGGTACTAGATGGGTAGCTGGAGGCGCAGGAGTAGGTAGCGTCACCCTAGCGTATTCCTCCGATGGAATCACCTGGACTGTCTCCATTAGTGGGGGTAACGTTCTTACAGGTCAATGCACCGCAGTCGCATGGAATGGTACTAGATGGGTCGCTGGAGCCGAAGCAGCGGTGGGCGCAACGCGGAATCAACTAGCGTATTCCTCAGATGGAATCACATGGATTGCGTCGGAATCTGGGAATAATGCATTTACAACCCGGTGCGAGGCACTCGCATCGACACGCATTCTTCCGTCAACTACAACCCAATATACACCACCGGCAGTTCTACAAACCACTATTGGTCCAGCGAGCCTTCCAGCCACTGCCTTCGTGGCGGGAGGCGGCGGAACAAATCGTCTTGTGTATTCAGCTGATGGTATCAACTGGGCTGTGTCAGCATCTGGGAATGCGGTGTTTAGCACCCACTGCTTCGCAGTGGCATGGAATGGCACACTATGGGTCGCTGGAGGCTCTGGGACATATGGCCAGCCAAATTCTAGCCTCGCATATTCTTCCGATGGAATCAAATGGACTGCGTCGGCTTCTGGAAATTCGCTCTTTACGTCATGCTCAGCAGTAGGATGGAATGGAACACTATGGGTCGCTGGAGGTGGGGGGAGCAATCGCCTCGCGTATTCGTCCGATGGAATCGAGTGGACTGCGTCCACTTCTGGAAATGGCATATTTTCAAACGCCTGTAACGCAGTCGCATGGAATGGTACTAGATGGGTCGCTGGAGGCTCAGCAAATAATCGCCTCGCATATTCATCCGATGGAATAACGTGGACTGCGTCAACTTCTGGAAATGGCATATTTTCAAACGGCTGTAACGCAGTCGCATGGAATGGTACTAGATGGGTCGCTGCAGGCTCAGAAAATAATCGCCTCGCATATTCATCCGATGGAATAACGTGGACTGCGTCAACTTCTGGAAATGCCCTCATTACAAACTTCTCTACAGGAGTCGCGTGGAATGGTACTATATGGGTGGTTACAGGTGCAGGAACAAATTCACTCATATATTCTTCTGATGGAATCACATGGACTGCGTCCACTTCTGGAAATGAGATTTTTCCAGGCGGGTGCTACGCACCCGCATGGAATGGAACACGATGGGTCGTTGTAGCTTCAGAAAAAATCGGCTATTCTTCTGATGGAATCACAGGATGGACTCTGTCAACTTCTGGATCTGCACTATTTGTAGCAGCCGCATGCCTAGCAGTCGCATCCACACGCGTCCTCCCATCGACATCCCCTACAACACCTCCCGTGATTCCTCAATACACCGCCGCGGAAGGTGGGCCAATCCCCTTGAACAGTCTTTCTGCGACAACACCATTCCTCGTGGAATCTTTGTATTCTCCCACATACACAATGACAAGACACTTTGTGAATGCTTCCCAGTTTGCACAAAATACAACGACACCATCCCACGCGCAGCTCACAACCAATAATACTCTCGGGAAAACCCCATGGAACAAATACATGAAAGGACGTATTTACGAAATCCTCGTATATAATGTGGAACATACACAAGATGAGAGATTTTTCGTAGAGGCATATCTACTCAATAAATGGCGGGCCTTTGGCTTTACACCCACTGCGACGGCAACACCTCCATGCCTGTGGCTCGATAGCTCTAACACGGGTAATCTCACCCTCAGTGGAACAGATATAACTGCGTGGAATGACAGCTCGGCCAGTGGAGTAAACTATACTTCCATGTTTCCAAGCGCGAATCCACAATATTCGTATGATACTGTTACAAAGAAATATGGCGTCTTATTCGGCTCAAAAGGAGTCACGAGCGGCCTTGGAAATCCGACGACGAGTCCATTCGCGAGCACAATAAGCCAAGTAAGTATCTTCGTCGTTGCGAGATTCAACAATGCATTCACTACGAACACAATATATTCCACACAAACCGGCGCGTCACCTATGCGCCTCACCGCGAAAAATGGAAATCCAGATACTGGCGCAACTATTACAGCGCCGCCCGAGAATGGAGCGAGCAGCCCATTCTCATTTAGCTCTACTGCTGTAACATCGCCCTTCGTATTCAGCTCAGTAAGTATAACCGCTTCTGATACAAACACCATATGGGTCAACGGCACACAAGCCTACACTGTTTCGGAAGCCATATCTATATCGAGCGGCACTTTGATATATCTCGGCTACGGAGTAAATTCACCTCTTCTCTCCCTATCCCAAGGATACAATGGCTACATGTTTGAATATCTCATTTACCCCTACGGAGTTTCTTCCGTCGAGCGACAAAAGATTGAGGGATATCTCGCGTGGAAATGGGGTATTCAGGGCTCTTTACCTCAGGCGCATCCGTATTACTTGAGTGCGCCGTGAGCTCATGGTGGGCAGTATTTGCCGAACATATGCTTCCCCGTGGGGGAAACATATGTTGTGCATAGATGCCGATAACTAATACGCCCGCAGAGTCGCCAAGCGCTCCGCCGTCGGTTTCACAGCGCCTGTCTTAAGATTATACATCATCAATGGCTCAATATCCGTCAGTCGCATCTCCGCGATATAAGCCTCCGCGTCCTTGGTTCCATACGTCAACCACACGGAATCTTTTTCCACGGACTCACACATACCACTCCAATACTCCACACGCTCCTTTGTGAAACGCACGAAGCAGCTCACGCGCGAGGGCCGCAACTCTGCGTCCAGCGTCATGAAACGGTGATAGTAGCGCCGCCCCTCGTCCCCTATGTAGACCTTGTGCATGACACACAAATACGCCTCGTGAGGATGCGTTGCGGAGCGCCACGGCGTCGGCCCCGCAGATCCGCGATACTCCTTCAAAGAGAGCGCCCCACTCGTCGTCGGTACATCCACCTTCACCGCCCCCGTCGCGTCGCACACACGGAACGGCGAGAAGTTGTAAATATAATGCAGCGCCCCCTGGTGCTTGAAGCCCAACCAATTTTTCTGCGTCTCTCCAGGGCTCACACCCACCGGCAATGGCATCTGCTTCAAGAGCCATGTAGACTCCCCCTCATTCCTCCACACGTGAAAAATCTTGTTCGTCCCATTATCCGAATACGACTGCGACGTTCCGAGAAACTCCATAGCGTCCGTTCCCTGAATCAGCCGACAGTCCTCTACACCGCGGATATAGTGGTCACGTTGCTTGATACTGGGATTTATCAGGATTTCTTCCACGGAAGCAGGGTTATTCCACCCCGCCTCCTTCGGAACATCCATCAGACAGTTGCGAGTAAGAACTTGGCCGTGGAATCCTCTATAGTGATAATGCTTCGCCTCCGCCGTGTAATAGTTCGCACAACGCAGATTTACGAGATAGCCGCTGCCATCCGGCTTCACACGAATACTGGGATTGAACGGCTGCCACACGGCCGCCTCGGGCTCCGCTGCCCATGGCAGACGCTCCAAAGGCACTTGGAAGCGTGTGTGCCGACGAGGCCGCAAGCACCAATCATACCAGTGCATATTCCCAAAAAGTGTGTTGAACTCATGCCAGTTCAGCCGCGTTTTGAGATCCAGCTGATCGAGTTGAAGCCACGTCTGTGTTCTCAGACCCGAATAAAAGCCGACGATGGCGAGCTCCTCCCACAGATGATAATCGACGTCGCGCTGGTTCACGAAAAGCACGTCGCCGTTTCTCGAGGGCGGGCCCAGCACGACGCCCGTGCGCAGATCCTCTCCGTATAAGGTCGCGAACATTTTTTCCAGAATGAGCGAGGCGAGAAACTGGGACTTCGGTTGTCTCCTATAGAGTGTCACAAGACGCATGGCGGCCTCCGTCCGAAAGCTACGGCTTTGCCAGGCTTCCAAATACGTCTGAATCGCATCGGCGGTCTGCCCCGAGTTCTCATAGCACTCGCCGAGATACAGACGCGCGATGTAGACTTCCTCGTCCCACCCCCCGATTTCAATACGCCGCTTCAGCGTGGCGATGGCGTTCGGCCAATCGCGCTGGCACAGATAGGTCTGTCCGAGATAGAAATGTGTCCGCGCGTCATTCGGCATTTCCTCCAGATCCTCCTTCAGAAGGCGAATATCACGGGGATACTTGTCGCTCTTACAGCCGCCGTCGCCGTGATCCGTTAGCACCGGCGTATCGAGATGAGCGGTGTGTTTCGACGGGGGGCACGTCCAGGCCTCGTGTGTGGCTCCCTTACAGATCCACGGCTCCGAGCAACGGACAATGCGCATATTACTATAAATCAGCGAGCCCGCGGCCTGCTTCAAAGACACACCAGCCTGTTCCGGGCCAAAACGGGCCAAAGCTGCCTTGTCGATCGGCCCTGAGAGCATCATATCACCGTCCAGAAGTAGCGCCCAAGTTTTCGTCGCGTCCCAGCCGACTTTGGCGACCCATTCTTGGCAACAGAGAAATGATTGGGTGCGGCTCTTTCCGAAATTCACAAAGGGGTATTCAAAAGTCGCCCCCGACATGTCATTGGCGGCGAGCCACGCGGCCGCTTTGGCCACCGTATCATCCGTAGAACCCGTGTCGCAGATTATGATCGCGTCCACACGCCCTTTTACGGAATCCATGAGGCGCTCAATGATTCGCGTCTCATTTTTTACCATGCTCAACAGGATTAGCTTGTGGTCGGACATTTATTGTATCTACGGCATTTACTGGCAAATGTCTTTACGCAGCTAAAACAGAGATGAACTCAAGTGACCTCTTGAGAATTAATGTGGCGGGGAATCTACACTGCCGCCAGCTGAATAATCTGGTGGGCCCGACGGGGGCTACTGGATCTACGGGGCCAGCGGGAACAGCTTCAAATACGGGTGCAACAGGTTTTACAGGGCCGACTGGTAATACAGGGCCGACTGGTAATACAGGGCCGACTGGTAACACGGGGAATACAGGGCCGACTGGTAATACAGGGCCGACTGGTAATACAGGGCCTACAGGGCCGACTGGCAACACTGGTAATACGGGCTCTATAGGAGTCCCTGGGGTTAGCACAGGCCTTATTCTGTATCTAGATAATGCTGGCGGAACAGCTCCTCAGACAGGAACTTTGCTTAAGGTTCCTAATACTGGGGCACAGACACAAATAACGACGACCCAGGCTACAAATGACTATCTCGTGGGAACATTTACGAGTCCAACGAACTCCACCGATTCTACCATTCTTATTGGAGGGCTCTGGACAACAAATCTTTACGCGATTGCGGGGAATGATACATCTGTCACATTCTATACGAAGATATACTATGTTGATTCCACAGGTGCTACAGAGACACTTCTTGCCACGGGAAACAGTGCCGGCTCCATCCAAATCTACTCAACACTGTTTATTGTTTCACATACACTATATGTTCCTGATACGGTGCTTCCTGATACCACCTATCGCTACCGTGTAAAGGTTTATGCGAATTTTGCTACAAGTACGAGTTTGACCATTAGTTTGCGTGATTCTACAACCAGTCATGTACACACAACTCTGGCGGCAAATGCGGCTACAGGGCCGACGGGGAATACAGGCAACACGGGAGCTACAGGTGTTACGGGAAATACTGGGCCAACGGGGCCCACGGGTTCGACTGGTCCAACAGGCAACACGGGTAATACAGGACCAACTGGGTCGACAGGGAATACTGGGCCAACTGGTTGGACTGGTTGGACTGGACCCACTGGTAATACAGGACCAACTGGCTGGACTGGTTGGACTGGACCAACCGGCTGGACAGGTAACACTGGCCCCACGGGGAATACAGGCCCCACAGGGAATACAGGGCCCACGGGGAATACAGGCCCCACAGGCAACACTGGTCCAACAGGCAACACAGGCAACACAGGCAACACAGGCAACACAGGCAACACTGGGCCCACAGGTAATACTGGCCCAACAGGCAACACTGGTCCAACAGGCTCAGCCCCAGCTCTCAGTTATTTCGGTATCGGCAAGGTTCTCCGCGTAGACTCCGTGTATGGCAATGACTCAACAGCTTCTGTAGGCGGATCCCCATATCTGACAGTGAACGCGGCCGTTAACGCTGCCACTTCTGGAACAACTATCTGGGTTCATCCTGGCATCTATAATTTGAGCGCGGGCATAACCCTTCCTGAGGGAGTATGTCTTCGTGGTCAAAATACTCAAACGACCATAATTCAAATGTTCGGTGTCACAGCTGATACAACCCTTTTAATAATGGGTGAAAATACTCGCGTAGAAGATTTAACACTGTTATTAGCATCAGCAGGTCATTATACTCTTAAGGGTATCGTCTTTGGTGGCACGACAACTGTAACTGCTAAATTGAGAACATGTGTTCTTACCGTTGCTAACCCTGCAGCTTCTTCAGGTGGAACAAGTGTCGTTACCGGTGTGGAGGCAAACGGAACCGGCAGTCTAGGTTCGGCAACATTCTCCTTTAACTCCCTAAAAGGTGCTACAATCAACGTCTTTTCCAACGGCGGAGGCAATAAACGCGGCGTTCTCGTGAGTGGAACAAATATTATTTCCTCGCGCGATATGAATATTTATGTGGCGCAACCCACTTCCACTGCGTCCACTGGCTCCTATGTGGGCGTAGAAACAGCCGATAGTAGTAATACTGGCTCTATTCAGCTACGCTCTACGACTATAGGAACTGTTACGCCTACTGCGGGCCAGTCCTACACCGCCTCAGATATTCTTCAGACGAATCCCACGACGATTGTAAATCCCACTTACCTTGCCTCCGCCGGCATTCAGGTTGGCCCTGGTGTAGATCTTGTGACAAAAACGGCTGGCGGCAAAGGATTTTCCACCTACATATATCCTACTACTCTTTTCTACGGCTTGAAAGGTGCTGTTAAAAATGTTGCGGATGGTTATTTATGGCCTGGATCACAGTCTGTATCTAATACTAATTTTCCTGATTCGTCAGCACAACCTGCCTTCTATCGTATACAACAACCAACTATTTTATCCGGATTAAGTGCTGCTCTTGCGACTGCGCCAGGAACTGGTCATAGTATAGTTGTCACTGTTCGATATACACCAGTGGGTGGAACTATAACTGATACATTATTTACAGTTACGTTTGGAGCAACCGATACTGCTAAATCCTTTTACAACGCATCTCAAAATCTGAATAGCGGTGATAAACTACATGTATATCTTTCAGGTGTAACAGGTAATAATAGTGCGACAGACTTTTCGCTCCAACTGGACTTATTTTAAGCGCAAGATAAAGAAATGGCAGCGGTTACATCTGGTCAAGGAATACTACTCCCTGAAAAGAAGAATAGAAAGGAGCGGAAGATAACTGTGGCTGTGAATAGCCGCGACCGTAATCTGGGGGCGAACTACAACTCCAATGAGTTCCGCTGGACGTTCAGACGTCCTCTAAAGGATATTACATCCATTGAGCTGGTGAATGGCTCCGTTCCAGCGGATTTATACAATGTCGCCACAGCCTGGGGCTCCTTCTCCTTCGGAGAAAACAACGGGGCTCAACAGTGGATTGTGACTCTTACGCCCGGTCAATACAATGCGACGGAGCTGTGTGCTGAGCTTCAGACACAGTTGAATGCCATGGTGGGAAAGACGAATACGTATGCCGTCGCCTATTCGTCGATTACGAAGAAGATGACCGTCACGGCCACGGGCGGTGCGAGCTTCAGCTTCTATTTCCAGTCCGGCCGCTACGTCGATGAAATAGACGTAAATACCGGCGCCATACAATCGGTGAACTGCCCAGCGCAGCTTCTCGGATTTGAGTTCCAGAACACACTCTCGGTGGGGTCCATCGTCAGCCCGAATCGCATGGACCCCTACGGACTCATCGGACGAGTCTATATACACTTGAATGCAGACAACTCCGTGGAAATGAATCGGATAGAATGCGGCGCAGGTCGCAAGGACTGCTTTCACATCCTGTATTTCGACCAGACTCGTGATGGATACTATTCTCTCAATAAGGATATGCAGACTCCTATCTATTACTCCTCTCCAGCTCCTATTGCGCGGATGGCAACCTTGAATGTGAGTATTCGCGACGAGTTCTACCGCCCTATGGATCTCGGCAAACATGATTTTACTCTCGTGTTTGATATTACGTATTTGGATTAAAGTCATGTGCCAAAGTTAAGAACCCCTGCCCATAGGGAGGGGTTCTTGAGTTAGCCTACCGTAGCGATGTAAGCACATCGCGCTAGTTACTACCAGAAGCGGTCGATCTCCATACGCAGCCGCCATTTCCGAAAAAGAGGACCCTGCGGATCCCAGAATCTCGGCGCAGGCCGCGAGCCCCAGAAATTCACGGAAGGCCTCCTGGATTCCTTTGAGAAGATCCCGATGATAACACTCTGTAGGAATAGTCACCACGCGCCCAGGATAACGTGCGAGGACCGCGGCCCTCTCCGCTGTACTATCGGTCGCCAAGAAAAAGGTGGTCGCAGCATTATACGCATCCATTGCCCGGAAAAACGCCTCCGTGGGTGAATCCTTAATAGAACGCGCATTATCCGTCCGACGAATATGAACGCCCACCGTATTCGGCGGAAGCCGCGGAAGAAACTCCGCGCGGGGCTTCAGGCTGCGCAGACACTCGAGCCAGCGCTGCGGGTCCTTCCGATAGAAGCAGCCATAGGATTTGAGACGCAGGCCTGTTCGTCCGTCCCAATCAGCCTCGCTCAGACACATCTTGGCGCCCTGTAGGAATGTGTCGTCGAATGAGGCACCAGCCACCGGCAGCTCGAACAAATCCGTGAACGTCGCCCCGAAAACGGCCTCTCGCGGCCACGATATTTTCACAGGGGTGCCGATGGCCTCGGCGGCACATATTCCAGATACAGTTGCGCGCAGGCGATTTGCAAGGCCTGCGCACACTTGTAGTTCCATCCTTTTCAGCTATAAAACCACCCTCTTAAATGACGTTACGGCCTTGTAATGACATATTGAAAATCTAACTCGTTAACCTCCAAATTGTATTTTGATATAATGAATTTACAATAATTTTCACCAACAATTCTCCCACGTTTTTTTCTAAAGTCTGCCAACTCATCAATCCTGCTTCCGTAAATACAGGCGTGTTCATAGTTCAATATGGCAAACTGGTCGTTTGTACCTGCAAAATGACTATGGTTCGGTACTTGTATTCTATCATGATTGAACAGTATATTATATATAGGTAAATCATTCTGAATTGTTATATCTGGCCTTATAAACATTACGAAATGGAACTTATCTCCCGTCGCCTTAACCATATTAAAAGCTCGTTTTTGTGATTCTAACATACAGATATGATTAGAAACCATTTTGGGTTCCCCCCAGCCATCAGAAATATTATCCGAGGCGTCTTTACAAAAATAGTTATCCATATTGATTCCATCTAAAAACTCATTTTCGTCATCTATTGTATAAAAATCTGGAGATAATAAAAGGTGTTCCGTATAATCTATTTTTTCCGGTATTATATTTTGCCATACATTCTGTGTACCATCCTTTGTTTTCCAAGTATGCATGAATGTTTTATAGGATAGCTTTTCCCTCTTTAATACATCAAATACGTGTTTTGTATGACTTTCATGCGTCTTTTTAACCGAACGTGTGAGCCCAAAATATATGATCGCAAAGTCGTATTCCATCGTATTTTAAGGTAGGAAAACAAACCGCCTAAATTTACTAGAGCCGTATCCGGAAAGCATACCGAATATAACGCAACGGCATCCGCATTCGTTTATACCATGATCTTTCTCCAAAAATCGTGTAAGCAACATAGCGGTGCATCGCGTGTTTCTTAATAAATGCGCCCTCCGCCGTGTTCGCCGCGCTTACATAACGACGATACTCCTTGTATTCCGGGGAAGCTTTCACTTCATTCACAGCATTCTTTTTTGCGGTCTTTAGCGTCTCAACATTATTCGCAACCAGATCATTGAACTCTCTTTTCTTCACGGCCAACATTCTCTTATATGCGGCCAACGCCTTTCGCGCAGCCGTCTTCTTTTTCTTAATCGCCTTCACTTCCGCAGGAACTCCCTCCTTCGCCATGACCTCTGAAACACGCGTGGCCACATCATGATCATCCTCCGAATAAGAGTTCGCGTGCTGGTGTAATACTGCGCCGCAGGGACAGAACAGGCTCGATGAATAGTAAAGAGCAGAACAGAATCTGGTTATGGCGCAGGAGGAATGATATTTCAGATCGCAACAGGGGACTTCCGAGATCTTCTCCCCTTCTGCGATCGGGCCATTACACTGTGCGCAGTCAGACATTCTCTGTAGGATCATGGGGCGGGCTTTTAGACCCCTGGAAATACAAACGCCTAAACATATTTTGTCATATATATTTATTCAGAGTCACGCTGGAAAAACTACGCCAGTCCCTACTCCGGTTCCAAAACCGACCCTCTGCCCGTGGTGCCTTCTATGTCATGTCTCCTCCTCGTATAGACAGCGCGATCGGTCTATGGAGAAGGCATCTGCCATATGTCCGACCCTTCTACGCGGTGAAGTGCAATCCCTCTCGGGACCTTCTTCATCATCTGTATGACGCAGGTGTTGGATTCGATTGTGCCTCCGAACGAGAGTTGAAGGAGGTTCAGGCCTTGGCGCGGACAGAAGGTGTTGGTCGCATCATATATGCGAATCCGTGTAAATCGGATCGAGACATTAAGGTCGCGAATGAAATGGGCGCGCCACTCACGGTGGTAGACTCTGAAGAGGAAGTGGAGAAGCTGGCCGGTTATTCCGGCGGGGCTCTGATTCGCATCGCTGTGGACGACACAGGGAGTGCCATGCCATTCTCGAGCAAGTTTGGCGCACCGGCGAAAAATATCGGACGGATCGCACAGGCGGCAAAGGCCAACGGCCTGGCCCTCCGAGGCATCAGTTTTCACGTAGGTTCCGGGTCCGCCGATAGAAAGGCGCACGCAAGAGCTATTCGTGAAGCGTATGCGGGTATACTGCTTATAGCGCGGCTGGGATATCCATATGCGAACATGATTGACATTGGCGGGGGCTACTTGCCCAGCTACAACAGTTTTTGGGCGACAGCAGCATCCATTACGCAGGCTATGTTACAAGTGGAAAACGATAATACAGAAAGCGCGATCCCCATACAGTGGATCGCCGAGCCCGGTCGATTTCTCGCTGCCAACTCGTTCGACTTCTACGTCCAAGTCATCGGGAAAAAGGCATCGCCCGTGGGCTGGAAATACACGATCGACGACAGTCTATACGGGCAGTTTTCGGGCATTCTGTTCGACTACGCGGCGCCCACGTGGGTGCGTATTTCGGATGGGACACAGAGGAAGCGCGGGCCGGGCGTGCTTTTTGGGCGCACATGTGACTCTGTAGATGTTATTGCGAAGGCGACGGACATGGAGGAACTGGAAATCGGCGATTGGCTCTGGTTTCCGAATATGGGTGCGTATACACGCGCGACCGCCTCGGAGTTCAACGGCTTCCCCGCGCCTGAAGTGTTCGTCGACGAAACGCGGGATGTCCCTACACTCCATGACGTGATAAAGGCTGCCCCGTGTGGAGTGAAGCGCATGCCTCCCGTATCCGCAAAGGCCTTTTGGTGAAAAATTGATCACCGGTGAGCGGGTGCGGAACAATCATCCAGCATGTCTGCCCAGTGTTCTATCTGTCTCGACGACTACAAGGGGAAGAGGATGGTTCCCATCAAGTGCCAATACTGCCCCTCTCATGCCTGTCGCGGATGCCAGCAAGCATTTCTGCTACAGTCATATGAAGACCCTCACTGTATGACCTGTAAACAGGGGTGGAGTTCCGAGTTCATGGCGGCGAACTTCCCCCTGAGTTTCCGCAACGGCACTCTTCGCAAATGGCGGCGCAAGGTGCTTCTGGAACGCGAGAAGGCTCTGCTTCCCGCGATGCAAATATTCGTAGAGTATCGGCGGAAGTGTATGCAGTTCCAGGATGAGATGACAACGCTGCGCGCGGAGTTCGGAACTCCGTATGCACGTCCGAAAACCCCTGTGGAGATGGAGGCCATGTCCAAGACAGTCTCTTATCGCTACGCTATGATGCGCGATAGGCGAGAGAAGGCCTGTGAAAAGTATAAGGAAAGCATTTCGCGTATTACTCAGCTGAAGGAGGAACTCGGGGCTGAGGCTGCGAGGCAGATTGCCAATGAACTGCGTGTTCTGAATGTCAAGAAGACGGACGCCGAGCTCGACGAAGCTGTAAAGGAGCGCAAGAAGAAGCTGGTTATCGAGTCAGAAGAGCGGCGGGCGCTTCGTGAAGAGAGCAATGAACTCGGCAAGATCTTTATGGCCTTGTCTGAGGAGTTCAAACCAGTCCAGGAAGAGTTTAATCAGCTCAATACGAAACTTATCGCGGCGACGAGGAACTATTGGAACAACTCTCAGCTCTACAATGGCGAGAGGGCGCAGGCGGCGGATCAACGGCGCGAGTTCATCATGAAGTGCGCGGACGAGGAATGCCGCGGCTTCCTCTCTTCCGCCTATAAATGCGGGACGTGCGAAAAGTGGACGTGCTCCCAGTGTCTCGTGGTAATCGGAAAGGAAAAGGAGGCCGAGCACACGTGTAACCCTGATACGGTAGAGACGGCAAAGACGATCAAGGCCGAGACGCGTCCTTGCCCTAAATGCGGCACGCGCATCTTCAAAGTGGACGGCTGCGATCAGATGTGGTGCACAGTCGACGGTTGCCAGACGGCCTTCTCGTGGAACACTGGTCATGTTATCACTGGCAAGATCCACAATCCGCATTACTATGAATGGCTGCGCCGCAATGGTGGAGGCGCAGCGCCTGCGCGCGAGATTGGTGATATTCCCTGTGGAGGTCTCCCCCCTATCCACCAGTTATTTGCGGCTCTTCGCCCCACCTGTATCCCGCAGGAACTCCGAATGATTCTTTCAGAGACGCATCGGAATTTCCGCGAACTCATCGATACGCGGCTCTACGACTTTCCCGCGCGCCCACCGGCTCTTTCAAACAAGGACGTCGATGTCGACTACTTGATGAATAACACGACGGAAGAGGAGTGGCAGCGGCAACTCGAACTCGCCGAGGCCAAGTTTATGCGCAAAAAGGAGATCGGGCAGGTTCTTCAGACACTTGCGACGGCGGGATCTGATCTCATGAATCACATCGTGAATCAGTCGGCGGCGATGGAGCCCGAGGTATATGCCGTTTGGTTGGCCACCACCGCCAAGGATGAGCTGGAGCAACTCCGAGCCTTTGGTAATGACACTCTAAAGGGGCTGGCAAAGCGAGACCGGATTGCCGTTCCCCAGTTCGAGGAGTGCTGGAAATGGAAGGCCATGCGCGCGATTTATAAGCCTCAGAAGGCGTCGGCAACCGCGATTGTCGAAAGTGCGGGCACTTTAGCCTAAAGATTTCCGCCTCTAAAGGAAAAGATGAATCGGTGTGCAGTGATTCACCTGGACGGTGCCACAGAGCGCCTCCCGATTATCGAAAAACTACGTAAGGTGCTGATCCACGAGCTGGAAGTTTTTTCTGCAAAGGACGGAACGGAGTGGGAAAAATCGAGCAAGATCGCAAAGACACATCCACGCGACAAGCAACCCGTTTCCCGTGGTCAAATCGGATGTTCACACAGCCACATAGATATTATTCACGGCTCCATGAAGAAGAATAATAAGTTTACTCTGATTTTTGAGGATGACTGTGAGATGCTCGGAACCCAGGACGATATCTACGGATTTCTTCATCGTGCAAGCCATTTGCCGGCCACGTGGGATATTATTCTTCTTGGCGCGAACGAATACGTGGAATCGACCAAGTTCGATGATAACTACACGCGTGTGAACCGGTTCTGGGGAACACACGCGGTGGTGATGACGGAAAAGGCCATGAAGGCCGTGTTAAAGACGTTTGCCGAGGCTCAAAAGACTGGTGTATTTCTTCCTGCCGACTGGTTGTATAACGAGGCCATCAAACAACACGACCTGGTGTGCTATGGTCCCACGAAGATTGACGCGATTTGTCGGCAGAAACCGGGGCTCATATCGGCTATCACGGGAGAGAAGCGTGGCATGCCGAAGCAGGCTTAGAATCGTAGGGGATCTCTAGACCCTGAGCTACTCCCTGAGCCACTCCCGAACCGAATACGAATACCACTACCGGTGCCGCTGCTACCTTCAGAACCCGACCCTGATCCTCCACCCCCCGCGACTACAGAGCTGAAACTATTATCCATTCCCAGCTTGTTCATTCCCCATTGAAGAATCCGCTTCACTTTCGACTCCGGAAGAAATGACGAATACATACGGAAATCGAAGATGCTCCCATTAAAGAGTTCGTCGCGCAGTTCATAGCCCGAAAAGTCGTTCGCCCAGTTGGACTTTCCGAGATAGTTATTGCTGGTCACCTTGGCCTGCGGTAAGTATCCCTGTTCCTTCGTAAACACCAGATTTCCATTGACATATACGTTCAAATCCGGGCGCATGGCATCCATACCGGCCGCCGTTATAACGATATGTGTCCATTTTCCGAGTGGGATAGCACCATTCACTTTGATTTGAACCTTACGAAGCTTCTTTTCCCATACTTCGTATTGTAGGGTGGCGCGAGTGGCGGCTGTTGCCACCTTCACCTTTTTGTTCTGGATCGGATCCATCTTTCGGGCGAGTGTTTCTTGGCCCGGGCAACTATATTCATCCACATTCGAAGCGGAGGTCTCATAGAGTTCTTGAGGCGTGAGTTCCGGGCAAAACTGTGCGCCACTCCCAGGCTCTGGAACCGTAGTCTCAGGGCAGCTCGCACCAGGCCGCACCTTATTTCCAGAATCCTCGCTCGCATCTCCCTTGCCCAGAATGCCCAGAAAGGTGTTATTTACACCGGGTCCGTCCCCGAAATCAAATATGTGCGCATTATTCGTGAAGCTGTCGAACTTCACCCACACACTCCACGCGCGGACGGAGCGCATTTTCACAACGTTGCCGAGAGATAGTTCCGATGTATCACCAAATCGAACGAACTGATTCAGCCCGTTGAAATAAAGGGCCTGTGTTATCGTAGGTCGTGGTGATTCATCTATTTTCATCCCACCTGCAAACTGAACAATAGCTCTCCCCATGTAATCCACCATATCATCTCGGAAGCGTAGCCAGATTTCGCAACCGCTGTAGAAATCCATGAGCGTCAAGATTTCCTCGGGAGGATCCGAATCCATTTCTTCACTGTCATTGAAACGATTATCGAGGGCGCGCACACACATTGGTTGATATGTGAGGTCACGCTGCTTTAGAATACGACAGTAGGCCTGACGACCGTCCTTAATAATATCTCGCATGTAGTCATCGCGGCTAACGCGGAAACCCTGAGCAACAGTCTTCGTCCGAAAATCGACCGGACTACCGGCCGTTCCTGCCAGCGCGCAGGCAAACATCATTCCCTCCTCACCGCTCAGCGTAACCATGCGGCAAAAATCGTTCTCGAATCCGAGACGCTGAACATCGGCATACCCCGCAAAATAACGCCGATCCTGAAAATACCCCCCTTGTTCTCGCCTGATGCCTACATCCGAGCGACGAATGAAAAAATTCTTGATAAAGTTGGGCTCTTCATTTTCCCCTGGTAGAATACTTTGGAATCCTTCCATAAACTTTTTCGGTGCGAAAATTTCCAGAATGAGTGCCCCTAATAGAATACACAATCCAATCCAGACTGCCCCGGACATCTACCGTGTTGTGCCTATTTTAATGGGCCTTTACGAGCGATAAAATGCCCTTTAATAATAGTAAATGAAACCCATGAAGGGTGGTAAAATGATAAATAAAGGAGCATATGGCTGTATTTACGATCCGCCACTCATATGCCGTGGTGATAAGACCCCCATAGGTGGTTGGAACTCAGGGCGGCTCGGAAAGCTCACTGCAAAGATTGATGTAAAAGGAGAGATTACTGCGGCAGAGTTGTTTAGGGCCAAGCCGGAAGCACATAAATATCTTCTGCTGCCCATTCTTGATACCTTATGTAAATCTGGACCAAATGGAGAACCGGCGATTGTAGAGTCCGAGCAGCGCGAAAAAGAGTTCAAAGATTGTACTGCACTTCAACAACACGGTATTAATGAAATGCTTCATTTTCAGGTGGAATATGGCGGAAAAGATCAAGGCGATAAGCTGGACGACTTGAACGCTGCCGTTCGTAGTGGATTTTCCATTATGAAATATATGGAAGAGATTTTAGAAATCGGGGCATTTATATGCCTAAATGGTTTTATACACAATGATCTTCATCACGGTAACTTATTGTTGAATAAAGAGTTTCACCCGCGCCTAATTGACTATGGTCGTTCTTATACTCAAGTTATCACGCCAGAAACATTCGAACAACTGGGAATCATGTCCTATGAACCGCATCTTGGACAAGTTACGCCAGAATGTTCCGTAAAAGATGGAATTCTGAATGACATGAACATTAAAGACATTTTTAACGATATTTTCCTAAGTATCGATCCAAACAAACAAAAACCCGGTTTACTTTATGCGGAACGTCTTTTCAATCAGAGTCGGCAAAACGAGTTGGCCGAGTTCGAACTATTCTGGAAAGGCTCCAAGTCGGCTCAGACTAAAGACTGGGTTCAGTTCTTGAAACTATATTGGCACGTGAATGACTCCTGGAGTATTGGTCATCTGTTAATAAGCTTACTTCTGAAAATGTTACAACAAACGAGTTTCGGAGATAGTGAAATATTTAATAAAAACTTTGATCGTTTTCAAATAGTTATATGCGGCTTACTAAAGGCCTCTCCTATAAAGCGCCTTGACTGCGTAGAAGCACTTTCTCTTTTTAATCCTAAGAACAAGGTTGTTAATAGCCCTTCTGGGAAAAAATGGCTTCAAAGGAGAAAAACGCAGCGCGAGAAAGGTCCTAAGTAAAAGAGGAGCCATTTGTAGAAATGGAGCCACGCATCATTATACCAAAACAACAAGGTGGGCGACTGCTAGCCCAAGGGCATTACGGGTGTATTTTTGACCCCCCCCTGATATGCCGCGGAGACAAGGTGCCCAAGGGTGGATGGAAGAAGGGTAAACTCGGCAAGCTAACAGAGATGACGGATATCAAAAGTGAAATCATGGCCGCAGAGATTTTTAAGGACAAGCCCGAGGCTAGAAAATATTTGATTCTTCCTGAGCTCGATACTTTATGTAAAAAAGGTCCAGGTGGCGAGGATGCGATCAATCTAAAGCAACAGAAAGAGACCGACTTCACTAAATGCGATGCTCTTCAAAGAGATGGAATGGACGATATGCTTCACTACCAAATGCCATATGGTGGAAAAACTCTACAGGAAAAGCTCGACAATATTGACGTGGCAGTGAAAGAGTTCCCTTATTTTAAATTCATGGAGAATATGCTTGAAATAGGGGCTTATCTAGCCTTGAACGGTGTCGTCCACAATGACCTTCATAGCGCAAACATTCTGTTGAACAAAGAATATCATCCGCGCCTCATTGATTTCGGGCGTTCCTATTTTGCCAGATCTATAACCGATGATACGTTGGATCAACTCGCCGCAGAATACGCCCCGAGTCTTGGTCAAATAACACCCGAATGTTCTACGCAGGATGGAATAGAATCTGGTATTCCGTTCGAGACAATCCTACAGGACTTGATCAAACAGAAGCCTGGACTCCTTTACGCTGAGCGCCTATTCGGCCAAAGTCGTATGGAACAAATCAGCAGTTTTCAGAAGTTCTGGAGTAGCTCGAAAGCCGTTCAGCAGAAAGATTATGTTAAATTCTGGAACCTATATTGGCCCATGGTCGATGCGTGGAGCATCGGGCATGATTTGGCCAGCACGCTGTATAAACTCACTCAATCCAATCAGTTTATGCAAAGTGCGGAGTGGAACAAGAAACGAGGAGTGGTAAAGGCAGTTATCACCGGCCTTCTGAAAGCCTCCCCACGTGAACGCCTCGACTGCGTAGAGGCTCTGGCCCTCTATGACCCTATGAACGCCGTCGTGTTGAACTCGTCCGGAAAGGCCTGGTTGAAGGCGAAACAGCAGCAGCGCGAGAGGATGAAGTAGACCTCCCGCCACCACTCACGCGCATATAGAGGGGTCGCGCGCGAGGAACACACATGTAGCCACAAAAGACATCGTAGTTTAGGACGCCTGATCGTTTACTGAAGTTCGCATCGGCAAGCTGGGGATCCCAGATTCGGTGTTTACCGGCGTCCAAGTTCGTAACAGGAAGTGCGCCGGATTTCTGCGACCAGTAGCCACCCTTGTCTTGACGTAGAAAGTGATAATCATCGGACTGATCTATAACCAGCGCAATCTTGGATGTCCCATTTGGGCAACGCTGCTCGAAATCCCTCATAACAACTCGGGGATTGTCGCCCTTTATCCGCGCAACAAGATTCGGACACGTTTTCGGCGCCCCCTCTTTGAAAGTCGGATACTTAGATACCGCACCAGGTTGATGAAATGGCGCATCGCACTCCTTCACACCCTTACACTTTGCCAACTGTTTCGGATCATTTACGTTCATTGCGTAAGAATAACAGTTGTGTGTCTCGCGAACTTCTATTCCCCCGTTCCACCTATTGGGATCATAGGCGGGCTCCGAACCCGTTAACGGAGATTTGCGGGGACAACCCTGCATGTGCTGAGAACAAAATGCCTCCCCTGGAAGCGACTTGTTCTTACATGTCGAAAGACACTGACACCGATTCGGGACGCCTGTTCTTTTTACCCTCTTTATCTTCTTCGTCTTCGTCTTCGCCATCACCACCTATTATTGCTTGGGAAATGGAGGGCGAACCTACAATAGCAGTTCTCGAGAGTTCCTCCTTGACCGCGCTGACAACCTCAATAGGAATGGAGACCAGCTCTCCCTGTTGTGGCGTCGGAGGAATCAACTGGGATTTTGTTTCCTGTGAGTTCGACTGCGTTCCCTGGTGTTGTGTCTGGTTGTCGCTTAATTTATAGTATTCCTCCTCCACTTGCTTCATCCGGATTTTCTCAATCGAGTGGCAAAAATAAACGAATTGATTTTCGTGCGTAGCCATCTTTCCAGGAGTGTGGAATCCACTATACTTCCCCGTAAGCTCAATATACTGCCAGCCCTCCGATATGAGTTTTTCTTGGATCGTGTGGAGATAGTAGTATTTCTTGTCATACTTGAAAAGGGCTATCATCGCATTACATATCGATACCAGCAATGATACCATCCACGTGGACCAGTATATGGCAATATTCGTGGGCGACATCCCCTGAATAGATAAAAGGGCGGGAACTATCAACGACCCCACCGTTATTATAATGCGCGACGTGTGAAACATGAGAGATACACGCGTTGTGCGAGTGCGTATATGTTTAATAAGGGGGACATAGCGTCCTATGATAACATTGTGCTGTAGGGGCGTTAGGCTGACAGACGATAAGGCGTTATCGAAGTTTGTTGTAATGTCCAGGGGCATCGAGTTTGGTCCTATAAATTTGAAGGATTATCGCCCGCCGCCACCATGTTACACCGTTATGAACTGCTGGTCCAATGTATTTCTGGAAGAGGCCGCGCGGGATTGGGCCACGTGTACAGTATCTGTAGGGGATTGGCGACGTGTCACAGAGGAAACCGAGGGCGCACGCCTTTTCGCGCAGATAGTCAGCGGTGAAAAGTGTGTTATTGCCGCGCTCGGAACACCTGCTCGGGAGGCACATACCGATGGAATATTCATGCCGAACTGGATGCTTGACCACCTCGGACTCAGCGGAACAGGGCAGCCCATTGAAGTTAGTTGGCTTTCACAGGAGGCTTTTCCGGAAGCTACACGTATCGTTCTACGGCCACACGATTCGGCATTCTATCATGCGGATGCGAAAGAGGAGTTGGAACGCGCCCTCGGTCGTATAGGGGTGATTCGGCGAGGAGATACCCTCCTTATTCCTTTAGAATGCCTGGGGGGTTACGAAGTGCCCATGGATGTGATAGAGACGGAGCCAGCAAATATTGTTCTGGCACACGGCGACGAAGTCGCCATAGAGTTTGAAGAGGCGGTTGATGCGATAGTTCAGCCTGAGCCAGAGCCTGTTGCGCCTCCTCCCGCGCCTACCGGTCCGGTGGGCATTATGCTGGGCGGTGAGATACGCTATATGCCCGATGGAACACGGTGGAATCCCTGGAAGCACGGCCCGTGGACGGAGCACTCGTCGTTTAAGGATTCGGTGCCTAAATAGGATAGATGAGTGGATCTATTCTCGACGGTGCCATACATATTCGTAAGGTCGTTGGCACTGGAAAACCATTTTTCATAGGGCGTAATGGAACAATAGAGACCGAAGTCCTATTCTTCTGGAAGCAGCGTAGACCCGGAGGGCGCCCCTATCCAGAACGTATGCGCGACCAGATGCAGCGAAACGCCGGTGTATTTCCCGCAACCGACGAAAGCCTGGATCGCTGGTGTGAGCAATATACGCAAGGCCTGAGTCTCATGGACGGCGGTGCAGCCGAATGGTATCCCCCTACGGCCCAAATGGAGGCGGTGATTCTAGATGAGCACGCCCCTAGAGCATTCCGCACTCCGCTGAGAAGCCTCGAGCCGTATTATTTCGGGCCGAAGGATCGCTGGACGGAGGAACTCGTTGGAAAAAAGGTTGCCGTTGTCAGTAGCTTTACAGATACGATTCAAGGGCAGATAGCAAAGCCTATTTGGCAGGATGACCTCCTAGATATTTCAGGAGTGAAATGGAGCTTTGTTAAGACCGGTTACGCCCCTGTAACGGCGGCGGGGGTCGCCGAATGGCCCGATGGCTGCTCTAACTGGGAAAAGGCCGTGGAGTATGTTGTTATACAAGTTCTAAATCGAGGCGCAAAGATAGCCCTAATAGGATGTGGAGGGCTCGGCATGATTATCGCAGCACGTCTGCGCCGTCTGGGCATTAGCTCTATTGTCCTCGGGGGTGCCATCCAAGTCCTGTTCGGCATCAAGGGTCGGCGCTGGGCTCAGCACAATGTTATCTCGGGCTTCTGGAATAACTCCTGGGTTTCACCTGCCGCGCATGAAGTTCCTGGGGCCTTTACGGCTGTAGAGGGTGGATGTTATTGGTAGCAATCGATAGATGCGACTCCAGATCGCCAGCGATCTACATTTGGAACTCCGACCCAAAATGACCTTTAGAGAAATGTTGGAGCCGCGTGTGGCACCTGTTCTCGCCCTTCTTGGTGATATCGCCCCTCTGCGCCACGAGGGTCTCCGATCTTTTATGGAATGGTGTTCTGAGAACTGGGATACCGTTATTTGGATTCCTGGGAAGTCCGAGCTACTCGGGCCCGGTTCCGGAAACGAGGGCAGATCCATTCCAGATTTGGATGCGGCCGTGGGCAGAATGCGCCAGCTGGTGGAGCCCTTCTGGAATATAACGATTCTGGACCATGAGGGCATGGTCAGCGAAGACGGTATCTATATTTTCGGCCTCCCCTTTTGGAAGTTCCCACGCGACGAGGGCCACGTGTGGCACCCGCAGTTCTATCGCTACGTAGAAGCCGAGCCGAGCCCGATGGATCCCGAAACGCTGCGTGCGATTTATAACCAAGATCTGGCCTGGATTCGCAGCAAGGCGAGAGCTCAAAAGGAGCCGATTGTCATTCTCTCGCATTACGGCCCGACAACATGGCTCCAAGAAGAGAGTTTCCTGGGCGACCCCGACCGAAGTGTCGTCTTTCCTGATGTGGAGGAGCTACTCAAGGCTCCGATCGTGGGCTGGTTCTGTGGGCATGTTCATCAATCCGTTCAGTTCTCAAAAGAATGGAGTGATGCGACAGGGTCAAAGGGAACGGTCTTCATCGCGACAAATCCGAAAGGGGCGCTATATCAAAATCTGGAGTTTAGGACGGATGCGGTAGTGCGGGTGGATCCGCGGCTATTTCGCCCCTAGTTGAGGGCGCACATCACGATTGAATGCCGTCTCAAACCCCCGAATGGATTTCTCGAAGTTGGCTTCCGGTATGAATGCGATTTCACGCTTGGAGCGAATGAATCGCATCGCCTCGTCAGCCGTCATATTTTGCGTGGCAATAAGATACATCGCCACGGAAGCGGCTGAGCGCTGCATACCGGCTGCGCAGTGAACAAGAACGGCCGATCCCTCTTCGCGGGCTCTCCGCATCTCATGTGATATCTTATAGACGATTTCGAAGGACCATTTTTCCAAGTTACCAATATCGGGCTCCTGGCGACTATCGTCTACAGGCACTCTGTATTGACGAGGAATACCCTCGAGGAATGGAATATCTTTCGAGCAGTTGAATACGGCGCGGATCTTTTTGTCCGCTGCGAACTTCGCATCGGCGGCTGCGTGGCGATTTCCCAACCATAGTCCGGGAATAACCTCATCTGCCGGATTGGATCTACGATACATGGATTGCGCGTCCATACTTATTAGCGGCCCGATTTATGCTCGTTAAATTTGAACTCAGTTGCGGCTGTCCGACAAGTATGCCACTCACGCGACATCTTTATAGGGAGGACGAGGTGGCCTCGGCCCTCATCTACTGTATTCTGCGATCGCGACATGTAGAAGCGGCGTTCTGGTGCCTGGAGCTTCTGGATTCCGGGCTCGTGGATGAGCTTCTGAAGGCCGCGCGTCTTGCCTGGTTCTACGGGGTCGGCATTCGCGGCCTCGGCTGGCTTCGGACATTCCAGGGGATCGCCGCCGCGGACGCCGTTGATGCGGACGTGATACTGCGACTTATTGGGGGGCTCTGTAGGTGTGGCAAGGACCGCAGTATTGTGTCACTGCTCGCCTCCGATGTTAGCGAGCAGCCGGATCGTGTGAATGTGGGGAGCCCTATTGCTCTTCAGGGCCTTGAGGCCTTTGTGGCTATGGCGATTCTCCAGCGGAAAACTCTGACGGCATGGGGTGGTCTTCGTGGCCTCGCAGATCCTGATGCTATCTTACGAGCGGCGGCTGAGCACAAACACGGGGCGAGCGGGTTAGAATGTTTGGCGCTGCTGGACCAAGAACCGTTGGAGCCCTGGGAGCGGCGGGCGGCGGCGACGGCGGCTCTGTGCCTTAGCCCGGAGGAGTTTCGTGCTTCCTGGGAACAAGAAGCTGCGCCACCACTTCTTGTAGAAGTGGATCGAGGGCTGGAAGAATGGCGTGGGAACCTCGGTCGTCGAGCACGCCGAGTGTATCCCATTCCCCCCGATTCGCTATACTGGTTCACGGAACGCGGCAGAAAACTGAGCGTATACGATACGAATGAGAAGGAAATCATTGGGCGCCTGGAAAAGCCAGGAGCCATCTGGGAAAGCTCCTTCTGGGACGATGCCGCGGAGGAGTTCGGAGGCTGGGAAGCAGTCCGTGATGACGCAGAGAGTCGTGAGGCCTTCTACGATCGACACTTTCCTGATGATAAGCCTGATGAATGGTCCAAAGCCGAACGGGCAAAGTCGCACGGAGCCGGTCCTTTACAGCGGGGCGGAGTTGCCGAGCTATCTAGAGCGATGGATCGGCTGATTGGGCGCCTCCCATCAGCAGTTATATGGGGCCCGCTGCCTCCCGTGAAAAAATGGGATTCAGTTGGCCCCATCGATGTGAGCGGCTGGAATCTGACGCCCGTTTCACAACGAAAACTCGACCCCCTCTAGTATGATCATCTCTGTTAAGCCGATGATGGCCGTCAAGTCATACCAGTCGTTGAGTTCGTATGCGGGCTGTGGCGATGGCGGCTCTGTTTTTGCATCCCTCAGAGCGATGAGTGTCGCCGGATCAGAGCATAGATACTTCGTATGATCGTCAATCTGGTCCAGCTCTTTTTTTAGGATAAGAGGATCCGTCAACGTGCAAAGCGCAATATGGTATTGCCTACAGCGCTTGAACCACGATTTCATCCGAAAGTTATTCGCTGCATTCGTGGCAGCCCACGTATAGATGGAAGAGTTATACGGCATTTCATTCGCCGTGTGCTGGTCCTCGATGAAATCCAGAAGGATATCAATAGTCTGCGGCGCAGTCGGCTGGTTGAACTGGCGCGTAACAATCTCTTGGCGCAGAGAATATCCGAACTTCTTCTCGAACTCCTTCATGTCGTAGTGGCAGGCATAGAGCCCCTCTGTTATCCAGTGTGTCATTCCTGTGGCGCGCAGCTGTTTCATAACGGAGAAGAACTGCGCCTGCGTAAGATCTACGTTGGTATACGGATTGCGAGGATTCAAGAACTTCATAAAGAAGTAGCTGTGGTGGAGAACACGCTCGCACATGTCGCGGAGAATCGTGTTGGCTTCAAAGGCATATTTCTTTCGCTGATCCCAGCAAATGAGCGTTATGGGCTTCTTCGGGATCTCGCACGTAACAAGATCCTCCTCATTCGCCGCCTGTAGACGCTTCAAAAGCCACCGACGCTTCAAAGCGCGAAAGGCTGTTAACAGGCGCTGGTTCTGGATCGCCAGACGCATACAGTTTTGCACGGCCTTGCGCCTAGATTCCACGGTCGGATAAAGAAAGTTGGCGAGAACAGGGTCATCCAGATTTTTCAGCTTTTTCCTGAGATGCTCTAATACCGATGTTATGCTGCGCCCCGCTCCATGGAATAAATGCGCGGCCGTGAAGTTGGGAGGAGATCTGATAAGCCAAGGCCTTTTGTTGAAATCGATGACTAACGGCGTGTTGCGGAAAGGCCATCTCTGAGGAAAACCTTGTGGAACAGACGGATGGACTTGAATCGTCCTGCGGACGTGTCTCCTGGCTGGCCGGTGGACCCCCATGTTGAAAGCCGGCGAGTTCATGTGATACGAGTTAGTAAAAAATATGGGGTGCTCACACGCACTCAATTTTATTTGGCGATGCCGATACTTTAGACATATTAAGCTGACTCGTCTTCCTCTTCTACTTCGAAGAGAATAATCCGATTATTATGCGGTTCGTCCCTACCTCGGAAGTTAAAGTCGGGCCCGTAAAGTGTATTGTCTTCTACTATGATGTAAAGGGGCTCTTCCGTCCCTGTTGTGCGCTGCACTTTTGTCATAATCGACGGGGTTGGAGGTGCAGGTGGAAGGTATAAATGCTTCGGACAGCGTTTTACGTTCCCCTCCCAGAAAATGGGCTGACCGCATTCCTGAATATAGCCTAGCGCATCAGGGCGCTGGCATCGGTAATCACATCTTGCGTCGATTTCCCTCGGGTCATCAGAAAGCTCCACGACATGGGGGCGGACTTTCTGCTGACGAATTAGGCTAATGAGCGGCTGGGCAGAGCGATCCAGCGTTTTCGCTATTTCATTCGCGAGGCGGAGTGTGCTCGCTTCGAGAACATCATTCAAAGCATCCCAGATAATGGAAGGAATCGGACTCCCGAGTTTTGCATCCATGTTCGTGTAAAACCTTGCGGTAGCCGACCAACTACAATTTTTCGCTGCTAGGTAGGATGGTTCAAAATGCGGAATGGGGGCCACATTTGTGGTCGATTATTCACATTTGTGCCGATAGATGTGGGAAACAACCTTCGGCACTCTTACACATGGACGAAGTCCGGGCGTGGATACACTTTCTTCAACTAGTCGAGGCGATTCTCCCCTGTGCTCTTTGTCAAAAACATTATCGCGCGTGGAGGAAAGCACACCCCCTACAGAAGTTCCTTGAGATGAGGAATCCTATGGCATTTCGGGATACCGCCCAGGAATGGGCATGGCACCTACATGACACCGTGAATGAACAGCGGTCAGTAGAAAGAATGCCGCTGGATGCTGCAAAAGAACTATACAGAACAAAGACGACAGCGGATCTTCAACAGTCTATAGATAAACTGATGGAGGTCTTGGAACGCGCCAAACTTCAACGGCTTGTAGATGGCGCACATATTCGTGAGTGGAGAGCAAAGCTATCACACCTACGGCGATTTGTGAATGTTTAACTGGCACATGATCTTAGGGCTTCGGAGCGTATACACAGGTCATGGGCTTTTCATCCGTGGCACTCGCAGGCATCATCTGTAACGCAACTCCAAAAATATCTGCTGCTCTCGCACCACAGATATCAGCAAACTGGTACCACCCATAGCCCAAAAATCCACCAACAATAAATGCGATTACAATACCTCTAAGTGTTTCGGAGTTAGTCCTGTAGCGTAAAAGTGACACAATAAGCGAGAACATTATCGTTGTGCCTATGATAACACCGGCCCTAAACTTACGATTTTTTGTAAGATTGGAATTTAGTTTAGGATCATCGGGAATCATCATAATAGATACGGCATTTGCTAAGATATAACCTAAGAAAAAGAGAACATGTGCTAACCAAAAGCTTGGTGCCACATTTACAGGTTCGCCATTATCGGGCAGTTCGATTAATGAAGTAGCTTGACCCGATTCTTTAAAATACTGTGCCTTGCTTTCGGGGGTCGTGCTTATTTTATCGAACAAAAACTGTGAGATATATACCGCAACGGGTAACAATATCGAATGACCTAAAAATAATATAAATAAGCTCAAGTTACCTAGAGCAAGCGCTAAAAACCCTATAAAACTTATCATTATTATGGGCAAACTCTTGGCCGCCTGGAGTATAACTCTTTTGGCAGTGTTTAATACAGCGTTATCCATTACTCAAGGGTTTGATTATTTAGGGCACACATACAGCTTTTTTCCGTTTGCGGTGCGATTACGAAGAAGAGGAATACCAAGTAAATTAACACTGGATTGACCGAATAGTTGAACATTTTGTTTCACAAGTAGAGCGCCAACTATAAGGCCAATCGGAATAGTCATTACTATATTGCCAAACGTATCACACGAAAATAGCATCCGGAAAGTTGCATAAATCGCTATTAGCACAAATAGTAATATGGCGCTAACGTAATATCTCGAGGAATACGTAGGGCCGAGGGCCTCAAGTTCTTTCGATTGGGTGTTCAGTGTTGTAAAAATATATGATGCCGCGGTCGTTATGCTAAACATTGGGCCAGATGGGAATGAATATTCAAGAGGGCTATAGGGAAAGAATGCGATTTCGGTAAGTGTAAGCGATGGGCTTGAAAATCCAGTTCGGCATATGGGCTCGTGAGAACCTGTGTGTGCGCTTGTTCCTGCGGCACGGGTATAACGTAAGAATCCACGAAGCATACGAAAGATCACACTTGCCTCCAGCATACTTCCGAAGAATATGCCAAACGGATATGACATTGTTACAAGAGCAAAAATACCAGAGGCAACTACCAAACCATCCGGAAAGAGTTTAATAACTTCACTAACGACGGGAACTATTGTGCTCTCAAATGTGTTAATTGAGCTATCCATTCTGACCAGCCTTAAGAAAAGCAGCGGAGACAAAGTAAGTAGACATGGGTATCCCCTCGTATTACAAACGCCTTATAGATCGTTATCCCAAGCTGGTTCAAAAGGGTATTCGTCAAATGACATCTGATATCCTCCTTATGGACTTCAACTGTCTTATATACCAATGTGTTCGTAGTGATACCTTACCAAAATACACGTCGGCTAGTCGCGATGACTGGGAGCGCGCCTTGATTGAAGCCGTAAAAAAATACACCGTGAAAGTCTGGGAAACTGCCGGTAAGCCGGCACAGGTGCTGATTGCCGTAGACGGAGTTGTTCCAATGGCCAAGATTCGCCAGCAACGCCTGCGTCGTTTCAAGTCGCGTTGGCTGGCCGCGGAGGAGCGCGGTGCCGGCGTGCGGAGACCTGATGAGGAGTCCTGGGACACGAATGCTATCACGCCCGGAACGGAGTTCATGGAGAAGTTGGGCGTCGGCCTGCGTTCGCTAGCTGCTGCGAGGGCCGGTTGGAAAGTGAGCTGCTCCAAAGAGGCCGGAGAAGGGGAACAGAAAGTCATGGCCTGGGTCCGCGAACAGGGGGACAAACTGTCGGGTAAAGCGGTTACCGTATATGGGCTGGATGCAGACCTGATTGTTCTTTCGCTCCTTGCCATCGCTCGCAATGTTCCTGGCGTAGCCGGATGGAAGCTTCTGCGGGAACTCGCCGAGTTTGAAGGAGGGCGCGCGGACGGCGGGGCGTTCGGAGCACTCGATGTTCGCGAGCTCTTAAATATACTTGTTCCCTTTAATGTTCCAGCGGCAGAATACATGCTTGAATATGTCTGTGGAATGAGCTTTCTCGGAAATGATTTCTTACCGCATTCACTCTCTGTAAAGATGCGCGAAGGGGGGCACGACTTGCTTCGCATAGGGCTTTCCGACATACACGCGACTGGGGAGCGCCTTGTAGAGCCAGATGGTAGCGTGCGACCCAGAGGTGTATCGAAGCTTCTCAAGCGCTGGGCGGTCACAGAGGAGACGTGGATTGCCGAGAACTTCGACCATAAATACAAGGCACGTCCTATGCCTCCGAGAAATGAGCGCGATCGGCTGATGGCGCAGGTGGAGCGCCTGCCGCTGGAATGGAAGGCGGAGTCGGCAATCTGGAAAGCTGAGTCGGGCCTCATCAGCGGATGGGAGGAAGTCTACAAACAGAAGTGGCTACATGGCGCAGGGGCCGAGCAGGTGGTTGGCGAATATCTCCGGGGCCTTCAGTGGATTATAGACTACTACCTCGGTCGCCCCGTCAGCTATTCGTGGTATTTTCCGTGGAACGTGCCGCCCCTCTGGAAGGATGTTGTAGCGAATCTAGAGGTGGATAGAGATATCACCGCCCCTCCTGAAACCAAGCCGGTAGCTCCACAGGAGCAGCTGGCGATGGTTTTACCGATGGATTCATGGTGGCTGTTGCGCGAGCCTAGGTTGCGCTCCCTACCCGCGAGATTGCCCGCATACTGGCCGCGCCAGTTCGGCTTTTTCTCCGTAGGGAGGCGATGGTTATGGGAATGTGAGGCGCAGCTGCCGATTCTTACACCCGAGCGACTGGATGTAGCCTTAGGCCGCAGGCTTCAGTGATCTGTCGCAAATGAGGAAGAAAAAGAGCATGTTTGTCCCCGATACAATCAAATGTAGGAGCGCAAAGAAGACATTGCTACTTGTGAATACCTTCGAGTGGCCTTTCGTTATAAGCGCATACAGGCCTACTCCGATAACAAGGCAGATGATGATAACGTTGGCTAGGTAGAATATATAAAACCAGTCGCAAATAGCCCGATTAGAGATAGCTTTTGTCCATTTCGGTTCGAAGTTTTCTTTGTCCATTCCCTCGTAGTCGGTAAACTTATTCTTAGGAATCATGGAAGGTATGGCAGGCATGGCAGGCATCACAGGCATCGCAGGCATTTTAGGCATGCTCTGAGTTCCTCCCATAGTTTCTATTTAGGCATTCGGGTAATTTCAGCCCACCAGATTTTCAGCACAAAATCTAATGGGAAACGCTGCCTCGCTACATAATCAATCGCATGTCCGGATTTACCGCGACTTGCTCCGGATCCAGAATCCTGCCACACGTGCCGAAATGATACGCACTTTAATGGTGGGCCCGGAATACGTCAGCTCTGCTCGGAGCGCTGGTGTATACGCACATCTACTGGCCTATGTTGCGCGTGTTCAGGCCGGAGAACGACCCGCAGCTCTTCCTGGGGAAATGACAATGAAAGCGGTGGTTCAGCAGCCCTCCATGGGAACCCAAATCGTTGGAATGGCCGCACCTCAAATACAACAACGGCCATCGGTCGCAGTTATGAAAGGGCGGCGCAACGAGAAGGCCCTCAACTATTTCCAGAGCTGCCTACAAGTGCTGGGCCTCGAGGAGGAAGTTGCCCTAACAGAGGAGGCACTCAAAAAGGCATATAAGCAGGCCGCGTTGAAGGCCCATCCGGACAAGGGGGGCACGGAAGAGGATTTCGAGGCCGTTACACGTGCACATGCATATCTCGGGGAGATTCTTCTTCGTATCAAAGGTGGTAGGGCCAAGGAGGGAAAGATGGAAGCCCCCGAGGCTCTCCGTGATACGCGCGAGGGAGCAGCGAAGGAGTGGGAGATGGTACAACCTGTCCGGTTGAACCCGAAAAAGCTCGATCTCAATCTGTTCAATCAAATGTTTGAGCAGACACGCATACCCGACCCTGAAGAGGATGGTTATGGTGATTGGCTAAAGGGGGCGGATGCCACGGCGGCGGGACCCAAGTTCGGCGGAAAGTTCAACCGCGATGTCTTCAATCAGGCGTTTGAGGATGACGCACGCCAACGCAAGGTTGCGGGAACTGGTGAGCCCGAGGCGCTGATGCTTGCGCCGAACATGGGCACGGAGCTGGGTCGTGCTGGCGGAGGAGGCTTCACGGCAACTGCGAATGCCAATCTGAAATATACGGATCTGCGCAACGCATACACCAGCGATAATACCATTACGAACCAAGTTGCGGATGTGCGCGTAGAGTCCAGGAGCTTCGACCAGTACTCCGCCAGTCGGAAGAAGGCGCCAACCCCTTTGACAAATCAGGAACTCGCAGGTATTCAAGCAGCGGAGGCCGCTGCCGCAAAACGCGAGGAACAGAGACGTCTCCGAGCCGCACAGGAAGATTCACTCGGAACGCAATATTTCGAGAGAATGAAGCGGCTCGTGATAACCAACAGCAGTAAGCTTAACTGAACATATATATAAGACCTTAGACCTCTGGACATTTCAAACGGGCACAAAGCAAAACTCACCTTCGGTAAAATAGGCTTGAAACTTGTTTAGAAATGTCCAGCGGTCGCCGACTAACGAGCATTTAAAATGCCCGTTAGTCTAAAATAGCAACTCCAAACAGGAGAATGGCGAAGCCTGAAACAGTACAACTCGTGGTGGTCTGTATTGTTCTAGCAACGGCGGTTATGGGAGGTTGGTATGTGGTTGCGAAAAAGCAGGCTGAGGACCCTATGCAGGATCGTCATATCTTGAAACGGGGCATGAAACTACCGGTCCTTTGGATCTACGTCAATAACAGTGAGGTGAATGCGCGCAGTTGGCAGGACTTTGATGCGCGCTCGTCGCGTGTGATGAATCTTCCCTTCCTGAATCTCTGCTATCAAAGCTGTGTGAAGGCAAATGGCGGCGAATATCGCGTGGAGGTCATCGGTGGTCTGGCGGATCTTGCCGTGCGCCTCGGCGGCTGGGAAGCGCTACCCACGGCCCTTCAGAATCCCGAGGCCCTTGTGAATGAGCCCGAACTCAACTGGATTCGCGCGGCAGTTCTGGCCAAGTTTGGCGGTCTCTGGGCCTCGCCCGCGATCATATGGCTGAAGCCTATGGGCAAGCTCCCTGAGCGGCAGGTGGTCCTGTTCGGCTCTGACGACAATGTAAGTTTCGTTGGCCCCGGTGGGACTACAGCCCCCTCGCTCCGTGTCGCATGGGCGCCTACAGCGGATCACCCTGTCTGGGTGGATTGGGAACAAAAGGCCCGCACTCGCTTGGAAAAGCGCGCGGGAGGCTCCGAGTTCCGTCGTGATGAGATGTCGGATGCGGTAGATGCCATGCGCTTAGCGGAGCAGCGCGGCGAGCCTGTAGAGGTATGGCCGACGGTGGAGCTCACACGCAAGGGTGCGGCGGGACGTCGTATTCAGTGCGAAGACTTGCTTGCCTCAGGGGACGTGGCGGATTTGCCGTTCAAGCTATCCAAGGACGCGGTATACGTACCGATTCCTTGGCCAGAGTTAAAAGAGCGCCGCGCATTTGGCTGGTTCCTCCGTATGAGTGAGGACCAGATTGTGGATTCTGATATGGCCGTGTCGCACCTGTTTCGCGCGGTGCTTTAACCCCGATTAGCAGTTGTCGCGGTCGCCTGTGTATTGGCGATAATCGCATCACGAGTCGTCGTGCTCGTCTCTACGGTTCCCTCGGCGAGCTCCACTCTCTCCGAGGCCGTGAGGCCATTCGCACCACGAATCGGAACACCTGTCGTATCCTGGAACGTCTTACGTGCCTGCGCATCGGCGAAACGCGTTCTGGCCTGTAGATTCTGGGTTAGAAAAGACGCATCCATGTTGCGAGTAGGATTACGATTCATTCTACCATGAACTACAAAAATTCCACAAAGGCCGATGCGCCACTCAAATCTCGAAAGGGATTCGTGGGCTGGATTTGATACATAGTGTGTTTGTGTTCCTTATAGAGACGCTCCTGGACGTGAAGATCATATCCATGAGGTCGCAAAATATGTCTGAAGATTGTTATAAGTTTGGCGCAGTCCATCTCGCCATGGAGAAATCGCGAGGCCTTACAGGGCAAGTAATACGGCTCTAAGGTCGGCAGCCATTCTTCATACCCTGTCAAGACAAGCTCATCGCGTGTGAACCAGCGGAGATCTATCATTCCAAGAAGTCCTGAGGCCCGGAGAATAGAATCCACCAGTTCTTTGGGGGGTTCTTTTCTGAATAGTTTCTTATGGGCGGTGGCCGGCATACCTAACTAATAGTGGCATCGTCCGAAAAAAAGAGGCGCATGAGATCGAGGGAATGCGTTTTTCCCTGGGCGAAGGATATCCATCCCTTCAGAATCAGCTGGTGAATGTTCTGATTGATACTGGGTGGAAGAATACCGAGTTGAACGACAGAGGAAGTGAGCTCGTGGAGGAAATCTTCATAAGAAATACCTGTCCTCCAGATTTCCAGAAATGTATTCATCATTTTGCTCCTATCCTTGCGAACATAGGCCCTAAGAAGGTCGAGGCAAAGGGAAAATGAAGGTGATGCGAATAGGGACAGGATCTCATCCGACTTTATAGGGATAGTAGGATCGCGTTTTGCCCCATAGGTCTGACACAGGATCTGGCAAATATTCTTTATCTCCGTGGGTGTCTGCGCCAGACTCATAAACATGGCAATGGCCATGGGCTCGAGGCGAATATCTGGAAATCCGGCCTTTGTGCAGAAATGCTCCACCAGAACATTGGGAGAAATCATTTCTAGCTCGAGGTGCATACAGCGCGACTTGAGTGGCTGAATAAGATCGGTGCTATGACGACTGACAAATATGAAGCGTGTTGTATGCGCGTGGGTCTCCATGGGCCGCCTCAAGGCCTGCTGGGAAATCATGGGCAGCGAATCGGCGTCATCGACAATAATGTAGCGATACACCCCTTCGCGGGCAGAAGAATGACGGACAAACTCGGCGACAGATTGGCGGACGCAGTGGATGCCGCGATCCTGCTCTGACGAGAGCCAGAGTGTCCATTCAGGATCTCGGGTGGAAATCCCGTGAGGTTGATAATACGCCTTCAGGAACTCATTCACGATGGTCGTTTTTCCACAACCATATCCACCCGAGAAAAAGAGATGAGGGGGGTCCGTTAGCACTTGATTCAATAACGCGACACTATCTTCTTGGCCCACGAGGCTAGTTGTAAACACCTGGGTCATCCTGTTTGTTTAAACAATAGAGATTCTTAAGGTCTCTTTGCTGGGTTAAACAAGTGTGTTTGCTAACTACAGAGGAATGCCATCACTCTATGACATACTAGGGGTAAATAGGAACGCGAATCCTGATGAGATAAAAAAGGCTCATCGAAAACTCGCGCTTCAAAATCATCCCGATAAAGGCGGTGATCCTGAGAAGTTCAAAGTAATCCAGCATGCGTATGAGGTGCTAGGAGATGAGCAGCGGCGGGCGATGTATGACCAGACAGGCTCAGAACAGGATATAACGGAAGAGATTCCGTTTGCGGGCGGAATGCCGTTTAATCCTTTTGGAGGGGGGGGCGGTATCCCGTTTGATATTGGGAGTCTCTTTGGAATGTTCGGGCAACAGGGTGGGCCGCCTGGAGGGGGCCAACCACGCCGGCGTGGAGCAAAGGCGCCACCGAAAGTCCATGAAATGCCGATTAGCTTATGGGATTACTATCACGGGAAGCGCATCAAGATCCAGTTCGATCGGCAGAAGTTCTGTGGCCCGTGCAAGGGTGAGGGGGCGGAGAAGTATGAGCCGTGTGCTGGATGTGGGGGATCCGGCATGCGGCAACAGATTATCATGATGGGGCCGATGCAGGCAGTTTCGCACGGGCCGTGTAGAGATTGTAGTGGTGAAGGGCGTCGTGTAGCCTCTGTCTGTGCGGAGTGTAATGGCAAGAAGTTCGTCTCGCAGGAGAAGGTGCTGGAAATCGGGGTGTTACCTGGAATGCGCCCAAAAGAGGTGCTGGTGTTCGAGAAAGAGTGCTCGGATCAGCATGAATACGCGGAGGCGGGCGATGTCCATATTGTTTTACAGGAGGCGGACGAGGATATACGATTCAAGCGGATGAGCGGAACGGACGACTTGGTCGCCGGAACTACTATCGGCCTACGTGATGCGCTTCTCGGATGTTCGGAGAAAATGGAGGGACATCCCGCGTATCCACAGGGGATTGTCGTGGATATCCCCGTGGGTGTCCAGAATGGTGAGGTGGTGGTTATAGCTGGAGAGGGGATGCCGCGGAAGGGTGGAGGAAGAGGTGATCTTCGCCTTTCAGTATCTGTGCGTCCCACGGATGCTGAAAAGAGTATGTTGAAGTCCTCAAAGGAAAAAATCATGGAAGTGTTTTCATGAAACTAATACATCTTGGGGGCGAAGGCGCTGGGATCCGACGCCAGACGCCACTCGGGGTTCATGGCGCCAAGAGCTGCGCGCTCCGCCGAAGGGCTGAGAAGCATGCCGGGCGAAGAATAGTCCGCGGCATGTGTGAGTGCCGGCATACCGCCCCGCTGAGCCTTGCGAGTCATCTTCTTGTTCAGCTTCTTCAGCATCGCCATGATTTTCTTGTGATTCGCCTTCACCTTCTTACGACGCCCGCCACCGTCCTGCATTCCAGCGGCGGCATTCAGCGACGCCAAGGTGGGACCAGTGCGCGCAAAGGGAACCAGAGAGGAGTCTAGCACGCCGGTGTAACCGGGCGGGGCGGCGGCGGCGAGGCTCACAGCGGCACCTCCGTGTTGGCCTGTGTGGAGGGATGCATACTGGTTGCCTTGACCCAAGCTGAGGCGACTAGAGGCCTGCATACTCGCATCATTTACGCCCGCGGGAACAAGCGCCTGACCGCCTCCGTAATACATCATGGGCATCGCCCGTCTGCGCGAAGCGCGGCGTCCAGCTTTGCGACCGGCCTTACGAGTCATTTTACGCATCTTCTTTCCTCTGGACAACTTTGCCATTTCTAACATAGAAATAGAAATGAAGCCCGCGCACTGGTTTGCCATTTTCATTGCGATTTTAGCGGTGATTTTGACCGGGTTGGGTGGTGCCATGGATAGTTGGAAAGGTCGCACTATAAAAATAACAAAAGAACATGCCTGGAATGATGGGATCTTCCTCATTCTCTTGGCAATATTCGTTGTCCTAGTAGCCTAGAACTTCAATCTATCTTCTTATCGAGGTGTCCTTTGGTGTCCATGAACCCCCCGATAAACTGACCATCTTCGAACACCATCGGGAACGTCTTGTATTCCTTTCCAGCCCGAGCTGCGATGAAGGCCAAGAACTCATCACGGGCCTCGAGAAGATAGTCCTCGCACTCTACGAGTGTAATACCGATGACACCGCGCGTCTCTAAGAGATTCTTGACACGAACGCAGTAGGGACAGCCAGGCTTCGTATAAATGGTGTAGCCCTTCGCAACCGGCTCGGTGAAAGTATGGGGCGAAGACACTGTAGAGTCCATATCTATATATGAATACTACGGGGAGCACAGCCTTCAAATTTAGAAACCGCGGAGCGCAGGGGCCTGGATACGGCGCTTCTGGATCTTGCCGCTCGCGATATAGATGGAGTTCTCCGTCATCACAATGTAGTCATCCTGGACCTTGTAGACCTTCTGGACAAGACTGGTGAACTCCTCGCTGGACTTGATCAGCATCTTCTCCTTTGTCTCCTGATCCTCACCCAAAAAAGCCTTGCCGGTGGCCGTGTCGACGTAATAGTCGAGCAGAATCGGCTTGTCCTGCTCAAGAGCCAGCTTCGCCGCATGGATGAGAACTTGGGCGGAGGGCATAGGTGCCGGAGCTTGCGCGGGGGGTGCGGGGGTCGCGGAAGAAGGGGTCGACATGGTAAATTCTGTGGTGTTCTGGGAAAGCAGGATACTTATTTTTACGCAAGTGCCACCTTTGCAACAGTATCCCTGTGCGTTTGGAGAACCTCGTTCATGAAGGTGTATGCCTCGTCCAACTGCTGCTTGTTCCTTGCGCCCGTAATGATAATACTACCGGTCTGAAAGGCGGCAATAGTAATCTTCTTACATGCGCCGATCTGTGTTCCGTCGCCCTGCCCATTACAGAACTTCGGGCACATACAGATGCCCCGTGTTGCCGGAGCAGCTTCGTTGTAATAATACTTCGTATTGACCCCCTGATAGATGGTCGTCTCAAGTGTGCTCGAAAGATGATACTGCTGGCAGAGAATGCGATGAAGTTCCGCCCGCTTCAAGAGGGTATTCATCTTGTAGTCGGAGTTCAAAAGCTGAATGGCGAACTTCTTTACCGTAAGGGGTGTCTCGGAAATAGGTTGCGCCAGGCCGGACATCTTTTCAAGAATAAAGTCGAGGACAATGCGAGAGAACTCTTCTGATGTCACTCCTGTCATCTGAAAGCCCCCGTTAGCAAAGAGTTTCACGTTCACCTCTTTGAACTCGGCAGCATCTGTGCCAGTCCCACCTCGGAGTTTACGAATCACCAGTGTGCTCTGATTAAAGAATGTTTTCGCACTCACTCGGCGCTTGGTAAGCATATCACGTGCCGAGTGTCCAACGACTTTTGTTTCGTGCTCCATTTTGAGAATACCCTCGCTAGGATAGCCAATAGGAACGAGAACGGTCGGAATCTGTTCAAAGAGCTTTGTAAGATTTATGGTGGAACCAAGATGCCCCGTAGTAACCAGAGTGGAAATCCTCAGTGGGGTGAACGTAAGAGGGGTGGCCATATTCCGGGGTTTATACCCCCTCGGCAGGGGGCCACTGTTCCAATTTTTCGCGGGCGTATTGTTCAAACCAAGAGGATAGTAGGTGGCTGCGCAGTTTAGGCCCGCACTGTTTAATGAAATCCACATCACTTATACGAAGCATTTCATTCAGTGCATCGGGCGTAAGCAGGCCCAAAGCCTTTGTAGTAAATAAACAGAACATGGCAAGGTCGGAAAACACCCATTTAGAGAGGGCCTGATCAAACAGGCTACGAATCTGCGAGTTATGAACGGTAAAACAGTCATTCCACAGCTTCGCGCAGTCATAATAACGACCGGGGTTCAGTAGGAAAAAACGAATATCACCACGACGAAACTGGATATCTAGGCCTGACATGCTAGAAGTGCGTTCATCGCCTAGAATCTTTTGAATCCGGAACTGGAAATCGGTGGGCTTCGGGGCTTCAAAGGGAATGGTGAGAAACTTGTGGACAATGGACGGGTGAATCCTGGAAATAGAGTTACATAAAAATACAATTAAGACCTTCTGCGGGCTCATGTCAAGCAGAGGTCTGAGCGCAATCTGGGCCTGATCGGTCAGGGTTTCCGCTTCGTCAAACACAATGACTTTCGGTCCACTGCTGACAAACAGGGCGTCGAAAGAGGAACGAATAAAAGGATACACGCGGCTACGGACAGCTTCGAGGCCACGCTCATCACTAGAGTTCAAAAAGAGGGCGCGGCCGAAAAAGGACTTGGATGCGCCGTGAAGGGCCTCTACAAAGAAACGGGCCGAGGTTGTTTTCCCAGAACCAGGAGGGCCTATCATAAGAAGATGAGAACGAGTGGTGGGCTCTTTGACCATCGTTTGGAGAAGAGTCTCTATACGTGGTGGAAGACCAAGACCTTCCATTTACTAGATTCTGCCTTTATCTTTTTAGACCGGGCCGCAAACGGCTTAAACTTCACAGCGCGGTGTGAGTATAGGAAAAATGCCTGCGGCCAAGGGGAGTAAAAAGAAGGCTGTGGCGGATGAGGTTACTGCGGCTACGCAGATTGTGGAGAGTGCACCTACTCCAAAGAAGAAGGCGGCGAAGAAGCCTGTAAAAGTCGTTGCGGTTGTGACCGCGGATGGGATCGATGGTTCATTCAGCCCGGAGCCGCGGCGCCCCCTTATTGCGCACCTACAGATTCGCACGAACGAGGTGCTATTTCATGATCAGGCGCTACGATATGACCCGAACCCCCCTTCTGCGGAAGGGCCCGCCCCATACGACGCGGCCGACGGGGATATGTTCACGGCGGGACAAGAGCATGTGGAATCTCGGCAGCTGGAGACATCTGTTACTACACCGGTTGCAGTCGCATCACCGGCGGTAGAAGTTCCTAGGTCTATGCCGTGTTTTACGCGGGCGGACCTGATGGTTCAGTTCAAAGCCCCCTCTCAAGAGCGGCGCCTACCCTCGAATACTGAGATTGCCTGTTTTTGGTGCGCGCACACGTTTGAGGGTATGCCCTGTATTATTCCGGAACGCGAGGTCGACATGGTTTATATGGTCTATGGGAACTTCTGTTCGCCCGGATGCGGTATTGCCTATCTTCTAACTGAGAGCCTAGACCCGCATGTTCGTTGGGAACGTATGGCACTCCTTCATCGCGTTTATGACAGTAATGGAACGGGGCGCATTTTTCCTGCTCCCGCGCGCGAGTCCCTGAAGCTTTTCGGCGGGCCCATGTCTATTGATGTATTTCGGGCGACGATGTACGAGAAGAAGGTGCGTGTAGATGTTCATATGCCACCTATGGTCAGCATCCTGGGATCGATCGACACGAAGCCGATTGATTTTTTCGATACAAATCTGAAACAGGGTGGGGCGCTTCAAGTGGTTCCCCAGCGTTCTGTAGAGGAGGGGTTGCGTTTGAAACGTAGCAAGCCTCTGAAGGAGAGGGAGTCGACTCTTGACACGGTTATGAACATTAAAATAGGAGGTGGGCGGCGAGCAGCTACCTAAAATTGAGCAACCATGCCTTCATAGTAGCCTTTATAGGAGATGTCAGCGTCAATGATTCATGAGTTGTTTAGCGGCCTCGAGCGCACTATTCATGAGCGGCTTCAGATGATTGAAGAGGTAGTTCAGCGGAGCCTTACGAATCCCGTGAGGCCTTATACGACATCTATCCCTCCTTACACGGCTCCTACCGGCCCTTATGTATTTGGGGGAGGCCCTAACACCACAGGCGCAGAGCCCTGGGCTATGGCGGTCGTATTGAAACGTATTGCTGAGTTGGAGAAGCAAGTGGCGGAGTTGTCGGCTGCGAATACGCCTTTGATTCCTCGCAATCCTTTGGAGGGCATTGAAGTCATTCCGAAGAAGGAAGTGGTTCTTACGGAGACGGGGCCCGAGCCTTTGAGCGTGGCGGATCGCCTTCTCTTGAATAGCAGCGCGTTGAAGGCGTTGGAGAAGGAGGAGGAGGAGGAGGTGGTTGAGGAGGTGGTTGAGGAGGTGGTTGAGGAAGAGGAGGAGGTCGAGGAGGTGGTTGAGGAAGAGGAGGAGGTCGAGGAGGAGGTTGAGGAAGAGGAGGAGGTGCTTGAGGAGGTTGAGGAAGAGGAGGAGGTGGTTGAGGAGGTTGAGGAAGAGGAGGAGGTGGTTGAGGAGGAGGCCGAGGAGGAGGAAGAGGAGGCACTTACGGATTTTGAATACAGGGGTTCAACCTACTACCGCGACTCTGAAAACAATGTCTTCATGGCAGATGAGGAAGGCGGGCTAATCACAACACCTATTGGTGTCTGGAGCGAAGTGAAGAAGCGCATTATTGTAAAGAAACCCGATGCGTAATATCTAAGCTCTGTATAAATGGACGCCCTTTGCACGCCTACAATAGCCACGGCCTCATTGTTCGTGGCTCTTGTATTTTTAGATCTCTTCCGACATGAATACCAGCTCCTATACGGGCATATTTTCTTTGGACTGTTATCTGTGTTATTAATGTCGGTCCTGTGCCAATACGGATCGCCCATGGTTGCGTGGGGCCTTTTAGCCCTCCCATTTCTCATATTAGTTATTGGCATGGGTATTCAAGCTTCTGAGGCAGCGCCTTTACGACGCCCGTATCCCACAGTTCCTCTTCAACCACCCTGTAAGGATTGCAATAAGAAACCATGTCGATGCCCATAGACTTAAGGATTAGCCACGTTCTATACCTAGAATGATGATGCTTACTTTTTGGCTTCTAAGCACCTATAACTATGCTAGCAATACTCTGGCAAACGCAACCAAGTTTACAACGAAGCTGTTTAATGCTCTTTTTAATGTCTTTGCGCCTGAGACGTATATTTTCTTTGACAAGGTCGTAAATGCATATCCTACGTCAAAGGTGAATCCGTATGCGAGCACTTCTGCTATTCCAATGTGGACCTACAACTCTGATACGCACGAGTTTTTTGAGTGGCCTATGGTTGCCTCCTCGCAAGCTGGTGATAATCTTCCCATTCTGAGTATGGAAATCGTGGAGGATGGGAATATCGCATATGATCTTACCGATTTCATCGAAACCATTCGTGTGTATATTGCCTGTGGAGAAGTGTGCGCGCCGTATATTGCTCATATCATAGGTGCGTGGACTCTTTCTTCGGGTATTGTATTGGACCCCTCTAAAAACTTTGCTGTTCATTTGATTACGAATGACGGTGATAGTCAGAGGGTGAACCTTAATGATATGATTGTAAGCTACGCAGAGGAGCAGCAGGAGGAGCAGCAGGAGGAGCAGCAGGAGGAGCAGCAGGAGGAGCAACAGGAGGAGCAGCAGGAGGAGCAACAGGAGGAGCAACAGGAGACTATCGAATCCTCGGCAAATATTGACAAACTAGACTAAGGCAAGGGGCTTAAAATTGAGCTAACATTCCATGTATAACAGCGGCATTCACCATGTCTGCTAATATGGATGCTCCTCTACCTTCTGGCACGTGGACATTGTATTTCCATGCGCCAAGAGAAAAGAGGTGGACTATTGACACTTTTCAGCCACTCGGCAAGTTTTCAACACTTGGTGAAGTGTTAGCCATATTTAACGAGTTAGGCGATAAAATAAAGCGGGGCATGTTCTTCTGTATGCGCGATCCGATTCCTCCGCTGTGGGAGAACTATCAAAATATTCGCGGAGGTAGTTATTCTCTGCGTGGGAGCCCCGAGGACGGTGCCGAGTATTTCAAGGCCTATATCGTAGGTGCGATGCTGGGCAATGTAACAACTGCGTCTCAAGATCAAATCATGGGGGTAAGTATCAGCCCAAAAGTGATGAGTGGGCCGAATGGAACCCAGCATGTGGGGTTCTATGTTATCAAAATCTGGAACAAAGATTCTGAAACATACAATGTCCCAACAGGTATCCATCTTCTACACCCGAAGCTTGTCCCTGCGGATGTTCTTTACACGCCGCATGTAGACAAGAAGATGTAGATACCGCTATGTGCTCATTTATTTTTTAAAACGCAACGAACTTCGATTCATCTATACTTACTACAGTCGTCCTATCGTCTGCAGTAAGATATAAGAATCGCCCTACGTTGCTGCTGAACGTACACACTATGCGAGGCACTCGTTGCGCGACATACAGCTCTGCCATGAAGCTGATATACGAATCCATGCGCTCACGCGCGGGCGCCGCGTTGAAAAAGCGCTGAACATGTCCCCCCATAGATATGGGAGAACGGAGCGTGTGTACCTTCCAAGAAGAAGGAGCCTTTTTCGTGAACTCCTCGATACGCTCAGGGGAATCACTCATTACAAACACGTTATAACTCTGTTTTTTGGAGGAGCGCAAATATGTCTCCACCTCCCGCACGTATTGATCAACTGTTAGAGGCCGCATCTCGCCTGTAACAATCTTATCACCGCCCCGCATATGAACGGCTACATCTATCTCGGAAGGAAGGTGATCCACGAGCTTCATCATTTTCTCTAAAAGAGTATCATTCCACTCGAAAATGCTGCGAGCGGCTACACGAAGATTGGCCGGCGTCACCGCGTTGAGGAATACTCTTAGAGGAACTGCTCTGTTTTTTATGGACGACGCGGTCAGAATCTGCCCATCCGTGAATTGAACGTCGGAAAGATCTGCCACGGGAACAAAGGTGTTTCTCAAAAGAGGGTAGCGGATTGAAAGAGAGTTCGTTGTGTCATTTACGTATAGGCGTGTCTTCAGGGATCTGGCATACAGAGTCGCATATAAATAGTTATTGAACTGCGCACAGAAACCGGCGCTGTCCGTTTCAAAAAAGAGTGAGTCCTTCTTCGGAAGAGGCTTCACCGACGACTGTTTTAGCCACGAGGTCATAATATATGGTTGTCAGATTATCGGAGGCGGCGAAAACCCGCGTCAGGCAAGAGTGAGCTTCGTCCGCAGAATGTTGTTCAGACGAATCAGCTGTCCCGCATTCGGAGTGAGTTTCCCAGACTCAATATCACGAATCGTGTTCGCAGGGAAGCCACATAGTTGGTTGATTTCCACCTGTGTCTTTTTCATGGCCGCACGCAGCTGCATCATCTGCGTGCGTGACTCTGCGGAGAGCACTCGCGGCTTTGGGATCTCGGCCGCCGCCACGCGCCGCTGCTCCGCCGCAGTCGCCGTCACTGCCATGCCCGCACCCTTCACAACGCGCCTCGGGGTCGTCCTCTTGATAACAACAGGATCCCAATCTTGCCCGTCCATTTTATGTGCGGGCAAGTTTGGGACATGAATGATTCAATTTTTAATGACACGTTACACAACCGCCGCCTGCTTGTTCTTCATAGGCGCAAGCACCAGCTTCACCTCACCCAGATTCGCCACCGTGTAGCGCAGAATCAGGGGAATGTCATTCTTCAGATATAGCTCAATAGAAGGGCACAGGCTCGTGCACTTGGTGAAGAGCACTAGATGCTTCAGTTGGAAAATGCCCTGGACAATCTCCGCCGCACCATTCCCGAACTTGTGTACCTTCATATTGGAGTTGTTGCGCTCCGAAATAATCGTCTCCTGCTCGGCGAAATCGCCCATACACTTGAAGATGAGATCCGAGCCGCTGCTCGTTATCTCCACATCCAGCTTCTCACCCAGCGCATTCATATCGCGGCAGATCTTCTGGAGATCCACACTCGGCATGTGAATGATGCTGGTGAAGTTGAGATTCGGAATCTGAATGTCCTCCACATCCGTATCGAACAGCTTGAGGAAATAGTTCGTCACTGTCGACTTCTCCGAGTTCTCCATACGAATCCCCAGCTTGTTCGGATTGGACGCAGGCAGATAAATTGTCAGATTATCGTTGTTACCCATCGTCTTAATAAGCTTGAACAGATAGATCATATTCACGCCGAGCACATGCTTTGCAGGGCAGTAATACTTCTCAAAGCGATCTGCATGAAGGCGCAGATACACAAGCACCGTGTGAGTCTCGTCCACCGCCATGACCTTGATACCCTGGCCGTCGAACTCCAGATTCGCCTCCGTCAGAATCTCCTTCAGAGCCTCGACAAGCGTGCGAACTGCGCCGGATTGCACCGTGCTACACTCCAGAAGATTGCCGTTGGCGTTCACATTGGGACGACTAAGAGACATTTCTATATTCATAGCTTGAAAACCTCTTTATGCCTGTAGCGCGTATTTTTGCCGGTGTGTTGCGTTTTTCTTGGCGCGTCGTGTGCGTTTGCTGCGGCGGGTAGCTTTACCCCGGGCAGACCCTACGGATCGCCTCCTCGTGCTCATACGCTGCCTTTCATTCCGGATGAGTCGAGCCGCCTGGGCAACAACAGCTGTTACGAAATACGGACCAGTAGTTGCCACACCCCCCATTACACTCGGATAGAACCCTCCTGTTGCCCGCCATGAACATCCGCATCCTCCTCCACGTGCCATTAGGCTCTTGCTTAAAAGGGTGTGAGAAACTCATATGAAGATGATTCCACGCCTGATTATTGATTCTACGGCAGCCAAAACAGATCTGTGCCTACTTGGACAGGTATGTGGAACGGATAAGAGCCCTTATAATACGCGCTCTCATCGTCATCCCTACACCGCCGTGTATTCCATGTTGTTTGCGCCGCTCCGAAATAAACCTATCCGGTTTGCTGAGATTGGGGTTGCAGCAGGAAACAGCGCAGTTCTCTGGGAATCATATTTTACTCATCCAGACGCTCGCATACATATGTATGATAGGGACAAGAATTTTCTGGAACATGGTCGTAGTCTCGTGGGCCCGCGATTCGAGTTTGCGCATATGGATGTCTCGGTGGACGGTGACATAGCACAAGTCTTATCCTCTAAAGGAAGGGGTGAGCTATTCGACGTTATTATTGATGACAGTAGCCATGAGCATGGCCACCAGATTCGTATTATCAGAGAGGCTTGGCCGCGCCTCAAACCAGGGGGCATCCTCGTCATAGAGGATATCTTTCGCAGCACGGCTGAGGAAGAATACGCGCGTGAAATCCCGCATATTTTGGAGAAAGCGGCGGCGGCCTATTTTGTTGTGTGCGAACACGCAGATCGCTGGTCGCCTGGGTGGGATAATGACAAGCTTCTCGTGCTTGTTAAAGCATGAGAAGCCGCTTTTCCCTAAAGGAAAACAAGCTTCTCGTGCTTGTTAAAGCATGAGAAGCCGCTTTTCCCTAAAGGAATACAAGCTTCTCGTGCTTGTTAAAGCATGAGAAGCCGCTTTTCCCTAAAGGAAAACAAGCTTCTCGTGCTTGTTAAAGCATGAGAAGCCGCTTTTCCCTAAAG